CAAAAAAACCTGCTGATACGCTGTCAGCGTGTAATACTCGCCATCTCTCTCATAGCCTTTGCAGTAGATGATGTCACCCTCTTTGACAGGCTCCTTATCAAAGACTCTGTTGAAGACAGTGAACCGGCTCTCCTTGCCGCTGCCGATAGATTTCGTGAACAAGCTATACCCGAACTGCTTATTGTCACGCTTACGGTACAGCGGCTTGATATCCGTGATGTAGAGTTTGCGCCGGTCGGCTTCGTTGCCGGACACATAGCCGATGTAGCCCATAACATCATAGAAGTTGCGCACCTTGATAAGGTCGCTCAAGTCATCCATTCCTGCTGCTTTGATGACGGTTTCTGCCTCTCGCAGGATAGATGTGACATCAAGAAGCGTATAACTCTTTGCGATGCCGCCTGACTTGGTTACGCCCACCGCATATCGCTTTACGATTTCCTCCAACGGCGTTCCATCCACATCGCTTTTTCGTATCTGCTTGGCTTGTCCTTTCTTGAACATCTCGGAAAACAGACTTGTTATGCGGAGAAGTTCACGCTGATTACCAAAGTCAGAGAAGAAATCCAGCTTAATGAGGATGTCAAGCTGCCTGGAGTTAATGCTGGTCTTTTCATCCAAATCCCTGAGCAAATCCATGAAGTAGGAGTATTTATTTCTGGCAAGGTCATAGAGTTCATCGGCAAGATTGGCGCTCATATACTTGATGGAGGTGAGCCCCTTTGCAATGATTCTCTTTTCTCTGTCGAAGAAATACTCACCTCTGGACAATCCCCACTTTGGCAGTGTGACGCGGATGCCGACGCTGGTAGCGTAATTGGTAATGGCGGCGGTCTTATCCATGTTATCGCCAAAGATATTGAGTGCCGCAGTGAGGAACTCTAACGGATAGTAGTAACGAAGATACCCACAGATGTATCCAATGGAGGAGTAAGCATCAGAATGGTTCCATGAAAAGCCATAGGCGGAAGCATCCAGGATGATTTGCAAGAAAGGCTTAATGATTTTCTCGCATTGTTCCGAAGTCATGTCATATTGTTCCGAACAATAGGCAACGAATCGTTCTTCAATTTCAGGAAGCAATGTCTCAGTGCCCTTTTTCTTTGCAATAGCACGGCGCACATTATCAGACTCTGCAGCAGAATAGCCACAGAACTTGACGAGGAACTGCATGATAGTCTCCTGCATGGCGATGCGTCCAGCTTCGGGGGAAAGAAACTCATTCAGTGCATCGAAACCGTTATCGTAAAACTCGCCCTTCGCAACGCTGTCACGAAAACTGGCGCAGGCAGGGCGGAGAAGTCCGTTGCCAAAGGACATCCATTTCAGCATGGAGAAGTTCGGGATTTTGGAGCGAGCCGTTTCCAGTGTGCTGTCTGACATAAACTGCCGGAGGTAGTGCTGTGCGCTGTCCGACTCCCATTGGAAGATAAGCGTTGTATCATCACGGATGCTTTTCCATACGCTCATATCTTCCATATCTGTGTTGTCGGGGGTAAGCCGCTCAATGCCGAGAGTTTTACAAGTTTCATTGATGACACCGATATTATCAAGCCCCAGGATATCCAGCTTGACATACATCAAGTCGTCCAGCTCTTTCATGTTAATCATGGAGACCGGATACTCAGATGTAGATACGCTGCAGAGGCCTACGGTCTGCTCAATGGGCAGGTCGCTGATAAGCACACCGCTTGGGTGGGTTCCGATGGAAACAATAGTGCCGTTGACAATATCCACATACCGGAAAACCTCCGGATACTTTTTGCGAACTGCCTCTTCATGCGTCTCAACTTCTTTGCAGATGTGGTTGGAAACCTGAATATAGTTAATGTCCTGCCGGTCTTTGTAGAGGGCACGGCACACATCTCGAACAGCTCCCTTCAACGCAATGGTGTTAAAGGTAATGATTTCTGCGGAACGGATGCTTGGCAGGTTCATCTTGTCACGAAGCAGGAACCGTTTGACTGTGTCTCTGTCCTTGCCAGAGTAGTCCGTATCAATATCTGCATTGGTCACACGGGAGGGGTTCATAAAGCGGAAGAAGTTCAACCCGAACCGCAGACTGTCCATCTGTGTAATACCAAGCAGATAGGCAATCATACTGCCGGACACAGAGCCTCTTCCGTAACCGCATTGGATACCGTTTTCTTTTTCCCATTCCCGCAGGTATGTTTGCAGGAGCATAAAGTCAATAGACTTTGTCGCCTTGTAGACATCAAACTCTTCTTCGACAACACGCTCCAGCTCCTCTTTGGTATGGTTCTTCAGCGCATAGGGATGCGTCTCCAGAGCAGACTGGACTTTTTCTCGGAAAGTTTTCTCCGGCTCTGCGTAAATGTGAGGATACTTGGTGCCTCTGTCCAACTCAAAGGGTTCCACCATATCTGCCAGCCGGTTGGTGTTCTCAATGGCCTGCATATACTCGGTTTCCGGCAACGAACCTTGCGCTCGATAGGCTGCGACCAATTCATCATAAGTTTTGAACTTCAAGTCCCAACGCTCTTCGCCGTCGAAGAAAATGTTTTTGGATGCCTGCAGGATGCTGCGGCCTTTCTCGTGCTCTTCATTCAAAACATGAGTATCTGTTCCAGCTATCAGTGGAATAGTGAGTTCCTGACTTAACGCAAGCAGCTTTTTGTTATAGGAAATCTGTTTTTCATCCATGTGATGTCCAACTTCCAGAAAACAGCGATGCCGGTTACGAGTCAAAAAATCGAGGTACACCCGCTGTACCTGCTCGTCGCCTTTCCCAAGCACACCGCCGACACAAGCGGTAGTGACAAGGATGTTATCCGATGTGTGGAACAACTCGTCAAAGGTAATGCGGGGAGCATAGTAGAAATGGTTGTCCTTCCTACAAAAACTGTTAGACACGAGACGGTTCAATTCCAAAAAACCGCTGTAGTTTTTGGCGAGAAGAACGCAGTGATAGTTGTCTCTGATTTTTTCTGTAAGCGTTGTGGTGAGATAGCACTCAACGGCGTGGATATACTTCATCCCGGCTGCTTCAATCGCACTTTTCTTGTGCCACCACTCAAAAACAGAACCGTGTTCGGAAAAGCCCATCGCATTCATGCCGCATTCTTTGGCTTTTACGATGTACTCTCCGTATTTTGTGACCGAATCAATATTGGTAACGCCATTTGACAGGTCACTATGTAGATGATAGACGGTGTATTGCCCACTCATCGCCACGACAGCCTCCCTTCGTAGAGTTTTTTCCAAGTTTCTTGGCCTCTATCGACAGGACTGTCCTTTTCACCAAGTAAATTATCCTTATCCCAAAGATATTGCACATTGACAAACTGCTTTAACCGCTTGATATTGTGGTCGTCTCGGATGCAGACATCCTTATCAAGGGCAAAAACCACACGGCAGCCAAGTGCTGCCAGCAATTTCATCTGATTTGGGTTCAGATGCGAGGTCAAAATCGCCCCGGTATTGTGAATTCCGTAAGTATCGGCAAGTAGAACGGATTTGCAGCCCTCAAACAAGATGATTTCCCCTTTCTGGAGGATAGCATCTCTGTTTTCTGCAAGACCATAGATGGTTTTCAACTCACCCCACGACATGAAATAGGTGTATTTACGCAAACCCTTCTCTTTCCAGCGCGGGTCGAGGGTTCGCCCACCGATATTGACGATTTTTCCGTCTGGATTTCGTATTGGATAGACAAGCCGGTCGGAAAAGCTGTCATAGTACACCGAAAACTTGTCTATAGATGCACGGGAAATGCCTTCATGTTCCCAAACAGCCAACTTATCGTCTCGTTTCTCATACCGCTCCATGTAATCATCCGGCAGCACTGTTCCTTTGGCCTTTTTTGCTGTGTTATGGGGTGGCGCAAACCGTTTTGCCACCTCTGTAGCTGCAAGACGCTTTCTTGAACTTACTTTGCCGTTAAATCCGCTGTATTTTTTCAGCTTTTCTACGGCTTCTGCCATACTACACTTGTCATAGTACCGAATAAATGTCAGCACATTGCCGCCGATACCGGAGGAAAAGTCAAAAAACGAATTTGTTTCTTTACGAACGGAGAAAGACGGCGTGTTTTCATCTTTAAGAGGTGACAGTGCCCAGTATTCTCCGTTTTTCTCTGTGAAATCCGTATATTGAGAAATGTAATCCAGAATATCGACTGACTTTATCAGTTCAGACAGCTCCAAACCGTCTCCTCCTTTCGCATTTTATTTAATTGTGATGACGGATTAAAATGGAGTCTGAGGAATATGCTGCTTAGCCTGTTCATAGAGAATATGATTACCGTCAAACAGCAAGTCTATGTATTCATCCTGTGTCATCTGCATACCGTTACGATTGACTGTGACACGCAGCTTTTTATTGCCGCATTCTGCACCGTCTGCCTCGATTTCCTCCGGTGTTTTATCGGAAATCATAGCAATGGTCGAAGCGTTTCGTGCAATCTTGGCGCTGTCGGCAAGCTTACCTGTGATAGTTGCCTGTGCCGCACCGATACCGGCAATATTCATCTCTCCGCAGATTTGGTTCTTCACCATATCCACAAAACGGCCAAGTTCCTGATAGCTATCGAAGGCATCACCCTCGCCTTTACCTTTGAAGTAGTCCACGATTAGGACATCCAACCCCTGAGTGTGCTTGACCTTGTTGACAGCGGTATAAATACTCTGCTGGTCGAACATGGGGATGTAAATATGGGTGAACTTACGAGTCTTGAGCCACTCTTTTGCCGCCAGAATCCGCTGTTCCTCTTCCTCACTGTAGTTACCGGAAGTAAGGCGCTTATACTCAATGCCTGACAGATGAGCGAGAATACGGGAGGTAAAAAGCCGTGTGTTTAACTCGCTGTCCAAATACAGCACGGCGTAATCCTGCTTAAGCAAATCCACTGCGCAATTCAGCAGCATCATACTCTTACCCTGCTTCTGTTCGGCGCCAAAGATGAACAACTCTCCACGCTCAATTGTGGCGTAATCGTTCAAAGCGGGGAACTTGAAGGGGATTCCTGCGTAACCGGCACCCTGACGGCCTTTGATTTCCTCCCAGCATTTATCGACCACATCTTTATAGGCCGGGACATCATTGGTTGTAGAAAATTCCATCATCACATCGTCAAGCATCTTATAGATTTTCTGCTCGATGTTCTCAGCAGAAGGTTGTGTACACAGCTTTTGGCATTCCTTTAATTGCTGGTATGTATCTCTGCGAAACGCTGCGTCCATCACATTATTTACGAGAAGCTTATACTCCTCGACTGTATTTCGGCTGATGTTTTCGCTGTTTTCCATGAGCGTATAGAGCTGGTCGATGCTCAACTCATCTGCAAAACGCCGGGTGGCCTCTTTAGCAGTCAACGCCTGGATAATATTGTATGGGTCAATGCGTTCAATGCCATCTCTTGCGAGAGAACAAATCGCCTGATAGATATAGCGGTTCTCTTCGTTTGTGAAATGGTTTGGCAGCAGCTGCTCGGAGTAGTATGAAAAATCAGGATGGTGAATCAGCGTGGCGATAATACCCGCTTCGCTTTCGACCCGCGCCATATCTTCATTTGCCAGCATTTCTCATCACCTCTTCTTCATCAACTGATAGTACTCGCACTCATCCTGCATTTCGCAGAGATGGGTACATTTGAAAAACTCACATGACGGTTTGAAATCTGATTCCTGCCGTATCTCGGAAATCATTTCTGCAAGCCATTGTTTCGCACCTTCGTAGTCCTTTTCCAAGAACGGCTCTTCGATGAAGGTATCGGTGCGGAAACAGTTGAAGCAAAGCTTGCGAGGCCGAACACCGCATTCCTCCTCGACCGCAGCCGAATAGAGGTATAACTGCTTAAGGTAAGCATCCAGTTCCTCGTCCGTTTTGGTCGGTTTCTCCCGCTTGCTCCGAGGTTTCAAAACCCTGGACTTGTTATCCACCACATAGAGGGAGCCATCCAGCTCTCCAAGAAAATCAATGTAGCCAATGAAGGGGATTCCATTCACCTTGAAATCCACCTTCTTTTCAATGGCTACAGGTCGATACGGGAACGGGTGGATGCCCCGCAAATACTCAAGACCACCAGTGAAGTAGTTCCCGAAGACCGTTTTATTTGGCGCCCGACCGACAACCTCTTTCTTGAAATCTCGCAGGTAAATGTCTGTCAACTGACGCGGGGATTTTCCCTCCTTGAAGTAGGCTTCAATCAGCTTGTGCATGAATGTGCCATAGCTTGCGAAAAACATTTCTTTGCCGTGGATATGCCGGATGTACTTCAGATAAAATCGATACGGACAGTCTACGAAAGCTTTGATACGGGAGTAGCTCCAGACCATATCGTCAATGAGCGGTGCGTAATTGATTTCTCCCATAGGCCGCCACCTTTAGAAAGGCAGGCGGTTGTCGTCGATTTCACCCTCATCAACTGTGGGCTGCGGCTCTGTACTGCTGTCACGAGGTTCCTCTCCGTCAAGCTCGAAGGAGAACATTTTGAAGTTGGTATATGTAACCTTTTTCTCTTTGTCGTACTTGGTCGTCACATCTACATCGCCGAGTTTGATGCGGTTGCCCTCTTTCAAACCGGCAGCTTTCTTTGCTGCCGCCGTTCCGATGGCAAGGACGAAACCGGAAAAATCCTGTTCATACTCGCCGGACTGTTTGTTCTTTCGACTGATAGACATACGAACCTTCGTGCTGGTGTCGCTCATCGGCGTTACTTCCCAGACTTTTGCATAAGCACCTGTGCGAAAACCCATGTGTTACTCCTCCTTAATACTGAATGTCTCTTTGAAATCTGCCAGCAATTTACCGGCAAGAGCTGACTCGGTGATGGCAAAATAGTTGCCGCCCTTTGCGTACTTGGACACAAACTTTTTCACATCCTCCGCCTTATCTTTATTGGACTCAAGGAAGTGCTTGACTGTCTCGTCAAAACTCTGGATGATACCTTCCGCAATCATTTTATCCTCAGCCGCCTCAGCAGCACGCTGCTTGCTGCGGAAATTATCGGGGTCGTCATCCGGCGTTGCGATGTTGAAATACTTGAGAAGGAAGTACCGACTTGAGTAAGTCAACCCGGAACCAAATGCCTGTGAAGCATCGCTCTGCTGTCCAACAAGAGCCCAACTGACATCGATGCGTTCTTCGGGATTGTCGTTGTTGACCCAAGACCATGTCATATCGGCGCTTACCAGAATCTCGTTGCTATTTTCTTCGTAAAACTCGCCCTTACCAGTTGTCTTGGTTTTCTTATATGTATAGGGTTCTACCCTTGTAGTTCCAGACTGAATGCTGGGAACCAGTGACAGGTGATACTTGTCCATAAAAACCGAGATTTTTGCGAGAATTTCATCTTCGGTGACATACTTGTAGCCGTAGCCGCTTTTGTTTTTCCGAATGACCTCGACCTGTTTTCTGACCTTAGCAAGCTTTTGATAAATGTTGCCTGTCTGCTCTGACATAAATAACCTTCTTTCCTTTTATTCGCCGCAAAGATAGGTAGCTTCCATATCGGCAAGATGCAGCAGGACAGCAAGCTTACTCCGCTCGAAAATTTTGCCGATAAAAGCATTCCCGCCCTTTACTGCTGTGTCCCAACCGCCCATATGAGCGCGGATAGCGAGAATTTCCTCCGGCTCAAGATGCATGAAGTTCTGAATAAGGATGACAGACTTGTCTGCGTGCTCTCCGCAGGGGAACTTCTCATCGATTTCATAGACCTCTTTCTTGTACCACTGGCCGGTCTCCTCATCCTTGACATTGCGAAAGCCTTTCTTGTAGAAGTTGACCTTGCAAATGTCGTGAAGCAGCGAAACAACTGCGACAGTTTCTTCGGGGTAGCTGTTCTGCAATCCGGCGTTTACCAGCCCTCTCTTTAAGCAGTCATACACATTCAGGGAATGCTGAAGAAGCCCACCTTCATGGCAGCCGTGGAACTTTGTGGATGCTGGTGCAACGAAGAAGTCGGAATCCTCCAACCATCGCAGAAGCATATCGGAGCCATCTCTGTGTACTGCGTTATTGTACACAGAAAGAAATCTCTCCTTTAACTCGCCCATAGGAACCACTCCTTTCAATCTTGTATTTTATTTAATTGTGCTGATATATGTAAAGAGACGCCTGCTTGGTGCAGGCTCTCTAATTACCAATTTCGATTGGATTTGGGAATGGGATAAAGCTTTTCAGCCGTTGCCTTTGCATGGGACAACTTCATTTTACCGTATGTCTGCATCAAAAGCATGACTGCGATATTACGGTTTCCGTCCAATTCCAAATCATGATACTGGCTTTTCCCATACAGGCTTCCGTTTGCGGTGCGGAATGGGAGTCTCTCTTCACCGACATTCTGCCAGCCAAAACGGCTGGTATAACCATAAGTACCATCGTACTTCTTGATGAGAGCCTTCTTAGCTTCCTCATCGCAGAAAACAGGATTGTTTCGCTTAAAAGACTCGATACGCTCCCAAACCGCATCGTACATATCGGGATTCTTTACATCCTCCATCATACGCTGCTCCAGCTCGGGGTCGGTATGTTCTGCGATATATGCCTTGATTAAACGGCTGCGTTCTTCGCCGACAGCTCGTTCACCAATCTCTTTGGCTGTTTCTGTGGCAAGCCAAGCACCGCCTGCAAAGATTGAAAACAAATCTCCGATACCCATTTTTTCACCGCCTTACATCAGGAAAGCCAGCTTCCAACGCTGGTAGTCTTCCATATAGTCTTTTTCAATTTTGTTTTGTTTGTGCTCCAGCTTGACCCTGCCTTTAACAACATATGTCCGCCCGGACATGAAATCAACTGCTGCGTCAGAGAAGTCCACTGGAATACCAGCCCGCTCTCTCTCGTACATCCGATAGAAAAGCCCGGACATCCATACTCTGTAGAAGCTTAACTGCTGCTTTGTCTTGCCATCCTGAAGTGCGGCGGCAGAGCGGTGCGAAAGCATGGAGCGAATGGACATGGTTTTTGTGGTAGCCCGAACCCCACGCATAATGGTATCGCCAGGAACTCTGTCACGCCGAATTTCCTTTGCGTAATTCGGATGTTTGTACAAAAAACCAGGAAGCTCCACCGCATTATGAAATGCAGGAAGGGATTCGCGGTAAAGAGGAACACAGTTCTCGCCGTACCGAATGGACATATCCATGAAGTCTACATCCGAAGCGGTGATGCTCAGCGTATCTTCTTCCCGGATACCGGAAAACGCCATCCAGTAGTAGCAGCGGTAGAGATTATCGATAGTCTCGTCGCCCTCTGGGTCAAAGACCTCGTTGAGATACCGCTGGAGATGTAGCGGGCTTGTGACCATCTGCTTTCTGACCTTGTCAAGACCGACCGCTGTGATGCGAAGCATCCCATCACAGGCACCCGGCACATTCATGGTAATACACCACTTGACATACTCTTTCAGTATCGTCAGCGACATCCATTGACTTTTGGAGCGCAATCCTACGATTTCATCAATCACAGGCTGTAGTTCCTCGGTGCTTTTCGTACACAAATCAGCACCCCATGCCTCTTCATGCGGCTCAAACGCGGTAAATACCGTTGTTGCCACATTCGCGGTATTGATGCTTTGTGTATAGTTGCGGATGAAGTTTATCTTTAACCCTTCATTGTACATGGCGAACCTCCCGTTAATTGTATGTAGGGTTATGCCGGAACGGCAGCATTCAAGCGGATTGCCTTATGCCAAACGGCAAGCAGCACCTCAGTATCCAGAAATGAAATAGCGGAGGTAGCGAGGAGATTTGCTGCTGCTATCTGCCGCATATAGCGGTTGGACAATGTGGTGATATACTGACCGATGCGTTCTTTCGACATACATTCGGGATTCTCGCACAGAACCATGCTATCCAAACGAAGGCCACTGTCAGCCGACTTGATAACAACATGGGTGGGCTGTCCGGCTTTCTTAATGGAACTGGTGAGGGGAAGGGCGATGATGTTGGGACTGTGTGCGTTGCCGACATTGTTCTGAAAAACAACACCGGGGCGCCAGCCATTTTGTTCGCAGCCGCTTCCTCCAAAGTTCATCAGATATACTTCCCCAATTTGAGGGACTCGCTGCTCATTATGATGAAAACCCAAGGTACTAACTCCTTCAATTCAATTATGTTGATAGTTGGAGTATAGCATAATGGTGGTTTCAAGTCAAGTCAATTATATAGACAACATGAAAAATTTATGAGAAAATAAGGGTGTAGGTTTTCTCGGGCTCCACAGCTTTCATGTTACCGCAGCTTACCGTGAGTATAGTACCCAAAGGATTGGCGTCGCTATTGATTTCGGCAAATTTTATCCGGTCGATGCACATAGTACTTGTCTCGGACTTTAGGCAAATCAGATTGGGATTTTCGCATATCAACATAATTGGGAAGGACAATCTGATTTTGCAGGGGTCTGCCACACGATACCATTCCTGATTCTCCGTGCAGAAGAGAACCTGTTGCGGTTTGTTTCGGGAACAGTATTCCTTCAGTTCCCTCACAGAAACTCTTTTTTTCATCTCGTAGTCAGAAACCTCCATTGATTTATGAGGAAGCCCATGTTATACTACAAGTGGGTCATGATGAGTGGTGTCGTTATGACCACAGCCTGTAAATCTATGGGCTGCTCGCATACTGTTTTCTTGAGTTTGTGTTCATCGGCAGTATGCAACATGGGATAGTCCGTCGAAAGGCGGACTATTCTTTTTCCTATTGACAGAAACATAAGTTTATGCTATCCTGTCAATACAAACAGTAGTTACGGTGTTAATGCTACCACAAATAATGGGTCGTGTCAACAACCAATCTCAAATTACGGAGGATAGTCATCATGGACTTCGGCCAGCGCCTGAAAAATCTGCGTTTGGAGCGTGGATATACACAGCAGGATTTGAGTTCTGCTGTCGGAGTCTCTACCGTTGCTGTTAGGTCGTGGGAACACAACACGAAAAAGCCGAACATGGACGCTTTGATTGCGCTTGGGCGTTTTCTGAACACATCGATAGATACGCTTCTTGATATTCAGCCGAAAGGGAGCGAACAAAACTACACTTTTATACTTTCTCCCGCAGAGAAACGCTTCCTACAGGACTATCGTGAGCTTGATTCCCACGGCAAAAAAATCGTGAACACCGTATGCTCTTTGGAGAAAGAGCGTATTGACCTGGCGGCAAAACCGAAGAACCGCAGCAAGGTTATCCAGCTTGCAAATACCGAGAGAGAGCGGTATATCCCACGATATACTACACCATCCGCAGCCGGTACATCTGTCCCGCTTGACGGCGCTGACTTTGAGATGATTCTGGTGGACAACAGTGTCCCAGACGAAGCAGATTACGCCGTAAACATCCAGGGAAACAGTATGTTCCCATATATTCACGATGGCGACATGGTATATGTGAAAAAGGATGCGGAAATGGCTATCGGCGATGTCGGTATCTTCTGTGTGGATGGCGCAATGTACTGCAAGCAGTACTATGTAGATGAAAATGGGAATCTTGAGTTAGTATCCGCGAACCCAGAACTTCGTAACACGAATGTCTTTGTGTCATCGGATAGTGGCAGCTCCGTAAAGTGCTACGGAAAAGTCCTGATGGGGTTCAAGCTGGAACTGCCGGACTATTTGTTTGAGGAGTAAAAGAGCAGGGCAATCACGCCCTGCTTTTTTCTTTACTGGATAGCAGACTGAATGTGGCTTTTTGCGTCGTCGATTTTTTCGAGCGCATCATTCAGACTATCCAATGCGTCTTCCATCTTTTCAAACCGTTCTGTGCTTTGCAGATTTTCAGGGTAGTTATCAACACAGTCCTGCTCCTTGTCACAAACCCTTTCTACCACAGAAGCGGCATTGCTCAACATATTGAGGGCGTCTCTGAGCTGCCCCCGTCTTCTATCATCCACTCAATTCCTCCTATGAAAGCAATTTGCATAGTGAATTAGGCCGCCTGCCACACACCAGCGATATTCATATCGAGCCGCAGAGTATCTTCTGCCGCCTTAGAGATAGAGAACGAAGTGACTTCCTGCAAAAGCTTACAGAAACGATTCTCTCTACCGTTTTCTAAAATGACCTCGTCGCAGAAGATGCTGATAGTCAGCACTTTGTTATCCATATTGACGCTTGCGTCAATGACGGAGCAATCAATCTCTTCAAAAAGCGCATCGACTCTCTCGCAAGCTCTGCTGACTTGCTCGGATTTTTCCGGTGAGACAACAAAAGCCGCACCGAACTCTTTGGAGGCATCCTCAATCAAACCATGCACCGTGTCAAAACAACCTTTGTATTCCATATTGTCCGCCCCCTTATTCGATTGGTGTTGTGATACCATGAAAGGTAAATGTCAGCCGAATCCTGTTTTTTGTCAGAGGATAGACCTCTGTATTGCTGGCAAACTCAGCGGCTCTGGCAAACCATTCCGGATTATCAAAGTCCAACTTCTTTGCCTCGATAGAGACGCTGCCCATTGTCTTGAACGGCTCACACAACTTATATGAAAGAACGGCATCCGTTCCTTTTGCGAAATGCTTAAGCACCGAATATACAAACTTCATCTGCTGATGCTTGGGAAGATTGATGATGGTTGTCTTCATCTCATCATTCATCACCTCATCATAAATGGCATCGACGAAACTGTCGAACGCCGTTTCAATGTCGGCATCAAGCGCATACTGCAAATCCAAATTGTTATCCATAAAGACCACTCCTTCCAATATCTATTATACCATACACAGTCAACTGCAGAGATGACAGGTGATTTCCACCTCGCCAACTGCGTTCTCTCCGAGAATTTGCAGCAGAGAGTTCGCAATCATGTTTGCGTTGATTTTTCCACTAAAAGAAAGAGAGACCTTTTTCATGGACATGGTTTCGTTCTTGTCAGGCGTTAAGGCGTGAGGTTCCACCAGCTTAGAAGGAGTTGGCGCAGGCTTTACCTCGCCCTTCAAAAAACTACCCCATGCCTCCCGCTGCTCGGCATTCATGGAGTGTCCTACTGGGAACTTTACTGCAAGACCATTTGCCTGAATAAACCTGCGTATGGTAAGCGGCTGCACATGAAACATCGCTGCCAAACTGGTTGCGTTTGCCCCGTAAATCGCCAGCAGGTGGTTGAGATACTCCTCCTGCGTCGGCTTGGAGACCTCCTTAAAAATCTCCCAGGAAGTAGGTTGGTTCAAGTTGATAGACAATGTTTTCCCGTTCCTTTCTTTCCACTGCTTTTTCGTCAAGTTGTCTGACGGAAGGAAACACTTCCGACTTTTACTGCCACGCTTGCGGTGACGAGCTTGCTGAGCCAGCTGTTTCTTTTGCCAGCAATCATAAGTAAAGTCATCCACCGTGTTCCTCCATCCTTTGATATACACGGAACTTCTCTTCCAATTCCGTCGGCGACCGTGCTTTTCCAAGCTTGCGGAAGTTACCCTCTACCAGTTCATACAAGAAATAGAAGTCGCGGCTTTCTTTACTTGTAAGAATAAAGCACAGTTCATGGTTGCTATTGTAGTATCCAACCCACACTCGTTCGCCTTTTGGACATTTAGGTTCGCTCAATAAGTTCCACCGCCTTTCGCAGTAAAACATCGTGTTCGTTGGGAAGCGTATCGAGAATGACCTCGTCCAGCAGCTCATGGAGAATAACTCCGATTTGCTTTCCTTGTGGCACACCGAGAGAAATAATATCCTTGCCGTTGATTGCCAAATCCTTCAAGGAAAAGCATTTTTCCTGCTCAAGTATCTCTGCCATCAGCACGCCAAGTGCCACACACCGCTCGATTCTGGACTCCTGTGTACCCTCTGCGTGAGCTTTAATATCCGCCATCCTGACATCCAGCAGCTGAGAAAATCTGTGCTCGCCGATTTTGCAGAGCCACCGGCGAACTGTTTTTGTTGTTGGTTCTATGACGGTATCATGGTACAAAACAAGGTCAAGCACCTCCTGTTTTGTTGCGGTGTCAAAGCGCAGCCGTTCCAGAACGACTTTGGAAATATCATAACTATAGTTTCCGTGCCCGTAAAAATGGCCGCCATTCTCATCCACTGTATAGCAGCAAGGTTTTCCGATGTCGTGCAGTAGCAGTGCTACCTTAACGGCGATATCCTTGCCTGTATAGTTGGAGACTGCATGAGCGATATGGTCATAAATGGTGTACTGGTGGTATTTGTTGTTCTGGTTAAAACCGATACATGGTTTCATCTCTGGAATGATAGTCGCAATCACATCGGGATAATCCAGCAGGATGGGGAGGACACCGTTTCCGAGAAGCAGCTTACAAAGCTCACTGTGAATTCTTTCCGCAGCAATGTTCGTAAGCCGCCATGCATTATCGTGAATAGCCTGAGCCGTGTTCTTCTCAATCGAAAATCCATAGACAGAAGCAAACCGTAATGCACGCAGAATGCGAAGTGCGTCTTCACTGAATCGGGCATTCGGATTTCCAACGCATCGGATAATGCCATTCTTCAAATCGTCTACGCCGTGAAAGGGGTCAATAAGACCGGCACTGTTATACGCCATTGCATTGATGGTAAAGTCTCTGCGGGACAAATCCTGATAAATGCTCTCTGTGAATGTTACAGAATCAGGACGGCGATTATCCGAGTAATCCCCGTCAATGCGGAATGTCGTAATTTCGTATTTACCCGCTCGTTCCATATCCGCTGTGACTGTACCATGCTTTAACCCTGTATCAATCGTCCGAACGCTGCAACGGTTGAGGTGTTCCTTAACCTCCTGCGGCGTAGCGGAGGTGCAGATGTCCCAGTCCTTCGGCTCTTTGCCGAGCAGGCTGTCTCGAACACAGCCGCCAACAACATAAGCCTCATGATTTTCATAGCGAAGGCCAAGAACAATCGCCTTTGCGCCACTCGGAATAGAAATCTTATGCATCAAGAGCCCTCCTGTTCACGCTGACCACGAACTCCTCGACACGCTTCATATCAGGATGTTCCGGCAGACTTGTGTTCCGCTTTGCATAATCGAGACGCTTTTCAAAATCCGAAACCATCTCGAAAAACTCTGGACGATAGGAACCATCCTCCAGCTGATAGTCGCCTCTGCGAATGCTCATGAGAAGCGGTAAATCACGGCCTCGATAGGTGATGATGTCACCTTTCTCCAAGATATCCAAACACATCAGATACAAACGAACGAGGTGCATGGCGTGCTTATTGAGATGGTTATCATCTTTTTTATGGTTTCTGTGGTTCAGCTTTTCGTAAGTGCCGACCACATTGGTCAAGTCGTTCAGAATACTGTTGAACTCACGAACCGGATACTTTGTAAGATGGATGTCGGCAAAAATCTCTCTGTCCAAATCCTCGCGTGAACTTTCTGCCGTGTAAAGAGTGATACCGCCATTCTCAAAGACCCGATATCTGCTTTCAAACGCCTTGACAGCACTCTTCATGGAGTTCAGAATGTGTTCTTCCTTCCGTGCTTGCGGAAGTTTATCTCTGGCAAGAGCATTTTCCAGCCGCCGCAGCTGCTGATTAGCGTATCCCCCGAAGGAATTCACCGCTCGCTTGGAAAGAAACAGTTTTCTGTTCTCAATCATTTCTCGCCCAATGTCAGTGCAAACCATGTATTGTTCTGGACGGCAGCCCAGCATCTCAATCGTATTGGGGTTGCAGTTCAAAAGCAAACTTACAAGCTTATTGAATGAGTAGACTGTGGTATCCGTTTCCGTATGAACGACCTGTTCAAAATTGGATAACCCCAACAAATCGGAACGGCTGTTCAAGGCACAACCACGGATATCCACATCAGAGGTTTCAACATTTGTGCCGTAAGAATAGCTGCCGCCCAGCGTGAGGAAAATGATTTTGTCTTTTAGGTGCTCATTGCTCCTGAGAAACTCATATGCAGGGCTTTGCAGCATTTCTCTGATTTGTTCTGTGGTCATGGCTATTCCTCCTCGTTAAACATTCAGGGCAAGAGTATCATACATAGTAAGAATCCCGCCGACAACAGCAAACTCGTATGTGTGGTAAGCCGCTCCGGGAAGAACCCCATAGTTGTCGCTCTCATCAAAAACATTGAAGACTTGGCAGCGCTCGTCATGTGACAATTCAAGAAACTCTCTGCACTCTTCTTCCGAATCAAAGGAATACAGCGTAGCTTTTGTTGCCGACTCATCGAAGCCGACATAGCCTGATACAAACAGCTTCTTCACTTTGCCACCTCGTTTGCTAATATCTCAATACAGGACGCAATGACATTCGCTGCGTCTACTGCTTCATCTGCCGTATTCATTCTGGAGAATGAAATTCGGACAGAGTTTCTTGCTTCATCTGCTGTCAAACCCATCGCTGTCAGCACATGGCTCGGCTCAGCCTCATGACTGCGGCAAGCGGAACCGGCAGAGATGCAGATGTTTTTTCCGTCAAGCATCAGAAGCAAGGTCTGCCCATCAATGCCGGAAAGGCACAGGTTCAGTGTCTTTCCTGGATTGAGAACGGACGGGCCGTTTGTATGGACAATATCAGCGTGTCCATTCTTTTTCAAGGCGTCTGTCAGCGCCATATAAAAACGCTGCTTAAGCGTAGAAACCCAGATACAATCTTCATGAAGACTCTTGGAGGAGATTTTACAGGCTGCACCAAAGCCTACTATACCGGCAACATTTTCTGTTCCGGCACGAAGTCCAAATTCCTGCTCTGCACCGCCAAAGATGATGGGAGCCAACACGCTTTTATCTTTGGCAAACAGTGCGCCGATGCCTTTCGGCCCGTGGATTTTATGGGAAGAAAGGGAAAGAAAGTCGCACCCGATTTTCTCCACATCAATTGGATGGCAGCCAGCGGCCTGAACACAATCTGTGTGGAACAGGATACCACGCTTCATGCAAATCGTGCCGATTTCTTCAATCGGATTAACGGCGCCGGTCTCATTGTTGACATACATAACAGATACCAGCCCTGTCTTTGGGGTAATGGCATCCTCTACGCTCTGTGCGAACACTTTTCCGTCACTATGTGCAGGCAGATATTCAATATAAAACTCGTCTTTTATAAGTGAATGAGCTGCTTTCAGAACGGAATCGTGTTCAATGGCAGAAACCAGAATATGCGTCTTTCCAATGCTTTTAAGATATTCCTTTAAGCCCTGAAACACAAGACTATTTGCTTCGCTGCCGCCAGAGGTGAAGAGAATCTGCTCCGGCTTGGCGTTAAGGAACTCAGCTACCTGAGCCCGTGCCTGTTTCACGGCTTCGCCTGCACTGCGTCCAAACTTATAGAGTGTGCCAGCATTACCGTACTGAGTAGTCAGATACGGCATCATGGCATCCAATACACGCTTGTCTATCTGCGTGGTGGCCGCATTATCCAGATAAATCATGTGCGCCACGCTCCTTTCTTTTCTGTGTTGCATTGATACAGCTCATCAAGCATCTGCAAAACTACTGTGCGGCAGGCTGTTCCGCCTCCTCATTTTTGTAAACAGATTCAAGCCGCAGAATTTCATCCAGTGTTCGCGGGGTGTAATCCATCCACGGCATCATCGAGCCGACATTATACATAAGGCATGGGTGTCCGTATAATTCCTGCATCAGGAAGCGGTCATGCTCCATCATGTTCCACTCAAAAGAGTTATGAACATGACCGTACAGATGATACCAGCCGTAATAGTGGTTCTTAAAACACGGGATTGGGTAATGGCAGAGTACAACCTTACGGTCGGAGTCCTCAACCTCCAGATATTCCGTGACCTTGACGAACTTTTTGAGAAACCGCCCATCGCTGCAGCGGTCATGATTACCCTTAATCAGAAATACCTGCCCGTTCAACTGGTTAAGGACAGAAATCGCTTCCTGCATATTGCACCAGAACATATCGCCAAGAACATAGACGGTGTCACCCGGATGAACGGCGGCGTTCCATCGCTCAACAAGCGCAGCGTTCATTTCCTCAACTGTTTTGAAAGGGCGGTTATCGAACGCCAGAGCATTCTTGTGACCGTAATGCCAATCGGAGATATATAGTTTTCTGTTAGCTGCTTGCTGCTCGGACACCGCTTAGCACCTCGATTCTATCTGCTGCTTGGAGCAGCACATTTTTAGGAATACGGCAGTCATCACCCATCCGCCCATTGGGTTGGGTGCTGCCGTACAGCCGAAGCTTTTCTACGAGACCCTTGTCAGGAAACTCATAGCGTTTCAGATACTCTGGTTTGCTGGCTGGGCATTCATAGCATGAACGGTTTTCATACACACCACAGCCGCCGCTTTTATAACACTTCATAAAGTCCTCCTCAGAACGGTAGCTGAACACCGGGGTCTGCATCAAAAATCAGTTTCCTGACGGCGGCGGCAAACTCCTCCTCGTCGATTGCCTGAATATCATCGTAACGCAAGCGTTCAATCAGTTCGTGAACCGCTTTTGTAATGGCGGTCTCTACAATGATTTCCAAACGGTCAATGCGTTCATTGGCGCTTCCCACCATTCCCTGCATGATATTGTGGTATGCTGCAAGCTCTCGTTTGGATTCCCTGTTTTTCTCCATCAGTTCGTGAAGCATGATTTCCTGCTGCTGGACTTTCTCTTCCATTGTCATACCCATCGCTCCACATACTCTCTGTCTTGTGTAAAGACAGGCGGTTCACGGTCAACGACCCAACGGCTTCTGGAAACCTCCACAGTCGCATCCCCGTTTAATACAGAAACGGCCTCTGTTACCCTTGTTTTGATGCAACAGGAGCCACGCTTGCAATCCGTGGGGAAATCATTCCAGTTGATATTGCGTTCTTTCCAAAGCATATCTTGGATTTTGTTGCAGTTCTTCCCATGCAGCTCTCGCTGACTGAAATTCGCCTGTCCAACAGCTTCTATGCTGTTCCGCGTGGCATCCTGCTGACGCCAAATCAGACAGTTGCAGACCTCGTCCAGAGGAACGGTGAAAGCTCTGGCATCGAACATGGCAGTTTGGAACTTGCTGCGATAAACGGAAAGGTCGAGGCCGCTGTCTTCTTTTTCTGTCTGCTCGGCAAACGCCTTATTGAACGCCAGCGTCGCCATTGATGCGGCAATGCTGCACATTTTCTGGACATTATAGCCGAACCATGCGTCTGTGCGGATGGAGGCGTAATCGGTCAAAACCAATGTGATTTCATCAGACTGCGTGTACCCGAAGACGCAGCCCTGAATGTTGGCACACAAGAAGCGCATGGTTTCCTGCATGGCGGACATAAGAACACGGTCGAAAGGCTTTCTCATTCCCTTTGTAAAGGTGTGAAAAGCCTTGCCGTCAATACGGATGATGACAGGAACACGACGGGTCAGGTAATTGCGTGAAACATACTCATACCGCTTCATTCTGTCGCCCAGTGAATCTCGGTGATTGCCCATAAGCGTACCCTCCTGTAAATGTAGTTTGAAAATTGCTTGACATCACGACCATTTGGTCGTATGATATAAGAAAAGCACGACCGATTGGTCGTGCTGGAAGGAGATATAATTATGATGGATTTTGATGTGAACTTTCAGGACACCTACAAAACTCCCAGTGAGGACTTGTTGAACAATGGTGAGCAATGGTTTTTCCTTGAAACAGAAAAAGACATATTGAAAAACCGGCGGGAGGAACTCGGCCTGACTCAGCAGCAGGTAGCAGATGCCGCACACATTCAAGCTCGCCAATACCAGAGATTGGAGAATGGAGAACGCAACATAAGCGGCGCCAGTATGAGGATTGGATTATCTGTATGTGCCGTCCTGAAGCTCGACCCCTATCGCTTTATGCCAGAGTTCCGTTGGAGCAAAGACTAAGTGTCTCCAAGAGCGCTTTTTGAGGGGCGAACTCCCGATAAAGCTCAATCTCTTTTGTGAGCCGTGCCATAATGGCATCTTCTTTAGCATCGTACCTGCCGAGGTAAATCTTCTTACTGTTATAGGTAATACTGGCGACCCACTTTTCTCTCTGCCTATCAAAGAAAACGCCGGAAACGCCAGATGTGTTGGTGATATAGAGGCTGCGGTTCCTGTCGTTCTCTGACCGCTGGCAACAGCGCAGATTTTCTTTTCGATTATCGGCCTTGTTTTTGTTGATGTGGTCAACAAACTGCCCTGGCTTTGCGTGCATAACCAGCCGGTGAAAGCGGACAAACCGCCGGGCACCGCAGTAAAAGTAGCTACTGACAAGATAACCGTCTTTGTCGCAGTACCAACTGTCTCGGCCTTTGATAATAGGAAGGTCGTCCAGGTCAAAGAGGAACTCGGCAACACCTATATGCAGGATGCCGTATGTATTGAGAAGCTCGACTGTCATGAATACATCAGGTCATGAACGGCCACACCAAAGGTTTCCTCAAACCAATGCCAGATATCCTCGCGGTGTGTACCTTTGGGGAACCCGCACCATGCAACTTCTATACATTCGGTTTCTGGATTCATCGGTACATCACCAAACTCTTCCCACAGCTCCGTGTATGTTTTACCCTGAAAGGTTCTCATGATGGTAACGCCGTCCATACTCGCAACAGCAGAGTCAAAGAAGTTATCGAAGTCTTCCAACTCCCCATTGAGATGCCATCCTGCGATTTTCAATCCCGTTCCGTACAGGTCGTGCCAATACTCAAAGAATTTTTTGTAATCAGGCATTTGAAATTACCTCCGTTTTCTATACCGCTTTCCGTATCGGTCGTTTTTCTAACTCCTCAAACCGATATGCATCAACATTGTTCGCCAATCCGACACTTGCGAGCGTTGCTTGCAATGCGAGCAAGAAAAAGTTGACTGCCCGCAAAGCGGGCTTGTCGGATTGCGAACATAAGTGGCGAACTCTTACTTTTGCCTTTGGCGAAAAGCTGCTGAAAGTGAATATGTATAACAGCAAATCTACAAAGCGGTTGGTCGTTATTCTTTATCTGCGGGGAATAGTTTGCCATCATGTAGGCAGTCCCTGGCTTTCTGGCTCATTTCGACGAGGCTGTCCACCAGCTTCTTCAATCCGTCTACAGTACTTTCACCATCGTAATCGCAGCCGATAGCCCAGATATCAAAAAGCCATTCATCCACACAATCAGGTTCGCACATCTTGCAGCCGGTTGTTTCGTCTATCCAAGTCCTCACAGCTATTCCTCCAGCTCAAATCCCTTGTGGCAAAATCCAGTTACATCGGAGATATAGTCAGAGATGGCTTCCCCGTCTTCGATGTCATTTGGAATAGTGATTTCATTTGGCAATGCAACACCGCCGTCATCCTCCGGGTCAATATCCCACTGAATGTTGGTAGCTTTCCTATGATTGGACAACAAATCAGGCACTTCCTTTTTGTTAATCACTCCGCTGATATGCCCAACCTTAACGAACCCCTCCGGTTCGTCCAACTCGATTTCGTACCCGTCGTTGATTTTGATAAAAGACGCGCCGTCCACAACCCATAGGTCGCCAAAGTAAGGATTCAAATAAATATCACCATCTTGCCAGTTGGACTCTTCGCAGTTTTTCCATTCTTCTTCGCACGCCCAAATCTCAGAACCAAACCCACGGTCAGATTCCCATTCGCAGAACAGTTCCGTAGTCGGAGTGGAAATGCGGTCGCTGTCCTCCGGGTCATCGTACTGGAGCGCCCGAAGTTCCTGCATCAAGTCATTCAAACCATATCCGTGGTCAATCATCCATTGAAGCTGGTACTTCTGGTAATCGGTCATATCGAAAGTCTCACACCCCTCTTAGCGCATCGAGAACAGCTTGCGGAACAACTCGCTTAATTTCCTCGTGAATTGCATTCATCACGACTGCGCCCTTTAAGTACTTCTCAACTTCGGTCTGGGCAAACTGCTTCGTTTTATCTTTACACTCAGCCACCGCCGCCTGTACGGTTCCCTGAATCAAATCCAGCATCTCCTTGTGCGACATCTGCTCTTTGATGTAAGACTGGACTTCTGCCTTCACCAGCTTGTCGGTCATCGGCTCAGTGTATCTGCTCTCGTAAAGGCGCCTTGCCCACACTTTGGCGGTGTCAGCAACGCATTCCTCAACTTCGTTCTGGAATGCTTCTCGTGCGATTGTCTTTGCGTAAGCACGCATAGCTTTGATAACCTCCTGTTCAAAGAGGTCTCCGTTTGTAAATTCCAAATCGATTGTTGCTCTGTGCTTCATGAAACTCACTCCTTTCTTCCATCAGCTTAAGCCATCAACAAAATCCCATTCGACATTGTATCGGAACTCAGTACTTAGAATTCCATCCAACAGTTCGTCGATGTACTCCTCATCATCCCGGTCTGTCGGGATGGGAATAATCATCTCAAACTCCGGAGCAAAGCAGGACGACTTTACCCAAATTGTTCTTTTCTCCATGTCAGAAACCTCCTTATTGCATATCGGGCAGTACCCGGCAGCTCCATTGGAAGGCATGTTTATATGGTGCCCACATCTTGGACAATGGACGATGCCGCTCATACACATCGACCTTTCATAAATCGTTTCCCGCACAGTGGACAGTTGCGTATCTCAATGATATCTTGAGTCGTGAAACTGCCATCGTCGTCAAACACTCTCACCCTCAACATTCCCTGCCTGTTTACAGCCATCTCAATGCCGCTGTATTCAACGGCTTGGTTCATTGGAACAAAATCATTTGTCCCAGACTCACAGTATGGACATCTCATAGAATTAACCTTTTATATCTTTCCAGTAGCAGTAGAGACACCCGTGGGGGCATCTCGTCTTATGTTTCAGCAGTTCAGTTTTCCCTGCATAACACATACAGCCCTTTCGTTGATAGCCAGCCCCGTTTGATTCTGCATCCTCAGAAAATCCAAGCAGATTAAGGTCGTAGTCTGAAATACAGCCACAGGCAATCGGCTCCGTAAGACCGGGTTCTGCACAGGACTCAATTCGGAGAACTTTGCCGTTATCCAGCCCTTCCCAGAACTGCTTTGCTTGCCGCAGCATATCGTCCACTTTTGAAAGCTGTGCTTGGGACGGAGCGAAACCGTTGTCGCCATAGGGAAGCGGCAATCCAGCCTTTTTGAACCGGCTTCTTGCGTGTGGATACATATCAATAACGCTCACTCTGTAGCGCTGAAATCCCATTTCCATAAAGGAAATCATTGTACGGTATGCAACTGAAAGTCCTTTCTCTGTGGGGATGATGGGGTCGATGCGAATGACGATTTTCTCCATCGGGAACCCAGCTTTAACCAGCTCCATAATTGCGGCAAACTCCTCGTATGGAGTTGGTACATTAGGTTCCAAAGCAGAGTGCCCGTATCCAGTGATTGTTGCATGGACAATGAGTCTGTCTTTGTGTTCAAGAGCGGCATCGAAGAAATCCGGCGACACACACTTTGTAATTAGAACAGCAGCATCAACTCTGTCTAATTTCTCGACCCAAGACAAATCAACGCCTGCGTCTCCCGCCTCCGTAATTCCAATTTTGTATAGTGCCATATCACACCTCACTCGCTATTTTGCAGCAATTAGCACAGATATTCTCTTTGATTACACTGTTGCGAGCGCCACGAACTTCCGTCCTATTACTTTCAATGAAAATCCCGTGTTCATTTGTAGTAACCTTTGGGAAGATAATCTCTCCGCAAGATTCGCATATAAAGGTTGCTGACTCAAATGTTTTTAGGAAAAGTTCACACGCTTCAGAAGCCGCTTTATCCCACGAAACTTTTCCTTCAAAATAGGGCACAAGAGCATCTGTAATGTTCATAAAGAATCCCTCATCTCGCCTGAGTGTACAACTAAATATTCCCACCAGATACACTTGCTCATAGTGTGAGTACCAACAAGAGAAAGGCAAGATGTCTTGTTTTTACATTTATGACAAGCCGGTTTCAAAGCCTCGCTTACATCTTCAAAATCGCATACGAACCACGATTCATCCGAATCAAGGGTTATAAAAATTGAATAACCGCCATCTTGCTTCCGATATAATTCTATTGTCCAGATATCATTCTGCAATGCAACCGTGTCTGAGCTGCCGATAAACCCGATGCGTTCACGAGTTGCAAGCCATTCATCACGCTCATCCCATCTTGTTATCTCATGCATAAAATCAGCCTTTCATGTTCTCCAACATTCCTGTTCTTTGTCCCACCGCTCAATCATTCTCGGCCTGTCAATACTGTAGGTTACTCTCAACAGGTAATTGCGGCTGCCGCTACGATACGCCTGAAACGCCTCATTCTCATCAGTGGTTGTGATAACGCTGGAGAATGAAGAACCAGAGCCAAGGATTTCCGGCGTTTCAATGCCGGTTTCATAATAGGTTCTACTCGTCATCGTCATTGCTATCTTCTTCATCATCTGTGAAACGATTAAAGATTTCATCGTATGCACTATTGACAGGGCAGAAGTCGCAGCAGTCTGGCTCACAGTGTCCTCTGTTGATTTCCTGCCTACAATACTGGCTGAACAGTCTGCTGAACACCTGCATTTCTTCTTTGCTCATCATAGAAATCGTGAATTCTCCCCCTCTCATCCAAGTCCGACTGCGCTAAGTTCCATTGAAACGATGCAATCATCTTTCCCTAACTCGACAGTTTCATTTGTCCCTCCAAATAACAGTTGTCCGTCCACCTCAATAAAACCATGCGGATTCCATTTAATTGATTGTGCAACGCCCACGACTTTTTCTGTCCCTTGTTCATCATACTGAATAATGGGTAGGTTTGAAGCAGTTTCACAGGCTTTACGAATGGCAGGGATTGAATAGGAAACATGGTTATCATCGCAAAAACAGTTGTTTTTGTCCGCATATACAGGGATTTCAACATGAATCCGAATATTTCCACACCTCATATAATCACCACCCTTACCACCGTTTTTTGTCTTGATATCGGCTTGGCGGAGGTAAAGAAAGCTGCTCCTCATCGTCACGAAGTTCAACCAAGAATTTGTTGGTATAATCCTCATCATCCTTGTTTGCATAGACGAGAACCTCAAACTTACCAGGGCTCCAATTGACAATTAGATTATCGTCAATGGAGTATGCGTTCCTGATAATGGCTAAGTCCTGATGCCAAATTCCGTCCGGAGTCTCGATGCCAACATAGATTTCATTCTGATATTCCGGGTCAATATTCTGCTCTGCAACCAGCTTCAATCCTTTAGGCAACTCAATGGTAATACGATTATCGCCACTCTTCATCAGAAGCCCTCCGTAATCATCTCCAGCATTTTATCAGGGGAGATGTCGAGAAGTTCAGCGCCGACGGCCAAGAGCAAGTTGGTGGTTACCTCGTCGCCCTTGTTACAGAGGTAAAATGACTGAACCACATTGGCGACATCTTCGGGGAAAAGCATTGTGTTCATAACGACCTACACTTTCTTACAACAACTTTCACATAACTCCAGCGTCTGTCTGCCAATCGTTGCCTCATAGCGAACGCTATCTGCATACAATGGGGCACCACAATTATCACACCTACCAACAAAAGTAGGACGGAAAAAGAGATAATCACGGACACGACACTCTCTTCTTCTTTGCTCAGAGCAGGAGTCATAGTTTTGACACATGGTACATTTACGCATTTTGAACACCTCAAAACATGGCGTGAAGAATTGCACGCAGCGTTCGCTTCCAGCGGCCATTACGGTATTCATATCCATTGACATACAGTTTATTACCTACCTGAGACAGGTTCACGCTTGATTTCGCACCTGGAATCGGAGGCAGGGGAGACCCGTTTACAAAGACCTTGTTCCCGATGATGTTTACATTCATAAAGGAACCCTCCTTATTAACCGCAACCGTAGTCATAGATGTCATCATCAATCAGTGCCTCGACCTGCTCCCGTGTCATATCGCAGAGACGGAGGACGGCTTTGATAACGCGCTCATGGACTTCCGCAATGCTTGATGGCTCGTTTTCTGTCCGCTCCCACGGGTAAGAAGGCGGATAATAGAAGTAAGATTCCCCGTTGCCGTTGTCACCGTATGTCAGGGAATCCGTATCGTCACAAAAAGTAAAGACATCCGCAAGATTCTCAAAAGGTTCGCCATAAAGGTAGTCATCAATGTCAAACCCATCCTCCGAGATTTCTTCACTGGGCAGTTGCTCCTTCAAAAGTTGGATACACTTCTGCGGATTCAGAAAAGGGCGCAGCTGATTGGCACGAATCCCGACGCCCTCACAAATCCAGTAGCTCATACTCATTTTGGATACCTCCACTTCAATTATCTTCATTGTTGCAAAAGTGACTCCGCTCCCGGCCTCACCACACGCCTTTACGCTGTGCCATATTCCCACCACAGCATGACCTCTTGTGCCACGCGGTAGTCCTTTCAGCCTTTCTATCGGGAAGCAGGGGGATTAGTGTTTCCCGTCTCAGTTTACCAAAGTATTATGTGCGGCTATGGCTTGTGCGCGGCTTCCGCAACGCCTTTGGTGGTGCAACGCCACCTAACCGCTATTTCTTTTACGCCCGGTCACAATATGTGTGCCACTTTGGATTCCGACCGCCACTTACAGCCGTGATATGTTATCTCAATCGGGCATGGTGGTTAATACCAGAGATGGAAGCACCACTTGGAAAACAGGCGCAGTGCCTCGGTTCGGCACCGCTCCAGTTCTATGCGAACTGACTCCCATTTTTCCGGGTCGTACTCGCCATCTTCATAGTAGCGTTTCTGATGCAGCCGTTGATACACATGGTCTTCATCGCAGTTCTCAAAGTAGAAAATCATTTCCTTGATGACCGCATTTGTTTCTTCCTCATTGAGCTGCTTATCTGCTTCGGCATCATAGAACAGGCCGACATTGTTTTTCAGAAACTCTGTAAGAAGAACAGGCATCTTAGCGGTGAAGTTGTACCCAAGCTCAAAGACATCGGTGAAATCATAGCCACACCATGCACGCTGCCATGCATACCGCAGCTGCCACCAAAACTCTCTCAGCTTGTAGCGCAGAGAAGCACCCTTTGTCCGCTCAAGAAAACCGTTCAAACCGAATTTTGTCACGACCGCACCTCCTCCATAATTTGCTGAACTGATTCAGCCCATTCAGGGCTGCCGTTGTACCGGACGCAAACTCCTTCAACGGTTTCGCCGTTATAATACTTGCCGTCCGGACTGAGATAATGTTTGGCGAGATATGCTGCGACTGTGTTGATGCACTCTTCCATACTGGAGAACTCCATCTGTCCGAAACCCATGATGTTATTGGGTCGGAATTGATAGCGCCCCCATCCACTTTCCAGCGCCGCAACAGCAGCAAGGAAATCCGCACGAACCCCGTGCTTGGCTTCGGCATCAATGAAGGCTTGCTCCAATCCAATCAGGTTATGGCGAAGATGCAAATCTTCTGCCGCTAATCCTGATGGGGAGGTCAGCAAACCGTCATCAACCGCTGCGGCTTTTGGCTCGGTTGCAAGGTTTGTCTCAAAAGTTCCTTCTGTATGCAGTGCTGTTGTTATAGGTTCGACCTGCTGCTGCTCTTTCTGTGCATCAATAGGTGTGGCAAATGCAATTACCACAACCACCATCAGCATAAAAATCGGCGGAAGTATCCGCTTCATTCAATCCCTCCTGTCAATGCTCGTTAAATACCACCTGTTCTCCGGTGTGCAAAGACCAGCAGCCACCGGCAGTGCAAGCACATTCCGTGCAGTTGCCGCCACATTCTTTTGCGTCTGGCCTTGCCGTGGTCGTTCCGTCCTTATATCGAACATGAGCCTCCGGCAGTTGGAAGGGGTTGTCCATTCGGAGTCCTCTCCATGCGCTGAAAATCATATGTAGGTTTGCCGGTAACGGGATACCGGAAGCCAGAACTCCGTTGACGATTTCATACTTCTTTGTGAAGCATAGAATCTCACAATGAGAATTGCGCTTAGCAATCTCCATCATGATGTGGAAGTAGGTGGTATTTGGAATATCGCCAGAAACATGAAAGCGGAAGAATCGAGACAACATGATTGTCGCCTCGACCTCCCGCCAATACACTTCTGGTTCTGTTTCTAAGATTTGCAGATTGTTCCGATAAGCTGCCGCTACACTGGGGCGACGGCGCTCTATGCGTCTTGCGTAACACTTTCTGCTGCAATCACACTCCCGGCAAGTCAGACCGGATGGAAGCGATACGCTCTGGATGCTGCCGAGCTTTTCATTCCCTCGACTAATACTAACTTTCAATAGTGAACCGCCTCCTATGTCATCGATTTTTTCTTCTGGCAAAATCATTGAATTATGCCAAAGAAAAAGAGCCGAACAAATCGGCTCTTGGAAATTAGATATAAGCTACGCTCAAAGTTCCACGATGCTCACGACGCAAAAGCGTCAACAGTCTATCTGGGTCTGTATTCGTCAAGAGTTTATACCACGCTGAGTGAAAAAACTTTTCCAACTCTTTCTGCAGCGATTCGTTATCATCCTTTAACGCAGTACGATAATCATCCGCAGCAACACAAACAATGGCGTTTGCCAAGCTCTGATATGGGTCTGCTCCATCGTACTGCAAGCGCATCCTGCTTTCGGAAGAGTCCCATTCCTCACGGCTTGTCATGGCTGTTGCGCTCTTTGCGCCACGAGGGATACAACCACAGGATTTTGTCTTACCAGACTTGAGGTAACGCCCTTCGGCGATATATGTATTGCCGCACTTACATTCACAAAGCCACCGTGGCTGACGATTGTGATTGTTTTTGACACGGTGAATGACCTTCAGATTTCCAAAAGTCTCGCCTGTCAAGTCGATAGATACTCCGCTCATGGTTCACATCTCCTTTCGCAGATGTACGGGTCAATCCTTTTCTGCCAACAGGAAGTCGGGATTGATGACCTTAAAGCTGATGTTGTTTTTGATATTCCTCATGACAACGCCCTCGCGCTTCTGCCCATTGCGAACCACAGAATACCCCTTAGAATACTCTACCAATTCCGCAATGGTATCAGGCAGCGTTTTACCCTCTTCAACGATGGGAACAGAACGAATGCCATAGGGCGCCAACAACTCCTTGATTTCCGCAGTAGTGCATTTGCGGTCAGGAAAAATCAGATTGAACGCAAACAGTTCGTAATTGCTGATGTGATACTTGTTGCCCTGAATCTGGTTGCCGCAAATCTCACCCTGTAAAACGATGGTTTCATAATCACCGATGAGCTGCCGCAGCACATTCTCAATATTGTACTTCTTGGCAACTGTCCAGTAGGAACTGTTGTCCGGTGTACCGAGATAGATATTGCGGCTGCACACGCCGAACTCATACTTGCGTCTGGAAACCTTACGCAGATAGTAAGTCGCTGACTGACCGTCCATCTTCTCCGTAACAGAAAACTCTGTTCCCCTGTTACGCTCTGCCTCAAAGAGCGCAGTAAGGTTCTGGATGCGAGTCTCATCGGTCTTGACAATCCAATCAGGAAAACCGCCCTTGCGCTTGGGCTTCATGAACAGCTTACGATACCACTTGAAGCGCATAAGGAATCGCGCCAGTGCGCTCTTAGGTTTGATGGGCTGCTTGGTCAGCAGCTGTGCCTCCTGCTGTGCTTCAGGGTCATATTTTTTGATGCCCAAAACATCGGTCACATCGGCGCCCAAATTGGTGGGAGCGCCGTTCGGCAAGATGGACAGCGGGAGAACCAAGCCCTGACTGACCTGACCACGAAGCTTAATGGTGCGAACACGGAACTTACGGTCACGCAAAAACTCAAACTCCGGTCTCTCTGGAACAATGGAATCAACTTCGATATAGACGATGTGTTCCCCGGTGTGGAACTCGCCCTTCTGGACAACGCACTCCCATCCGTCAACCTGAGCAACCTCGATGCGGTCTGCTCCTGCAATCGGACGGAGGGTTGCAATCTCACGAATAGTAGCTAAATGTCGCATGAAACTTTCCTCCTAATTAAAACAGGATGCAGTCTCGGATAATTCTCTCTCTCAGGGGTTCATCATCTAACGCATCCCAGGGTTCTACTTGATACTTTTCAGTTACATCGCCGGTGATGTCATAAAGTCTGCCTTGTATCTGTGTGACAAAATGATTTTCCACTTGGTCATACATTAGTGTGCTATCAGGAAACCGGCAGTGTAGAATAACCGCAAACCAGTAGCAGCAACCACTGGTAAATACCGTATCGACATCGTCGGCCAGATGAAAACGGGCAAGGAAATGCTCGATGGTTGAAACCATCGTTCTCAATTCTTTCGGATGACTCTCTTGCATTTCAACAAACTCCGTTCGATGTACTCGTCTATCAGACGGCTCTGTGCTTTTGTTTGAGCATAAGCGGTGATGGAAATGGATTTCCGGCTCCAGTCCAATGTGTAGCTATCGGTGGCAACATTGGTAATATGATTTTCAGCCAGAAAATCACGAAATGCTTTCATCGCTTCTTTGTCATCTGACAAAATAACATTTACATAGGTTCTATCTTTGGAGAATCGGGTACTGAGGGCAACGGCAAGGCAGCACCCAACGCCGCTTGCTATGGAAACTATCACAAGGGCGAGTGTGCTGTCGCTGGTAACGATGTCTTTTGTGATACTCAGGTAAATGAAGTTTGACAGACCGAGAGCGACACCGGCAAGCAGGCAACGGTTGCGCTGAACAAGAATTGTCTTTGCCGTATTGAGCGTATTGTCCAGAACCTTTGCCAGAAACAAAATGAACATATAAAAAGCGGTCGTCAAACTCATTCCTCCTTAGTGTTTATTAGGGTTCGATGCTGATAATGGAACTGGAACCGGTCACAGTAGGCAGTTCGCCGTTCCACTGCTCATACTTGATTTTCTCAATCAACTCACCGGTCAGAGAACCGGCAATCATGCGGTTTGCCTCAGCCTCGGCTTCGGCTGCAATACGCAGTGCTTCTGCCTTTGCCTCCGCTTCGATAACCGCTTTTTCTGCGTTAATCTGGGCAACCTCTCTGTCCTTTTCTGCCTGAATCTTTGCTGTCTGCTTCTCAATATTCGCCAGCTCCAGCTCCTGCTGGGCGGTAACCTTTTTCTGGATAGCGGCAGCAGTCTCCTCATCGACGGAAATATCGGTGAAGTTCACCGTGTCGATGATAATGCCATACTGGTCGAACTTCTCGCGCAGATAGGTGTCCAACTCGGCATTGATTTCGGTGCGCTTGTCGCCAAAGATATCAGTGACGGGATAGTTGGCAGACACCTCCTGTGTCCATGCGATAACCTTGGGTTTGATGAACGAATCCTTGATTGCCTCGCCTGACTTTCCTTTGAACATAGCAAAGGTTTCGGAGACACGCGCCTCATCAAAACGATATGAGAACTCGATATTCACACGGACTGTCTTGCCGTCTGAGGTGGGAATGTTAAAACTCTCATCCTTGGGCGAATCGCCCTTATCCTCAGCTGTCAAATAAGACTGTTCAATGCCGATAGAATACTGGGTCACCTTCTTGGTCGGGGCAACCAGATGCCAACCCTGTGTCAGAACCTCGCCATCAACGCCGCCGTTCATGTTGTACACGACGCCGACATAACCGGCGGGGATTTTCTCAAGACACACAATGCAGGCAATCAGGCAGAAGACCATCACGATACCCAAAATAATTGCGCCGATTTTACCCTTCATCCTTTAACTCCTCTGTTATTTTTTCAGATTTCTCTTCCGATTCCTCGGAGATTTCCTTTTTCGCATCGTTGTAAATTCGCAGGCTGAATGCACCAATGCCCTTAAAGGCAAAGCTCAGACAGAACCATAACAGCACAAGCGTAACGATGACAATGAGCCAGAACACGATGTTCACTTGCTTACCTCCTGTTCTAAAACTCGTGGTATGTATGTGCGGGTTTCCATGCACTTCTCGACCTTTCTGGTCTTTCCCAGTGCCTCGCGCATCAAGTTCAAAAGGTTTTTGCCTTTGTCGCTTTCCAAAAACTGAACGAGCGGTTCAAGGATTTCTACCGTGTCTTTGTATTCACGGCGTGCCTGCCTGCATTTGGCAAGACTTGTGGCAACCTTTGCCCGTTCCTTATAGTCGAGGCCGTCAAGCTCCAGTTTGTGGAGGTAGTCCTGCGTAAGCCTGTCCATGCGGTTGACCTCGCTATAATTCCACGCATAATCTTTCTGCGCATCCTCCATCATCCGGCAGAACGCCCCGATGGATTCGGAGAACTGCGGTGGCTTTGATTGTTTTTTCATGCAAGACCTCCTCTCTGATTTATCCGAAGCTGACTTCGGTTTTATCGGTTCGGATAGAAATAAACACCGGGAACTGAAGACTCTCAGCACCGGTGTTTTTATCACTGGATATTTCCTTGTACTTTACTTCGCAAAGCAAACCCGGCAGGTCATCTTTTCCTTGCCAGAATGTTGCTCGCTGCTCATCGGTGAACCCGGAGCCGACCTTGACTTCATTCCCCTTATAGTCGAGTACAAATGCACCCAAAGTCCCTGCCAATCTTCCGCTGCCTTCTTCGCAGCCGAGGATACGCAAGTCCATCGTGTAAAAGCGTTTGACCTTCAGGATTCCGTTGTGTCGTCTGCACTGATAGGGAACATCAAGGTTGACCATCAGTCCCTCTTTATCCTCACGAACCATTTGCTCCAGCAGTTCACTGATTTTGTTCTGGTCGTTTCCATGATACAAAACCGGCAGGATGCTGACCCGACCATCTTGCGGAATGAAGCGGTGAAGCTGGTCTAAGAAAGCACGGCGGTAGCCGTAATTGCCATCGCTTTGCCCACGGTGGAACTCTTCGACCGTCAGAACATCAAAAATCGTGTAGCAAATCACCGTTTTATCACCATCGTCTGAGTTGATAATACCGGTAGCTTTGCGGAACGCCTCGTTATCTGAGAGACTGCCCTTCTCACGAAGAGTCAGCTCGCCGTCAAATACATAGCTATCTTCTTCATCAAAACAGAGAGCATCCAGAATATGGTCAAGTCCTTCATAGGGGACTCCACTTCTTGCGTACAGCCTGCCTTTGTAATAGGTCGCCCGGACACCGTTCAGCTTTTGTGTTAGCCAGAACTCCGTGCCCTCCTTCAAAGGATACTTATCAATGGGGTACGCCTGCTGAACTTCCCATTCTGGAATCAGATTGGGGATAACCTTGTTCACGGTCTTTGCCGTGACGCCCAGCCTGAGTGTCTTGGAAAGAAGCTTGATATAAACATCAGCTTCATCCGGCGGGCTGCTCTGAACGAATGCACAAACCTGATACACCGTACCGGCGTCCAATGCTTTTCTTTTAGACAACAGTTCGCAGACAGAAAAGATGTCTGTCATTGTCAGTGTGATGGCTGAGTCATACCGGGTAGGAGAGCGAAGCGTTTGCTCCGAAATCTTATAGGTGAGCATCGGGTTGAGCGCGTAATATAAAAAATTACGGAAGTTCGCATCGTCTTGGAACTCCCGTAATAGCTGGGTCTTTCTTATTGAGCCGACCGCTTCCTGCAAACGGCGTAATTTTACGATAGAATCTGACAGCGGCGTTGCAGCAATCAATCTTCATCACCCGCCTTGAAATTATAAATGGGCTTGATAATGGCATCGATGGTTACAGCTGGCTCGATATTACCGACAATATCATCCATACCCTTATAGGCCATCGGGCATTCATCCAGCGTGCTGCGCCCAACGGAGGTCGTGTAGATACCCGCCATCTGCTTTTTGAATTCGGATACAGTGAAAGCTTCTTTTGCGGCGCTGCGGCTCATCAGCCGACCGGCACCATGAGGGGCGGAAAAGTTCCAATCCGGATTGCCCTTGCCGGTGCAAAGCAGGCTGCCGTCACGCATATTGATGGGAATCAACAGACGCTCACCGGCCTGTGCAGACACAGAACCCTTACGCAAAATCATGTTCTCCACATCAATATAGTTGTGAATCGTTGTAAACTGTTCAGTCACATGGAATCCCATCCCTTTGACAATGGTATCCATCATCGCCTGCCGGTTCAGCTCGGCAAAATGCTGTGCAATTTTCATGTCATGAAGATACTGCTCAAAGAGCTCGCCCTCCACATAAGCAAGCGGTTTGGGAACGGAGGAATGCTTTGACTTCATGGACTTCAACACTGCTTGAATCTCTTTCTGGCGGCCATCCGCTTTCAGCTGTTCAATAGCCGCCTCAACCTCTTCATGGCTATAAGAGGTCAGTGCCTTGAAAGCAGCCTCCTGATAGAAGTTGGCGATTTCTAAACCCAGATGACGGCTGCCGGAGTGGACAACGATATAGATATTCCCATCATCGTCCTTGTTCGCCTCAATAAAATGATTGCCGCCACCCAATGTACCGATACTGTGATAGGCACGGTCAGTGTTGACCTTTTTTGCGCAGCACAACTGCGACAAATCGATTTCTTTTGCGTAACGATGCGGTGCGGAACGGATTGCAAAGCCAGACGGAATGCCCTCACGGATAACCTTGTCCAACTTCTGCGGTTCGATATTGGTCTCTTTCAGGCGGATGGTTTCCATACCGCATCCAATATCAACGCCAACAAGGTTGGGGCAAATCTTACCCTTGATAGTCATGGTGGTTCCGATGGTGCAGCCAGCACCGGCATGAATATCCGGCATCATACGAACCTTGCTTCCCTCGACATAGGGTTGGTTCAAGAGATTGATGACCTGAGAAATGGATTCGCTATCGACCACATCGGTAAATACTTTTGCCGAGGCGTATTTCCCCTGAAGCTCAAGCATTTTATCGCCCTCCTTTGGCTTGGTATATAGTCCTGTTATAGCACAGGTAAAAGGGGCTTGCGCCCCTTTATCTGTACCCGACCGCTTTCCGCAGGGGAGCGCGTTTGTACTGTGGCGCGACCCTGTGCATCAAGTGACATTTTTGACGAGAGATTTTGGCTGTATTAAAATGATTATCCGCTGGATAATCTTTTTAATACTGGCTAAATCCGAAGTTAAAAATGAAGAACGCAAAGTGTTTCTTCTGCTTTGAGCGAGAAGATACCGCACGGAGAAGGGGGTATGTATGTGCGGAAAATCTACAAAGCGGTCATATCAAAAGCGAAAGATTTTTTCGCTTAAGAACAAAGTTAGTGAAGAATCATCGGTCGATTGGTGTTAATGAGTTGATTCAATGCCTCGTCTTCTCTTGCTCGTTCAGCGGCTTCCTCTCGGCGGATATCCAGAAGAACAACGCCGCAGAACCCCATCAGCTCACCGATGGAAAAATCCTCTTCCTCCACAGGAGGCTCATCCGGCTCGGAATCTTCTTCATTAAACATGGTGTCGGTATCGAAATCGTCCTCGTCATCAGGCTCATCTTCCCAAACACCGTTGTTGTCGCCCCACTCCAGGACATCCTCCTTATAACTGTCAAAGTCATTTTCGTCCATACCGTCATAGTCGAAGCTGCCGTTCATACGGTAGTAACCATATCCGGTTGGGATTTCGGAAAGCGAGTCTCGAATGTCTCTCCATGAGTAATTGGTGTCGCGGATATCTTCCTCGACATACTCGTCAAGCTGGTCAGAGTCGATAATGTCTTCGCAGATATTGCAGCCCTCGTCGGAGCAGAAATCAAGCAACTCCCACCATTCGGTTACATCGTTAAGGAAATCATTTCTTGTCATACTGCATCCTCTCTTTCTACCATTTCGGTATCAATCAATGTTAATTTGGATAGCGCCTTTTCTGTCAAAAACGCATACTGCAATCCAAGATTAGTGCTGCTGAGGTCGTGCTTCATTATTGACATGACCTCTGCTATGGACATACTTGCCCGTCTAAATTTAGAGAACTTACTTTTGAGGTTTGCTCCGCCGCCAGCCATATTACCAATAACCAAATCATACTCAGTGGAAGTATAGCCCAGCCGAGATGCTACAGCAAACCGCAGCCATGCTTCGGAGTAGCCCGCAAACTCTAACACCGATAGACCGCCCAAATCCTTTACGGTATATGTCTGGATGAAACCTGCGGTTGAGTGCTTGATTGCCATCGGTAATGCGTCAAAATAGTTTGGGGTAAGATAAAAGCCGCACCCGAAATCGCGGTACGGCTTGCAAAAAGATAAGGACGGTACAGTAAATGAAACTGGCGTGCCATGATACAGATACATTACCAACCCTCCCATATGTTTTGTGGAGCTGGTGACAGGGCTCGAACCCGCGACCCTCGGAGTACAAAACCGATGCTCTACCAACTGAGCTACACCAGCAAATGGAGCTGGAACTCGGAATCGAACCGAGAACCTACGCTGTACGAGAGCGTTGCTCTACCAGTTGAGCTATTCCAGCATTGGTCGGCTTCCCGCTTAGATTGTCACACGCTCATGTGCGGCTGGCGCCCCGCAAGCATACCAACCGGCCACTCTTGGGCTAAATCACAAGGGAGACGCATCTCCTCGCGCAGTTTTCAGCGGGCATTGTTATTCTCTGTGAGGTAAGCCGATAATCTCTCACATCATCTGGGCGCTACCCAGCCTCTGGCACGGACGGTTGGGAATCGAACCCACCACAAGCGATTTTGGAAACCGCCTCGCCAGCCTTGGAACATTCGCCCGTATAAGTGGCAGACTATTGCGAACTTGCGGTCTGCCAGCGCGACTCTTTGGTAACGCAGGTCTGTATCTGCGTTGCAGATTCCGTCTCTACAGGCTCTGCACAGCCCAGCCACTTTCTATGTGTCGGCACACCGGCATAATTCTGGAGAAACATTAGTCCTTTCCACGGCAATGCCATGCCGATGGCGCAGATGGCGGGGATTTGCACCCCGCATGACCTTACAGCGCATCGGTCTCCACCATTTAAGAGGTCGGCATCCTGTCTGTAATTTGTAGCGTCTACCTATTCCGCCACATCTGCATATCTGAAATCGGAATTACCCGATTGTACAGGGCAAAAAACTGGTCGTTGAGCTGTTTGTCCACATGGTAGTGACCGAAGTACCATCGCTTAAAATGAAGGTCTTGACGAATGCGTTCCAAAAAACTGACCATCGGGTCGTTTTCATACCAATTTGCCAGCAATGTCTGGATGCTGCGAGGGGCACAGTGCGTCACAACATAATCAACTGTCCAGTTGTTTTGCTCCAACGCACAAACTGCACGCTCCATCTCCTCATTTGACGGCATTTCCTGCTGCCACCATGAAATATGCTCCGTGCGATATGCCTTATCCACTGAGCGAGCACCTCCCATACAGAAGATTTTTCTACCATCAATGGTAAGAACCTGACCTCTGTCCAAATGATAAATGTCCGGTGCGATTTGCCTGACTTTACCGCCAAACTTATCTTCTAACGGGAACTGGTATAGCATATCAAAGTTTTCGTGGTTTCCGTCAATCCAGAGAGTGGTGAAGTTTTTGGCTGTGAGCCAGTCTTGCCACCACATCTCCCTGCGTGAGCCATCCCAGCACAACCCAAAGTCGCCACATATTATCAGGTAGTCATCTTTTGTCAGATTTTTCTGCTGCGGGAATTTTGTTGTGTTAAGTTTTTCGATATCGATATTGGCGTGAGTATCACCTGTTACATATATCATGGAATCCGATTCCTTTCTTCATTTGCAATCTACATGAGGTGTAGAGGTGTATCCAGGGCTCTCCTCGGGCCCGCGGCTACAAGCGGGCGGCTGATGTTAATTTGCTGTTGTGAGAGGAGGCAGTTGTGCCACAGGCCTTTAGTCTGTGTTTGGGATTTCGGCTGCTCTCTTGCATAGTGCGATGAGTCTTTGCCCGGCGGCCTGAGCATCCCTCATCCTGCTCTCCGCCTTCGTTGGCGGGCTGCCTTCGCTTCCCAGCAAATTGTTACTTTGGCCTTTGGCGCAAAGCACATTCCTTTTGGGATGTTATTCATTGCAAATGATTTTTTGTATTCCTGTAATCTACATAGGATGAGCGTGCCGGATACGAGGCGCCCTAAGCTTAACGCTGTACAGTTTAGTTCCTATTTTTATTTTCTGTTGGTGTGGAGCCCATTGTGACACAATGGCAGTTGTTACTCTTTCCGCGTCTGATGACCAGTTCGACTGGGTCGTGGCCACGACGGCAGCCGGTCTTCAGGAAGAGGCAAGGGTATTCCTTCCCAACAAGTTGTTACTTATGCCTTTGGCGATAAGCATTGCTTTCGCAATTATCCATTACAGGAAATGGCGGTTTAACCTCAAACCGCCAAAGAGATTATCTTAAATCGTCTTTGATAAGCCGCAGAACATCTGTCTCCATTTTTTCGTTGGTGTGCTTCACGATGGCATCGATAGTCTCCGGCTCTACCATGCGATAGTAGCTATGTAAACCCTGCATAGTTTGAACATCTTCTCTCGGCCACGAGATGCCCTTGCTCTTATCGGTAATGTAGTTGTAAAGCATGGACTGGAACTGGCGCTTCTTCTTATGGCCGACAGTAATTTCATTGTCCTTGTTGAGCATGACACCAAGATTCCAGTTACGACCTGCAGAAGAGCCGTATCTCGTTTTGCTTTCGTTGATGGTGAACGGTGCTCCAAATTCATGCAGCGTATCCACCACGAGTTTTTCTACACGATGCACATCGAAATCAACCTTAGACGAAATGATGAAGTCATCGGCATATCTGGTGTAAATAAACCGCTGCTTGTCAAAATCACGGAATGCATTGGCAAGCTTATAGTCAACAGGAATCATCATCACATTGGTAATCAGCGGTGAAAGCGGAGTTCCCTGCGGCAGGCCCCCGTTGAGAAAGGCCAAATCCAAGGCCTTCCGCAACTCTGCCTCGCCGTTGGGAAACTTTACGATTTCGCTGAATGGGAACACCATAGAAAACATTTTGATAACATAATCCAGTGTAGTGCTACCAAAGAAATCGTGCAAATCCAGCTTGCCGAACCACTTGCTATTGTTTTTTTGATGGCGCTTTACAGCATCAACTGTACATCTGTTTTTTACATAGGCGAATGCAGAAGTATGATACAATGCATGGTAATCTTCCTCAAAAATAGTCTTGAGATTCCGCAATGCGTTCATCAGCTCCGGTTTAGGAGCATCAATACGACGCAAACCACCAGACTTTTTGGGGATGTGGAATGTTTCATACAAAGTACTGCGTTCCTGTGCGCGAAGCGCCTCCGTTTGCTCATTAAAGCGTACCAGTTTACGGATAAGAGCATCCGTATCAATGCGGCTTGTGAAATGCTCACTTACCGTTTCATATGCATAGGTTCGTGTGTTGGAAACATTTGTGTTTATTACGGTTGGCGCTTGGAAGTTTTGAAAGAGGAACTCTTCCAGTGTCATTTGGTGATAAATCGGGGATTGCATGACCGTGATATATACCATAGCCCTATGCCTCCTTTTTATAGTCGTAACTGTAACCTACATGAGTGGTGCTGCTTATGAATCAAAAGAAGCTCTTTTGCAGCGAGCTGGGCGATGCTGCGTTGGAAGCGTCTTTTGCTAAGGGTTGCACATTATTGTTGTGTTTGGGTGGATTTCGCGTGGATATTGCTTGACAATTCGGGTTTGTTATGCTATGCCTCTATTTGGGTTCCCTGGCTGATGACCTTCTCCTTCGTGACTCATCCGGAGTCTCCAGTCGTCGCTCTGGGCAGGCGGTGTTTTCCACCCCGACAATTTGTTACTTCAGCCTTTGGCGTGAAGCCCCCGAAAAGGGTAATTCGTTACAGTTTAATGGCGCATTTTAAGGCTGCGCCACACCTAAAAGCTCGAACAGTTCTGCATCTGTGCAGGTTTCGTTTTTCAATGCGTAAGGCTTGATGTGGGCTACACCGTTTTCATCAACCACTACTTTCGTTTCCGGCTTCAACCGGCACATCGGCCTAAGTCCTGCACAATCACGAGGATATTTCCTCTCGTAATACCCAGCCCTTCCAATGGTCAAAGCATAATCTCCGAACCCATCCTGCTTGCCTGCTAACCAGAAGTTCATGTAAGACTCCCAACCGAAATTACCAAACCGGCCTTTCTTATCAGCACAGTCTTGCGTTGCTTTAGGACGAATACCCTTCTTGGAAAACAGCTTTAACTTCAACTGGTCATCAAGGATATCGGTGATAGTAGGAAGTCGAATGAGGGAACTGAGTGTTTCACCGTCAACCACATATTGCTGCATCTGCAAGCTATCGAGTTCGTAATCCTCGAAGAGGTATAGAAACCCATAATGGTTGCGATAGCTTTGTGCTCGGTTGCTGAAAACATTATTCGGAGGAGCATCTGCTTCATGAGTTTTGCGGAACCAATCGTCTCTGTCGCTGTTCAGGTATGTATGAATATTGGACAGCCGATAGTCGGGATTGCCAAGATTGCGCCTGCCGTCTCCAGTTCTTTCCGGTGCATCAAAGCAAAGATAATCCACGGCGCACTCGGTGATAAAATCGCAGTTTGGACTACCTTTCAGCCAAACAACAGGGTGCGGCTCATCGTTGTTGACACCGTAAGAACCAATGATGACCGGTGTCCCGACCTTAAGGCGTTCGACGGTAGTATCCATAATGCACCGCCCTCCTTTCGTTTTTCATTGCTGATTAAAAAGCGTCCAACATAAAGTTGAACGCATCCAGAATGATAAGCTTTTTCAATCCTTTTCCACGAATGAAGTTGACAAAGTTGGCAACGCCAAGTGCGCAGATAGCTCTGACGGTGGGGGCGACACCCAGCGTAATGCCGCAAGCGGAGACTGGCGTTTCCTCGGCTGCTTCTTCATGACTGAAGTTCATGGAGTTCAGCAGGTCTTTCTTCATCTTGTAGTCAGACCAGTCAGCAGCATAATGCTGCGCAGATTCCAGCAGAGTGCGGAAATCCAGCATCGCTTTGACATAGGGATTGTCGAAGTGCTTTTCAACAATCTGGCGGCGCAGTTCGATATTGTCTACGCAAAGGAAGACATATCCGGAGAGCTGCTGCCCGCTCCACCCCTTGGCATAAAGCTTGAGGTCATCCTTGATTTCAGGATTGATTTCAAACAGGATATCTGCCAATGCTTCCACCTTGGGGCGGCCAATATCCTGCTGACGGAAAATCTGATTTGCCAGATTATGCGGATTCACGACATCCATATCCCACAGAGCGAGATTGGTAATGCCAAGACGGACAAGGTTCTCTGCCAGCGTTGCGCCGACAGAACCGCATCCGACGATATTGATGCGAGCCTCTACCTTTTCAGGCTGGAAATACTCGTAGCTTTTGGACAAATCCATTGCCATTATCATTCACCTCCAAGATACTGGTCGCTGTAGCCGCCGTAGGGGTACACAGAATCATCGTCATCTTCGTCCCACATGGACTGCTGACAGGCATTCTTTCCCTGCCAGCCTGCGCCGATTCTTGTGCGCGGCTTCTCGGCCTTTTCGGACTTCTTGTCCGATTTCTTGTCGTCAGACTTCTTATCGGACTTCTTGTCGCCCTTATCTTCTTTCTCATCCTTTTTGCTGTCCGGAAGAGGATTATAGGGGGTGACAGAATAAGGTGGGCGGTTGCCACTGTACCCGCTATATCCGCCATAGCTCCCATAGGTATAGCTTTTCTGCTTGACCATATCTTTGGCGGTCTTGAGGAACTCAGCCAGCCCCTCATGTTCACCCTCAAGCTTGACGGTGATGTCCTTATCTTCAAACAGGACATTCTTCTTGAGGTCATAGATTTTATTTGTACTGACAAACGACTTGTTCCAAATCATGAAGATGTAGAAATCATCGTCCCCCAGCATATTGAGGATTTCCTCCTGATGATTAAGGTCTACAGAGGACGGGCTGGTCGGCATATTGACATGGGAATGTCCCTGCATATGAATGTTGTTGAAGCGCTCATCGTCTGCGTTCTGCATCAACCACTCAGCGTACTTCTCAGTGTCCATCTCAACCGTGGTTCCGGAGACCTCCTGCGGATAAACCACGATGTCTTCGATGATGTACTCATCTACGGCTTCGTCGGCTGCACGATGCGCAACACCATGCCAAGCGACCTCCTTATCGAATTCCTTGATAAGGAGCGCCATCTTTGCCCATGCCCCAGCGGTGAAGAAAACGGTTGCTTTTCTGTCACCACAGGTGAACACCTTTGTGAAAGACAGTTTCCCATCTGCCAGCTTTGTGAGCTGCAAAGCCTTTTCAAAATCTGCACGGCACTCAGCCATGTATTGCTCGGTCATCTTAATGGGTTTACTCATTTTGCGCCTCCTCCGCTTACTCATTTGTCTGTGCTTGCTGCTCCAACCAAGTGATGGCTTCGTTGGGTTTTACAACACGACCATCAGGCAGTTCAATGCAGCGATTGTTGCTGCCGTTGCCCCACATAGACCGCATAAACGAAGTCATGACCGCAGAGTCGCCCCAGTTAAGGCTCTTACAAGAAGCAATACACTGCTCCAAAGCACCGATGTAATCGTGATTTTTGAGGAGCCTGTTGATAGTGGTGGTATAGTTGCCCATGCAGTTGTAGTCGTTGATATGGGGATTGGGAAGGTAATCAGCGTACTCCGCGCCAAAGCTTCGATGTCCCTGCGGAGAAACACTACCATTGAGGTCAAAGCGATACGATGCACAGACACGGATTTTCAGACGCGGCTCCTCGCTGACAAAGATTTCGGTCATCAGCTTCTTCATCTTTTCAGCGGCTGCGCCTGTGTGGCCGGAACCACCATCAGGACGGTACACAAAACTGGTAGCACGATTGATGATTTGCTCCGCCATATCCCGGTCGAAATACTCCAGGCAATCCTTGACTGTGAAATACATATCGGTGTTGGTCACTCGCTCCAGAACCAGCTTGGTATTGCACAGGAAGTACTCCATGATTTCGGAGTCCTCACCGCCATCGGCAACTTTCTGCTCAAGACCCAGCAAGCGAATGCACTGTTCGTTACGCTTTGTGAACTGCTCACCGATGTTGTCATTCAGACGGGTAATTTCTCGGTCGATGTTCTGAATCATCTGTCTGACCCGGTCACACTCAATCTGCTCGTAGCGGGTCTCAAACCCCTTCAGCAATTGACGGATTCTTGCAGTTCGGAAATCATACCGTTCCGCAAGCTTGGCAAGACAGTGTTCATACTCTTCCGAGTTCTTTTCACGAAGGGACTTGACCAACGCAAGCTCATCCTCGGTGATGCCCTCCTGCTGGTTCAGATACCACGGCAGGAATGCAAGGATGGAAACCTGCAAGTAATGCATTTTACGGATGTCGAGATTGTCCGCAAAGATAATAACGCTCTTAAGCTCAGGGTTGATGTAGCAATCCACAGCAAAAGACTTGCGGTAGAACTCTGCGAACTTTTCGAGGCGATGATACCCCGCATACACAGAGGCAAACTTGTCGGCGATGATTTTCATGTTGGCAAGATTGCTGTCCGAGTCTGCCCGCAAACTATGAATAATAACCTGACCGGTTGCGCTCATATCATAGTTGTTGCAGATAGCCGAAACGGCTCTGTCCGCCGGAACACTACGAATCGTGTCTGCCGTATAATCAGAAGAGCCGAACAGCAGATTGACGGACTCTCCCTCTTTGATTCGAGGTGCAACTAAGGCACGAAGCGTCGCAAGGAAAGAGCAGTCGTTGCCGAAAGCACCGCCGGTGATGTTGGTAAAGTAGCTATTGGCAGCTTCCGTGGTAAACGGCGTTGACGAAATGCTTGTTTTGAACATAGGAACACCTCTATTCATTTTGTTATATGGTGGGGAATATCGGAGTCGAACCGATATGGTATGCACCAGCGGATTTTAAGTCCGCAGCGTCTGCCTGTTCCGCCAATTCCCCATAGAAAGAGCCGCCCGAATGGGCGGCTCAATTGGTCTATTGCTTGTGAATCAGGCGTTATCGGCCTTGACCACATTCAGCAGGAAGCACTTCTCGGTGATACCGAACTGAGCGAAGGTCTTGTCGAGGTCGCCGGGGTTCAGGGAAGACCCGTCGAGGTGCATGACGCCACGGGTATAGTCAACACCGTTCGCCTCCAGACAGGCACGCAGGGTGGTGGACTCGTCGATGATAACGGACTCGCGCTTGACATTGTTGCCAACAGTAACCTTAATCATAATGTTTCTCCTTTAATTCAAAATTTGTTTTGTTGTGAACGGAAGGGGGGCGGCATGAGCCGCCCCTTTGCGACCAGTGATTACTGAGCGACCGTGATGTTGCTCAGCACATTTGCCTTCTCAGCCGCAATCTCATCGAGGACGGCAGGCAGCTTCTCCTCAAGCTTGTTGAGGCTGATGATGGCGGCGCCCAGACGGTCAGCGACCCAGTCCTTAACATCGCCGGTCACGCCGTCGAGGAACAGGGTGATGCACGCCAGCTTCTCATCGTCGCGGGTCTCAGCGCCGAAAGAAGCACCGAAAGCGTTGATGTTACCGGCACCATTGGTGGTACCCACAGCGAAGATAGGCTCCTTGCCGTCCTCGCCACCCTTGAGAACCAGCTCCTTGGGACGATACTTCTCAATGGTCTTGATGTCCTCCAGCTTCATTGCGGAAGTTACGACAGCTGCGTCGCCTGCGATAGTGATTTTTGCCATGATGTATGTACTCCTTCAATACTGATGTACTCCTATTTGTTCGCCTTTCGGTTATCCGCCCACACCACGAGGAGGTTGGAGCCGTTGTGGGTATGAAACGCGCCCGGTCTCCTTTGCGGAGCGCCGGGCGCTTGTAAAAAGCCATTTGATTTTGCTGGTTCGGGCAAAAGCTGATGGCTACGCCATGCAGCTTTAAGTGCAGAAGCCGAAAGCGACGCCACGACTGTAGTTGGCGCAGCTATTGCTGGCGTTGCCGTAGCTGTTGACAAAACAGAAATGCTCGCTGCCGCCAGAACGAGGAGAACGCAACATGGTGTACTCAGGATTGCCGTTGCGGAGCTTAAACCATGCGACATCTTCCTGACGATACCACTCGTACCAATGTCCCTCACCGGGAGCGGAGTAAATATTGCGTCCATACAATTCCTTCTCAGACTTTATCCAGAAAGAGTCCAGCGTCTCGATAATACGATTCTCGCCAGTGTACACATCAGCTGTCTGCTTAATGACTGGTGTGACAACATCCAAAATCTCGTCGGGAATCAGACGATGAATGTCGCCATCCGCATCGTTGAGCCGATGGCGAATCTGCGTTGCTTCCCACGACCCTTCATTGGTGTCGCGCCTGTTCCAGGGGTAAGTGTTAGGCAGACAATCCACCATCTCCCAAGAGATAGGAGCCAAAGAACCGTCGCTCGTCTTGTCGTGATTGAAGCCGATGATGCGAAACTGAACCTGCGCACCGTTCTTCAGCACAACATTGCGGTAATCTCCGAGCTGCAAGAAATCAGCCGCATATTTTCCAAGCCCCTTTAAGGAACGCCATGGCATACTATCCAAACAGTTTGGCATTTCACAGACCTCCAATCAAAAAATGTGGCGGGGAGTGTAGGATTTGAACCCACGGACGGCTCATCACCGTCAACGGTTTTCAAGACCGCCGCCATAAGCCACTCGGCCAACTCCCCATAAAAGAAGGGCGGGTCATCTCAGACCGCCGCCCTTAATATCATCCCAAAAGCCTCCACTAAACTCTTCATCATCCACTGGATAACCAGCATCATCCTCATACGGAAACTCCGTATAGACCTCGCAGCCAGTTTCTTCATCCGTGATAATCATGGGGCGGTAAATTGGCAGGCACTGCTCCTGAGCGAGGTACTCCAAGAAGTGGTCTAAGACCTCGTTTACAAACATTTCTCCGTATGTATCCATGATTTCAGGACTGTTGTCTATCGACTCCTGCAAGACAACGGACAGGAAATCACACAGAGCGAGAGAAAGCTCGTCCTCGCGCTCATACTGAGCATCCTCCATATCCTGCCGAGTCAAATCTTCTGGTTCTTCCTCCGGCAATTCCGGCGGGCATTTCTTCCCATCAACAACCATGACAGGGAAAAGATATTGTGCATACAGGCGTTTCGCCGCTTCATTACAACCTGTCTCGGTCAGAACACACTCCTCATACTCCGGTTTTGCATCGCCCTTACACACGGAAAACAAAGGAAGCGCATTATCCTCGGTAAGATATACCGCATACTCTGTGTCCTTGTTCTCTGCAATGACGACCATCTCCTTTGACAGGCGGTCTTTATGGCTTTGAAAAAAAGCCCACACTGTATTTGCGGCCACATAAATATGAACCCCCATGATAGATGACCTCCTCACGAAATAGAATTGGTGCCCCCGATGGGGCTTGAACCCATGACACCCGCCTTAAAAGGGCGGTGCTCTACCAACTGAGCTACGGAAGCATAAACCGGCTGTTACGGTGCGCCCTGAATGGTGGACACGCTTGGATTCCACAGCAGCTTTGCCGTTTGAAAGGAAAACGATGAACGACGGACGAAAAGGAGGGAGCTACTGAAAGGACACAACACCGTGGCAAAGCTAATGGTGCAGGATAAGAGACTTGAACTCTTACGCCGAAGGCAGCGGGACTTGAATCCGCCGTGTCTGCCAATTCCACCAATCCTGCGTCTGAAAGTGGCCTTTAGGTCAGCCAACCACCATCTGACTAACTATTTTGTCATTACAGGCGTACTCTCTATTGGAAAGCCGTTAGCCGGTAATCTTGCCCCAGTCATATTTGTTAGAAGGGCTCCGTGGTGCGGGTAGTGAGATTTGAACTCACACGCCCTGATGGGCACAAGCACCTCAAGCTTGCCTGTCTGCCGATTCCAGCATACCCGCATAAGGCCAGAACCTTTACTCGACAATAAGGATAACGGAACTCCCACGCCGAGGAAGGCACCACTTTCTGATTGTGGCACACTTTACTTCGGGCTTCATGTAACGCTCGTCATCGATAGCACCGCTATAAAGCGTCTCGCAGAAACCGTCTGTGTTGCGCCGAACCAGCAGGTTATCGACCTGAGAGTCCAGCGAAAAGTGCGCTCTTATAAAATCCAAAACCGTCATGAGATGGCCTCCTTTGTGAAAGTTTCAAAGAGCTTGTCCAGTTCTGTTGCATCAACTTCAAACTCGTCATTGTCGTCAATACGCTTAATATCGCTTGCCGTAACGAACCACCCGTATCCACGAGAGCACGCCCCTTGACAGTCATGGCCTCCAACAACCTCTTCGTTCCATCTGACTCCGATGTGCGGGGAGGACTCAACGATAACACAGATAACTCCCTGCATTCCAATAGCGATGCTATCATTATTGTCCGGCGAGTCCCGAACGCATTCGACCTTATCGCCGACATTGAGGGTATCAGCAATCTTATCTTCGTCCATCTTCTTCCTCCTCAAAATGCTTGATGATTTCGGCAATGGAGTAATCATCCCACCATCCACCAGAATACTGGACGGCAGAACCGAAGAAACCCCGTTTAACGACAACTGTCTTGTTGGGAATGTCGATATGTACTCTTATCCGACGCATTTTAACCCTCCATTTATCTCCAGTTGGTGGACACACGGCCATCCGGATGGATGATGATATTGGAATAGCCGTCACCGTAATCATTGTGACGCTGCTGCCACATATCACCGAGTGTTACACGAGCGTGTTTTCCTGCATAGTCAAAGGTTGCATACACAAAGAAATCGCCGATTCTGAATGTATGCACATCGACATCTGCGTCCTGCTGCAAATCATTCCAAATATCTACAGGGTAATCTTTCTTTTCAAGGCCGCTCAGGAACCGAAAAGAAAAGCTGCTGGCATCCATCTTCATGTAGTCCTTGATAAAAGTAAGCGTAGGATTCTCAACTATCGTTTGGACAGTACACCCCGGAAAACCAGCCGGGTCTGTCCAGACATAGTCGTTGCGGGAAAGGTTGATGTGCGCCAGCCCATTCAGTTCCGTGCTGAATCCCGTAGTGTTGATGGAACAAAACACACCATTACCGTTCTTACGATAAGTCTCAACGATATTGGCGATGTGCTTGGGATAAAGGCCGGGTTCGCCGCCCGTGATAGACAACCGTGCGTTGGGATGCTCCAGCAAAACCCGCCTCAACGCCTCGATTTGTGCATCAAAATCATTGTCTCCCGACATGGGATTCTGTCGTTCCAAGCAGAAGGGGCAGTGGAACGGACACTCCTGTGTCGTAATCATCTGGACATTGATGCGATAATAGAGAGGGCGTCCGAGAGAAGTTCTGACAGTCCTGTTCGCCAGCCTATACTGCAAGTCGTTGCTCATTTCGGCTCGAATATCCTCGTAGGAAGATATGTATGGTATGTAGTTCATCTTGCTGCTCATCGGCGTCCCTCCTCATGAATTGTTCTTAGCCTCTACCCACCAAGAGAAAGGCTATAAATGCGACAAGAACCGTTATTACGACGCTGTCATAAGCTACTCGAACATAGTTGTCGGTTCTCATTCGCTCCATCTTTGTACGGAGGCGCTGGATTTCTTCGTTCTTGCTTTCACGCTCAAATTTGTATCGGTAGTACGCATCACCAGATATAAAATCATTACGCTCCACGCTTTTGCCTCCTTACCAAAGTCATGTTTGGTGTCCTCGCCCTTGCCATACACTCCGGCCTAAACCTAAGTTTGCCGGAACCTCACCCATGCTCTGTGTGTATGTCATCCTCGCCTCTGGCAAAGACGATGTGCCGACATTTCTTATTACCAGTCTTAGCTACACCTCACTTGCGATATAAAAGGCAAGCTACAGATGGAGCGTGGTAGGCACATACCACCCAAACCCCTGCTTAGTCCCGCCGGTTCTGGTTTACGACATGGTTTGGTGCTCATGCCCTTGAGCTTTTAGGCGATTAACTATCTCTCACCGGCTTGATTTGCTTTTGTTAAGGCGGTGCCAGAGCATCCAGCGCTCATATCCCGTTATCTTCCGCCCAGCGTAGTCGCTGACCCAGCCACTATATATCATTTCAAGTGGGCTTTTGGTGGAGATAGTCGGACTTGAACCGGCGACCCTCTTCGTGCAAAGCAGATGCTCTCCCAACTGAGCTATATCCCCATCTCAGAAGCGGCTTAGAACCCCTTGCTACTCAGCCGCATGATGTTCCCCACTTTGCTGCTTCCTGCATTCTGGAAATACAGGACATTCTTTGCTCCAGAAACAAAGCACGAACATCGTTCCCTATTGGTGGGAAAGGTTGGATTTGAACCAACAAGGGGTGCGCAACCTCCCAGGGCTCTACTCGCCCCGCGTCTAACCGTTTCGCCACTTTCCCGGATTGCTCGTCTGTCCGAACCGTCAAGCGTCTTTCCGCTTTGTCATACTCGGAGGTCATATATATTAAACAACTCGTTACCGCCCAGCCAAGTGGTACTCCCCACGGTCACATATACACCCGACAAACCATTGCTCTTGGATTTTGCAAAAAGTTGGTGTTTATGCTTTGGTGTTTGAGCTTTCTTCAATAAAAAGCTTTAAGGGTTGAGCATTGAATATTTAATTTTGAGCTTTGAACTTTACAGTTCAAATGCCGTCGCTCCCGGTTAGCTCTCTATGTCTAACCAGTCAAAAGCACGGCGGCTATGCTCTTCAAAAATAGATTTGATTTTGTTAGAACCTCTTTTAACAAAATTAAATATCAGCTTAGCAGGCTGGAGCCAATTCTTTTTCACTTTACTTATCTGTACTTGGCAAAACAGAGAAGGCATATGATTCGGGGTTTTCGGACGGCAACGAAGTTGATTGCTTAAACGGTTCCGGAAAACTCGTCTGTCACGATTGCCGTGTGTTTCTTATGCCTATCGAGTAGCGCAATGAGAGATGCCTCGACATCATCCAGCAAATCGGAGTAGACGCTTCCGTAAAGCTTTGCTTCATTATCCGGCTCCCGTTCATCGTCTTCGGGAGAGGGAACCTTGATGTTGTAGGTATCAAGAACATCCTCAAACAGCTCGACAATGAGCATCGCTTCATCACGGGTGTAGATAGTGCCGCTTTGCGGCTTGTGCTCCTCACTCATATCAGTAGGAGATTTCCAGCTCGGTCAGCGCATTGGAAACCGACAGGGCGGAGTCAATCTCGACCATGAAGTCGTTGATTTCTTTCTCCAGACGACCCATCTCATCGGCGATGTGAATGGGGTCAACGATTTCCATCGTCTGTGCGGCGATGAAGTCGGCACGGACTTTCTTGATTTCGTCACTGGCGCCCTTCATATCGACATTGCCATAAAGGGACTTGACATACTCATCGGCACGCAGCTCCAGAACATCGCCGTTGTTCTTGTCAGCCTCCATGCGGGCGCGGCGATTGTCGTTATCCAGCTTCTTGAGCAGCATCTGCTTCAGAGGAACGCCGTGGTTCTTCAGTTCGATTGCCTCAGCAACCGTGTACTCTTTGCCGCCGATAGTCACCTTGACAATGGCGTTGGACAGTGTGACCGCACGCTTGATAGCATCACGGCGGGCGATGAGGTCGTTTGCGGACTGGTAAGCGGCCTGAATCTCCTTGCAGTAATCGCCGACACTCACACCGGCAACCTTGCTGTTGGCGTGCTTGTTGGCGAAAACAAAGGGGTTCTGCTGCATACACTTCTGGATACGGGAATCCAGCGTCTTGAGTTCACACAGCGCCTTATGGACAGTCATCTTTTCAGTAGTCATAAACTTGTTCTCCTAATCTTTGATTTTTGATGAATTACTTGCCGCGTTCAACGGCTACTTTCAAACCCTCACTGGGTTTGAAGAATGGAACCCGTTTGGCAGGAATCGGGACAGGCACATTGGCTTTGGGATTTCTTCCGACCCTCGGCGCTCGTTCTCTTGCCTCAAAAACGCCCAGCTCCGTCAGCTTGATTTTCTCACCGGCAGACAAAGTATCTGTGATGATTTGAAAAACAGCATCCAAAGCGACACGGGCGTTTACCTTTGTCATCCCTGTGCGCTGTGCGAGAGCAGAAATCATCTCTTCCTTGTTCAATAAATCAGCCCCTTTCCTTTATTGGATGAACCGTAAGCCAGTCAACCCGCTTTCAGTTCGCTATATGCTTCCTGCATGGTATCGGCAGAAAACTGAAACTCGCCATCGAGAAAAACCTCGATATGCCCATTGATATGACGGAACTCATACATACCGCCGACCTCCAATCCTCTATCAAGAATGAAATCATATCGTTCCATAATGTCGTCTATGTAATTGTTGTCAGGGTTATATACCATATAGGACAGAAAAACTGTTCCATCCCGCATCTGGTAATCCCCAATCTTGTACGGGATATAGCAGCCATCTGTCGGGCAGGCAATATACCATCCGCTATTTGCCGAGGAGTTCAAAATCACACCATCACCAGTTTCGGCGTTTATTGCCATACCGATGCAGCGTTCAATGATTGTGATACCCTCGCGGTTTTCCAGCAATTCTGTGGTCAACTCAGAGGAATCGACAAGCTGATAGTCGCGCAGACCATTTGCTTCCAGCGCAGACAGAAAACCCTTCTCGATTTCCTCGTAATGGTTGATTTCCGTTTCGCCGCCGTAGACGCTTACCGTCAGTGTTTGCGGAGATTCGGAGCAACCACAGCAGGAAACCATGAGCAAAATCAAAAGGAAAGACAAGAACTTTTTCATGATAAGCTCCCTTCCATTGTTGATAACGGGAGGAAGTTTCACCCGACGGCTATAGCCGTAATACTCCAACTTCCAAGGATGCACTTTCTTAATCATATCCCGTGGTCATGGCAGCATTTCCATAACACTTGGACACTTTCGTAGTCCCCAACGCCTTGTAAAGCTTTCAGAATTTTGGGTGCCCCCTCACTTACCTTCACTAATACAAGGACTAAGCGTTAAGTGGGAAACCACTCCACGGAATCGTACCGTGCCAGCCTTACGGCATCGAACCTCGCTTTAAGGTGAACCATGTTTCCCAGATAATCAGATACATTCCGCCAAAGCCATACCGGCGGATTTCAAAGACTCCGGGAATGCCGAATCGCCAGACCATGTCGCCTCCTATGCGCCTGCAAACCTTTCACCATTACCGTTCTGAAACCCCTGTCGTTTTCAATTTGGAAACCCTGCAATTATTGCGCTGAGTTCGACGGTGTTACGGTGAAAGGCAGCAAACTGGGAAATCAGAGGATTACAATTTGCTTTGAGAAAAGCATATAGAACCCGATAGGGGCGATGAGAAGAACCGCCGTGCAGTCTTTTTCCTCCGGTGTAACTCCGGTGGACGCAAGCCAGAACATCAGGGCGCAAATTGCGATGAGTGCAATACCCATCAGCTTCTGCTCGACGACTTTCCGGCGGCGTTGGTTTCTTGTGAGCGATTTTCTTGCATAACCTGCCATATCGGAACCCTCCCACTATGTAATTACCACACTCTGCGTTTACACGGGCTTGTGACCGTTTATCGAAAACTCGATAAGCCGCATTACGGCAACCGCACTGGCTCCCCACCTCATTTAACGCCGCCAATTTCCCTTTTGCCTACGGCGTACCAATGCGAAAAAACTTATATATCAGCGTAAGCGGAATGACCGCTTCCCCATTTGACCAAAACTCGCGGGCAAGCTACATTTCCGATGATGGTCACGCCATCGGAACAGCGGGCGATATGCCGCCCATCCTCGTGAGAAAACCTCACCGCAGAACCGGAACGGTTCACAAGCCCTTTTACCCGTTCTTTGAAAACATCATAGGACATATGAAAACTCCTTTTGTGGATTGGCGGCTTTAGGCATAAGAAAAACCGCCGGACGATTACCCATTCTACAAAACTGCCAGCATTGGCATGGGTTCGGCGGCGGTTCTTCAAAACCCGCAGTTAGTTGTCTTTCTTGGTACGATAGTCCAACTCGTAGGACTTGCCGGTGACGATGCGATGGCAAACCTCAGCCAGATAATTGCGGAAATACCGGTGATTGGAACAGGTGACGGTCAGAGCCTTGCGGTTCTTCTTGGAATACACGGACATAAGGAAGTTGACATCGTGAGATGTCGCCTTATACTGTTCGCCCAGCATGGCGGTGATAACCGTCTGCAAAGTCTTGAGCAGATTGGTCTTGCTCACGGGGTTCTTGCCCATGTCAAACTCGCGGGCAATCTCGCTCATAGCGTAACTGTCGTTGACCGCTTTGGGGTCGATACCCAAATCCACGGCTTTCTGTGCGGTCAGCAGAAAGTTCATCTTCTGGGCGATATGCGCCCAATTCTCGTTGGCACCGATTTTGCCGCAATACTTGTGGAGCTTGAGCAGGTCAATCTGACGCTCTTTATCCACGATAGTGCGGACAGGAACCTTGTCATCGCCCTTCTGCTCGTCCTTGACCCCGATGGTAACATAGGACAAGGTCGTGACTGCGGTGAGCATGGGATTATCAGTGTTTTTGCAGTCCTCAAAGCACATATCCCGGACAGTAGCGGTGTACTCATTGACCTTTTCGGTCATAGCCTTTTCCGCTTTGGTTGCGTCCTCATACTTGCCGTTCTGGATTGCATCATTGTAATCCTTGACAAGGGCTTCGGCGTCAGAGCGCAACTGTGCCAATTTGGCGATGTTTTCTTCTCTGGTCATTTTGAAATGCCCCTTTCACAGTTTTTCTTGGGTGATAACAGGCTTATCACTCAATGAAACCGCCGAAGAAAAACCCTCGGCGGCTCTATCAATGATAAACCCGATATTTGAAATGGTTCCGGCTCTGCATTTCGGCGCATGGGGTATATTTTGCCCCACAGCCGTTGCAGTATCGAACGGAACACGCACCATTTCCGATACTCATTTCTATCGGGGACTGTTCTGTTCAATTCGCAATACTTGACCAAATTCGGCTTTCATATCTATATGCCCTTGCTTTCGGCTCCTCGGAGCACAATACCCTTGGGTAGAAAACTCGGACGATACTACTTACTTTCAAAAGTCGTTCTTGTATAGCCATCAGTTATGCAAGCCGCACTTAGGTTCATAGGCGCAAACCTCCGGGGATTTTCACTATCTCGTACCATGAGCCTAACTCTCATGCACCGGCGACGCCCGAATTTATCGGGTAAACTGCGCTTTATAGTCCCTCAGTCGGACTACCATCCATTATTTATCCTTGCGGATTACAAGTGCCCTGATTTTTATAGTTGTCTGGGAACAGTACCGCAACTTGTATTGCCTGTCATGGAAGTGGCGGACATCTCCGCTTATATTCCTCTGACAATACCCACTCTGCATTTCTCATGCGGGCTTGTGACCGCCAAAGGCTGCATTAGGCAGGGGAACTTGTATAATCAATATCGCAATCCGCCTCAAACTCAGATTGCACCGGTGTTCCCCTCAAAACCGGTGCTAAACCGATTAGAGGTTTTAGTGGGTTTCCACCCACTCGGACAGTGGCAAGGTTGCCTGAATACTCAGGATTAGCCATAGGGCTGTCTTAGCGTGACCGCCTTTCGGCGGCGGGGTCTTGCCCTGCACCCTTAACCGCAAGGGGTGTACCCTGTGTGCGGCGGGGCGGCGGGGTCTTGCCCTGCACCCTTAACCGCAAGGGGTGTACCCTGTGTGCGGCGGGGCGGCGGGTGTTCCTTGCGGTTGCGGGTGGTCTGTCCAAAAGAAAAGGGCGGGGGCGTTGTGCCCCCGCCTTGCGTGCGGTGTAGTGTTCGGTTTAGTCCTGTGCGGTGGTCAGTCCGTGCGGGGTCAGTCCCGCCGCCGTGGCTTTCGTCTGTATCTGTCCCACGGTCTTTGCAATCGCCCTTTGCGTTACGCCTAAATAGGTTGCTATTGCCTTGTACCCCTTGCCTTGCATACGCAAGCGGAGTATCTGCGCTTGTCTGTCGGTCAAGTTCAGACTTGCAACAAGCGTTTCATAGTCGGCGGCGGCTTGTCTGTCGGTGGTGTAGTTGCCGTTGCAATCGTACCCGCCTAAATCGGTGTACTTGCCCATGCGATAATAGATAGTGTCCAGTCCGTCCGCTGTCATGTCCTCTATGTAGCTGTACCCATTGCGGGGGTCAGTCTGGACGGCACGGGAATTTTGGACGGCTTGCCGAACGGCTCTATAAACCTCTTGAATGGGGGTTGTTTCATCGTCCCTATATGCTGCGCTTTCGTCCGAACGGATATAGACACGGCGGGACAGGCGGCGAACGGTGTACTTGCTATCAAGCCAGTTTTCGCCGTTAGCGTGTTCGGCGGCTTGTTCCAAAATGGCAAGGGCGGCGGTCTGCACAAGGTCAATACCGTCTGAAAGCGTGGTATCAATCAGCCCCACAAGGGCGGCGGCGGCGTCCTTGTCCGCCGTGACGGTCACTAAATCGCCGTCGGCGTTGTAGGTGGTGGCGGTGGCGGCGTTCGCTGTGCGGCGGGTGTTGTCCAGCGTGGCAAGGTCAGCGGCAATCCCTCTTTTCAGTGTTACCATAGCGGGATTAAATCCGGTGTTGCTTGCGGTGTCCCGCTGTGCGGCGGTCTTGCGCCGTGGGTCAATGCACTTATTGATGACAGAGTATGCAACGGCGGTTGCAAGGGCGGTCAATTCCTGTGCGGTGTCCTTGCCTTGTGCAAGGGCGGTTTCATAGTTGCGTTTGACGGTTTCAAATGCGCTTGCGGTGGTGGTGTTGGCTTTCGCCTGTGCGGTTGCTTTCGTGTTCGTGTTCATCTTGTGTTTCCTTTCTGCCGTTGGTGTTTTTGGCTTGCGGTGGTGTTGTGGTGTCCCGCTTGCCTTGTTCGGCATGAACAAGTATAGCACCACTTGCATACAATGTCAACACAATTTTTTGACATACACCCATAGCCGCAAGGGGTGTACCCTGCCGCAACCGTCCCCGCCCTGCCTGCCGCCTGTCGTGCCGCCGTTGCCGCCGTGGTGTCTACTTGCCTTTTCGGTGCTATGGCAAGTAGGGGGGTGGTTATGGTCTTTTCAGCCCCCGCCGACAGTGCAAACAGATGTAGTCGGTTCATCTGACCCAAACCATCACTTTTTATTGCAAGCCCTGCACGCCTTGATTTTACTTGCTTTCTCGGCAAAGAATGTCCAGAGGAACATGATTGGTTAAGCCCTTTGCGTGGATGCTTGTGAGGAGGATTCAACTTGTCCAAAAGAGAAAAGGGCTTAACTACGCCGCCTGTTATTTATACTTCTGTTTTTCACTGTTTTCACTATGTTGTCTACTAATTATACTTACATTCCATAAGGGAATGTGGTATAATATCGGTATAATCAAGATAATTAAATAGACTACATTTTGATTGAGAAAGGAGAGCTACGATGGCTAAGATAATCCACATCGACTTCACACAGGAGGCTAAGTCCTCATCTGTCATCGACATTGCCACCGTCCAGCAGAGCTGCCGTAAGCTCAAGGCTGGCCTCATCGCCCCCGCCGCTGAAGAGGTACATACTGACCTTGCTGTCGAGCACTCCGCTGAGCCCATCAAGAGCATGGACGACATCATCCGCATCTCTCAGTTCCTGATAGGACAGAAGCGATTCAGAGATAATATGCTGTTCATTGTTGGTATTAACTTTGGACTTCGTATCAGTGACCTTCGCTCTCTGCGCTTCACCCACATTATCAATGATGATTGCACCTTCCGTGACCGCTTTCCGGTTCTGGAGAAGAAGACACGGAACACTCGCAAGCGTCAGCGCAACCGTTACATTACCATTAACACAGCGGTTGTGGAAGCTGTGACCCTGTATCTTGAAAACACGCCCGGTGTTCACCTTAGCGACTATATGTTCCGCAGCCAGTCCAATAATGGAGTGAACGAAAACAAGCCTATCAGTAAACAGGCCGTTGACCTTATGCTTAAGGGCATCGCCAAAGACCTTGGTCTTGGTAATCGTATGGCGACCCACACACTGCGTAAGACCTTCGCCTATCATCAGATGGTGATGAGTGGTAACGACCCCCGCAAGCTCTTGCTCCTCCAGAAGATATTCGGTCACTCCACCGCCGCTCAGACTCTGGATTATATCGGCATTACCAGCGAAGAGATTGATGAAGCCTATCGGAACCTCAACCTCGGCAGCGTCAACCACAACTATCTGGTAGATAGTGATATTGGAGAGACTGAAATTTTAATGGCCTGATGACCATCTGCTGCACCTTGATAATCGCATATCGGATAAACAAGTTAGGACACACCGAGTGTCCTGGCCGTTTCGGAAAGTCCTTGTGACACAGGGCTTTTCGATTCAAAGGTTATAAAGAAGGAGGAGTTTGAAAAAAGAGCATAAAAAAAGCTACTCAAAGCAGGTTACAGGAGCTGCGTTGATAGCGACAGTATAACCAGTCGAGCGGCTTTTTTGTGTCCTAAAAATTTTTGGATGGTTTGGTTAATCAAAAATACGCAGAAAGGATGTGATGACACCACCCAATGAACCAGATAACAATTGTTGATGCCCGCATGGGCAGAGGTAAATCGTCGGCAGCTATTCGTTACATGAACCGGCACAAGGACAACAAGCGGTTTTTGTACATCACCCCATATCTGGACGAGGTCGGGCGTATCTGCGAACGCTGCGACTTTGACCAACCGGACAGTGACCACATGAGCAAGTCATCTGAGTTGAAGCTCCACCTTCGTCTTGGGCACAATGTCTCCGCAACGCATTCACTGTTTTATCTGATGGATGACGAGGCGCTGAAGCTAATTCGAGAGAAGCACTATTCTCTTATCGTAGATGAAAGCATTCAGGTAATAGAGAGGCTGAACATCACCGATAAGGACTTCGACCTGATTGTAACCCAACTCGCTGAAGTTTTAGAAGACGGATGCATCCAGTGGAAAGATGAGGAGTACACCGGGCGGTTCAGCGATTACAAGGAGATGGCAAACACCCGCTCACTATTCCGGCTGGACAATGCGCTGCTGAACATTCTCAACCCAGAACTACTTCGCTCATTTGACGAGGTATTCATGCTGACCTACCTTTTCAATGGGCAGTACCAGAAAGCCTATCTGGATTATTTCGGGTTTGACTACAAGGTCGTCGGTGTGGAGAACGATGCCAATGGGTATCGGTTCTCTGACAGGCCGGATGAACCACCTCCCCTGGATTACCATGACCTGATACATATTGTGGATAACCCCAAGCTTAATGCGGTTGGCAATAAGACTTATACCCTGTCCAAGTCGTGGTACGACAAGCGCGGGTATAACAATGCCGAAATTCGCACACTGCGAAACGGCATGAAAAAGTTCTTTCAAAGCATTCCGGGCGGAGGGCAGGAAACCCGGCTATGGACTTGCTACAAGAGCGATGTGAACAAGCTGGTAGACAGCAAGACCGGAAGGTTCCGTAAGAACTTTCTGCAGACCAGCGCCAGAGCGACCAACGAGTATAAAGACCGTACCGATGTGGCCTACATGGTCAACCGGTTTGCCGACCCCAACATCATGAAGTTCTTCCATACACAGAACATCACTATCGATGCGGATGCCTTCGCACTGTCCGAGATGCTGCAGTGGATATGGCGAAGTGCCATTCGTGATGACCGCCCTATCAACCTGTACATACCGAGCAAGCGCATGAGAGAGTTGCTCATGAATTGGATAGACACGACGAACGGAGGAAAGACGATTGCAGAATAATTACCCCTATACATATGAAGACTCCGATGAGCTGCGGCTCAAGTGTGAGGAGATTTTTGAAAATCCGCTTGAAAACGATGCGGAGCTGGAACGACACATAGAGCGTGAGAGGATGCGCTTTTACCGAGAGTGGTTCCAATACACAGCCGAAGATTATGAGTAAGGCTTTTTATTTTTCCTTATCATAGCAATTAAATAAAATACAACTGTGAGGTGAGAGAGTCTGGCAAAACAGTTAGTATGTCAGAAGTATATCTTCAAACTGCATAGCAGCAGACTGCGAAAGGCCAAGTGGAAGCTAACGCTGCCCATAGCGGAAGCGAGGCGGAACGATGAGGTTATTTCGCTTGCAGACAGCCAGGTACTGCGCTGGCTGGATGAGCTGAACGGGATTACCGATGCCGAGGCCAGAGCAAAGGAAATCAAGATGGAGATTCGACGGCTACGCAAAAAGCAGAACAGCGTGCAGAACCGCCGCCGTATCAAGCAGCTTTATGCACAACTGGACACCATCCAATTCAAGCCGGATTATCTGTGCGTTATCATCGACAAAGAGAAAGACTATCACCGTGCCTGCCGTGGTTTCAGCATTAACGGCATCAAGTATCAACGGCTCTTGGGGACAAACGGAGGCGTCAAGAATGAGACGATTGTCTTTGTCAGCGAACGGCACGCAGATGAAATCCGCAGGCGCATCAACAATGGCCGCAATATGGAAAAGGCGATGGTTCCCGCCAAGTTGGAAGCCTACAACGCATTGACTTGCAGCGCATCTATCCCGGTGTCCATGCCGCACGGCATTCTGGTAGTGAGCGACTGTGAGACGGAGTTCCTGTCCGATATTATTTACCTGAACGATGAGGGCGACGGAGAACCTGTGATGGAGGAGCGTAAGCAAGCGACCGTACAGCTTAAAGAGTCGGACGGGTACGGTTTGATGCTGCCGTCTTTGGCAAGGCGGTGGTCAGAGGAGCTTGAGCTTGACTATCTCGTCAGCGGAGTGAACACCAGATTCTCATGGGAGAAGGGCATGGTATTCACCTTTGACTTTTTGGACTTTGCCAAGAATGTCGCCGGAACTTACATTGTCAAAGACGCATGGGGCAACGATGTGGATGTGCGGAATGTAGAGCTGATACTGACGACCTCCATGCTGAAGCTGTGGGATGCCTACGCCAGCTGCGACGACTATGTACAGAATTGTCTCCGCAATGGTTATACCTTCGGTGTGGCAAAGACTTGCCCTAAAGAGTCGGAAAGCGAGAGAACACTGAACTATCAGTTCATCCAGAGCTATGAGTTGGACGACGCAGATATGGAGCAGCTTATCAAGCCGACAATGGATGAGATAAAGGATGTGCTGTACGCCGATTGGGTAAAGACTGTTCTGTTTCTCAAAGGTGCGGGACTGAACGAAGAGAATGTCGGCTGCATGGAAAACGACTTCATAAAGGCGCTGATGATTGAGCCCCATATTCTCAACGACCCCTATGTGCAGAGCAGCGTCTACCAGATGATAAAGAACCGCATCAGCGAGGCTAAGGTTGGCGTGTTGAAGGTACACGGGAATTATTCCATTGTGTCCGGCGACCCCTATTCTCTCTGCCAGCACATTTTTGCCATGCCGGTGACGGGACTGCTGAAAGCCGGTGAAATCTATAACCAGTACTGGTGCCGACAGGGCACACAGAAGCTGGCTTGCTATCGAGCACCAATGACTTGCCACAATAACATTCGGCTGGTATATCCGAATCATAGCGAAGCGGCAGCCTACTGGTATCAGTATATGACGACCTGCACTATCTTCAATTCGTGGGACACTGCTGCCCATGCTCTGAATGGTATGGACAAAGATGGCGACCTTGTGATGCTGACCGATAACGATGTTCTCGTCCGCAACCTGAAGGAACTTCCTGCGCTGATGTGCGTGCAGCGTAATGCCAAAAAGAAAATCGTCACCGAAGCGGACTTCATTCAGGCAAACATCGACAGCTTTGGTGACGATATCGGGAAGACAACGAACTGGATTACCTCCATGTTCGATGTGCGGGCGCAGTTCAAAAAGGGCAGCAAGGAATACGATGCGCTTGATTATCGCATCAAGTGCGGACAGCTGTTCCAGCAGAACGCCATTGACAAGGCCAAAGGAATTATTGCCAAGCCCATGCCGAGAGAGTGGCATGACCGCCACAGCGTCAACACCATTGAAGACCCAGCCAAGCGACGCTTTTATCAGAAAATCGTAGCGGACAAGAAGCCGTACTTCATGCGCATTATCTACCCTACACTGATGAAGCAGTACAATACATACATAAAGAACACCAACAAGAACGCCATGCGGGAATTCCAAATGACGGTGGACGAATTGCTGGAGCTGCCGCCTGCGGAACTGAGTGACCGGCAGAAGGATTTCCTCCGCTATTACGAGTCCCGGATGCCGGTTGGCAATCACGATTGCGTGATGAACAGAATATGCCGTCGTTTTGAGCAGGAGTTTGACGGGTATCTCGGACGGCACAGTGCAGAGACAGAGTTTGACTACACCGTCATGAAAAGTGGCGCCGCTTATACCCGCTCACAGTATAACGCAATTCTGAAGCTGTATGAGAATTATAACCACCGGCTGCGCAGCTATGCTGTGTTTGCGAACTATGAACGAGTAGACGAGTATGACACCTTCTCCAAAATGATGGAGATGCGCACGGAGTTCGAGCAGGAGTGCAGCAAGATTTGCTCCAATCGGTTCGCCTTGTGCGACATCGTATTGGACATTTGCTACCGGAAGAGCTCGACCAAGCGTTTTGCATGGGAGATGTGCGGAAATGAAATCATCCGCAATCTGCTGAACAAACATGACGGATTGATTTCCTATCCGACCATTGACCCCGCCGGAGAAACCGTGTTTTGCGGGAACCGCTTTACCCTGAGACAAAAGAGACTGGAGGAATTCAATGAGCATTGTTCTTAACGAATATGACTGGGCGGAGAGAATGCTGAACAGCCATGACCTCGGCCCGAAGCCCGTGGAGACCCTTAGCCGCATTTCGAGATATTACTATGAGAACCAGTACAGCAAAAAGGAGATTCGACGGTTGCTCGACTCCTTTATGCTGCAGTGCGACCCGTCCGTCTCACTTGTCCAGTGGTCGGACATTCTGGACAAGCTGACAAAGAATGCGGCCAAGTTTCCATTGATTCGGCTGGACGGAGTTGACATCACTGAGAACGAGCTGCGAAAGATTGAGGCGCTTGAGGGTAAGCAGCTCCGGCGATTGGCGTTTACTCTGTTGTGCGTTGCAAAGTACTGGGATGCTGCATCCGACAAGAATAACCATTGGGTCAACAGTTCTGACAAGGAGGTTATGCAGATGGCGAATATCAATACCTCTATCAAGCGACAGAGTTTGATGTTCGCAGAGCTGCGCAGTGCTGGCTTTATTCGGTTTTCCAAAAAGATTGACAACCTGAATGTACAGGTATGTTTTATGGAAAACGGTAAGACAGCGATACATATTCAGGACTTTCGCAATCTCGGCTATCAGTACATGAAGCATTATGGCGGGCAGTACTTTGAGTGCGAGAACTGCGGCCTGACTGTGAAGATGCAGGAACCCGCCAAAGGCCGCCCGCAGAAGTATTGCCCCAACTGTGCCGTAGAGCTGCACACAAGGCAGATTGTTAATTCAGTAATGCGCCGAAGACAGGCTTTGAAAAACTGAATCTGTTTACAAAAAGTACCCCCGTCAAACCGTTGTGCCACAAGGCAAAAGGGCGTGTTTGATGGGGTGTAGTAATGAATGATAATAGCAAACCTATAAAATAAAAATTTGAAGCAAAGGATGATAGTTCAGTGATTGCAATTACTTTATCTGAAAAAGAGGCCATTCGTGAGAAGTTCCCCCGTGTTCACATTGTGCGCACGATGAAGAGCGACTCAAAACGGCATCATTATTATATGGTTGAGGAGGGCGCCCCCATGAGACTGCTGCGCAGCCTGCGTGGGCAGGAGCGTCCTCGTGACAAGCGAAAGGGAGTGTAAGCCATAGGCACCAATACAGCAAGCTATAAAGAAATGCGCGACATCGTTATGGGAAAGTTGGTTGACCACACCATAGACGATGAGTACGAGGACTTGAGTGAGCGTCTGTTTGGTGAGGGCAACTGCTTCAACTCCAGTGAAGTCCGGAAGAGAATGTATGGGATGCGTACCATCATCGAAGCTATCGAGCGTGATGGCGAGGCTACCGTATGCGATGAAGAGCAGCTATCTGCCTTGGAGGCTAAACGCATTGAGCTGCTCAAGGAACGGCAGAAGTTCTTCGACCAGAGAAATGCGTTCAACAAACTGATTCGTGAGCGCTCCCGGCAGGAGGAACTCAACGAGATTCTTGTGGAGGCGGTCAGGAGCGGAAACTTACCTCGCCTTGCCTATGAGCCGTGCCATATCGAACCGTCTGACAACGACCTGCTGGTCAGTCTTAACGACATTCACTACGGTGCGGATGTGGACAACCATTGGAATACATATAACTCAAATGTGTGCAGAGAAATGATGTGCCGGTATTTGGACAAGGTCGTTACCATTGGCGAGACTCACGGCAGCGAGAATTGCATTGTCTGGTCAAACGGCGATGCCATTAGCGGTAACATTCACCAATCTATTGCCATTACCAACAAGGAGAATGTGATTGAGCAAATCAAAGGAGTCTCAGAACTGATTGCAGAGTTTCTTGCCGAGTTGAGCAAGCATTTCAAATCTGTGGTGTTTGTCAGTGTGGCAGGCAATCACAGCCGCATTACGCCCAGCAAGGATGATGCTCTGCTTGGTGAGCGGCTGGACGACCTTGTCGAATGGTATCTTGGCGCACGATTGCAGAACTTTGAGAATGTAACTATCGGTACTGCGGAAGGCAGCTCCGCCAAAATCGACAGTACCATGTACCTTATCAATGTTCGCGGTAAAACATACTGTGGCGTGCATGGCGATTTCGATGGCTCTGCCAGCAAAGTGCAGGCGCTGCAGACGATGGCAAGAACACCGCTGTACGCTGTGTTGTCCGGGCACTTGCATCATAACAAAATGGATGAAGTGCAGGGCGTTAAAACCATTATGGCAGGAAGCTTTCTCGGTATGGACGACTACTGCGTGCAGAAGCGAATCTATGGGAAAGCGGAACAGATGGTATGCGTCTGCGATGCAGATGGAGTCCGTTGCTCTTACAGCGTTCCTCTTCAATAAACAACCCGCGAGGGCTGCCCATCACGGACAGCCCTCTTCTGATTTTGTTGGGCTTCGGCACACCTATTCCGTCTCCGGCGAAGGAACGCAGTACGCCTATTACAAGGCGGGCAACTCGAAGGTGAAGAACAAAGGTGGCTCCGCTGTCATCTGGTGGGGGCGTTCTCCTTATTCTGGCAACGGCAGTCGTTTCTGTTTTGTCGGCAGCAACGGCGCCGCCAACAATGGCTACGCCGACATCAGTCGTGGCGTCGCTTTCGGCTTCTGCGTCTAACCTCTCCACCCCGCCGCATTCGCTTTGACGCAGAATATAAGTTTTTTACACGGGGTCGTGGTCAAGCGGCTAAGACACCGCCCTTTCACGGCGGTAACGATGGGTTCGATTCCCTCCGACCTCACCATACTTTGGGAGAGTGGTAGAGCGGTCAATTACAGCAGACTGTAAATCTGCCGCCTTCGGGCTGCGTTGGTTCAAATCCAACCTCTCCCACCATATTGCGGGCAGGACAAGCGGTTAAGTCGCAGGTCTCATAAACCTTGAGGAATCGGTTCAACTCCGGTGCCCGCAACCAGTTTTAATTCTACAGAAAGCGAGGTGGCTTGTATGCCCCGAAAAACAAAGCAAAACGAAATCACAAGCCCTGAGCTTTTAAGTCAGGTCAACCCGGAAAACATCCGGCTAAAGCAGGATTTTATTGCCTATCTACAGTCTGTGCAGCGCAGTCCGAAGACGATTGCGGGTTACGCAAATGACCTTGATATTTTCTGGGTTTGGAACTTGCAGAACAACGGGAACAAGTTTTTCCCGAAAATCTCCAAGCGCGATTATGCCGCATATCAGCATTGGCTCATCAATGAGAACGGTAATTCTCCCGCTCGTGTGCGGCGCTTGAAGTCTGCAATTTCTTCGCTCTCCAACTATGTGGAAAACATCTTGGATGATGAAGACGAGTTTAAGGGGTTCCGTTCTACCGTAAGGAAGATAGAGAACCCAGCTATGCAGCAGGTGCGAAAGAAAACGGTGTGGAGCGACGAGACGCTGGACAAGCTGCTTGATGACCTGCTTGCTTCCGGGCAAAACAAAAAGGCCTGTGCCGTGGCTCTCGCTATGTGCAGTGGGCGACGCAAGGCAGAGCTTTGCCGATTCCGGGTTGACGATTTCAAAGACGACAACCTCGTATGCGGTGGGGCGTTGTACAAGACCAGTGAGCCGATTCAGACAAAGGGGTTCGGCTTGGGCAAATACATTTATTGCTACACACTGGCAAAAAAGTTCAAACCGTATTTTGACGCATGGATGCGTGAGCGGGCAGAACTTGGCATCGAAAGCGAGTGGCTGTTCCCTGCTGGAACGACCGATGAGCAGATGAGTGAGACAACGCTCAACAGCTGGGCAAACACCTTTAGCAGGATGACCGGTGAAGACTTTTACTGGCACAGTCTGCGTCATTACTTTACAACGCATCTTTCCAAGCTTGGTTTGCCGGACAATATCATTCAAGACATCGTCGGATGGGAGTCTGCCGACATGGTGCGCGTTTATAAAGACCTGAGCGCAGAGGAGCAGATTTCGCAGTACTTTGACGAGAATGGTGATATTCGGTCTGACGCACAGAAATCACTGTCAGACCTGTAACGGAAAGGAAGGCAAGGATGGACATTAAAAGGGTCGATTTAATCCAGCAGCTTGTGGACAAGCATGGCTACACGAAGAAAGCCGCCACAAGCATTGTTGATGATTTTACCAATCTCATTTTGGAAAATCTTGAAGAAGGAAACACAATCTCGATTCACAATTTTGGCTGCTTCGATATCTTGGAACGCAAGGCTCGAAGCTGCCCTAACCCCCAGACCGGCGAGAAGGTCGATGTGCCTGCGCACTGGATTCCCCGCTTTTATCCCGGTAATAAAATGCGCATGGCCGTTAAGCTGTGGGAGGGAAACCATAAAAGGGGGCTGATGTAAATGGCAGATGCCCCGAGACGCAGAAAACTTGAAAAGACCACAGATGACTCAATGACTCTCCAGACCTCTCAGAAGTTTTACTGCTGCAGATGCGGCACATCGTATAGCCGCAAAAAGGGTTATTTCCCTGTCAGCCACAGTCTGATGTACCGCGGTTCCGGCTATCTCCCTATCTGCAACGACTGTGTAGAGGATATGTATGAACAGTACAGAGCATCTCTCGGCGATGACAAAGAGGCCATGCGTCGGATGTGTATGAAGCTTGACCTGTATTGGAATGAAGATATCTATAACATGGTGGAGCGCACCGCAGGCGTCAATTCCCGTATTCGCAATTATATCGGAAAGACCAACCTGATTCGATATATTGACAAGACCTTTGACGACACTATCGCAGAGGGTACTGCGATGAACTGTCAGCAGCCGGATAATAGCGTCTGTCTTGAACATTTGCAGACTTCGGATGAAATCGAAGAAACACCGGTTGAGCAGAGGCTTGTTGACTTCTGGGGGGCGGGCTTTACATCCGATTTTTATGTAGAGCTTGAGCGACGCTATCAGGATTGGACGAACGGCGTTCCTGTTGCGGAGCCGAGTGAACGGTCTCTGTATAAACAGATTTGTATTTTGGAAGCGACAATCAGTCGTGATAGTGCGCAGGGAAAGGCGATTGATAAGAATGTCAACGCTCTCAATACGCTGCTTGGCAGTATGAACTTGAAACCTGCGCAGAAAAAAGAGGGCGCAGATGCGGCGGTCGATGGGACGCCGTTCGGTGTGTGGATTCGGAAGTGGGAAAACACGAAGCCTATTCCCGAACCAGACCCGGAGCTGAAGGATGTGGACGGAATCGTTCGCTACATCACGATTTGGTTCCTGGGACATCTTTGCAAAATGCTTGGCATTAAGAATACATACTGCAAGTTGTACGAAGATGAAATTGCCAAGATGCGTATTGAACGCCCTGAATACGAGGATGAAGATGATGAGACAATGTTCAACGACATCTTCAGCTCGGACAAAGCGAGTATCGCTGAGTGACACGACAAGAGCGCATTATGAGCGGCGCCGCCGTATGGTGCGCCTATTATCGAGCGAACCCCCATCGGTTTGCAAAGGACTACCTGCATCTGGACTTGCATCTTTTTCAGAAGATATTGCTGGTGATGATGAATGTCTCCACGACATTTGTTTTTATTGCAAGTCGAGGTCTGGGTAAAACATTCTTATCGGCAATCTTCTGCTGTATCCGTTGTATCTTGTACCCCGGTACAAAGATATGCATCGCCTCCGGCACACGGGGTCAGAGTATCAATGTGCTTGAAAAGATACAAACAGAATTGCGGCCATGCTCGCCGGAGCTGTGTAATGAGATTGACGATAAGCAGACCAAGATAAATGCGACCAATGCGCAGATTGTATTTAAGAACGGTTCATTTATTAAGGTCGTTACCGCCAGTGATAATGCACGAGGCAATCGTGCCAACATTCTGCTGATTGATGAGTATCGCATGGTATCCAAGGATATTATCGACACGATTCTCCGTAAGTTCCTGACGAATCCGAGACTTCCCGGATATCTGAACAATCCAGCCTATAAGCACTTGGCGGAGCGCAACAAGACGCTGTATCTTTCCTCTGCCTACTTCAAAGACCATTGGTCTTATACCAAAGCTGAGGACAACTGCCGGTTCATGCTGGACGATAAGCGGAAAGACTTCGTGTGTGGGTTCCCGTATCAACTGGCAATTCAAGAGGGTCTTCTGTTCAAAGAGGATGTGGCAGACCAGATGGCAGAGTCTGACTTCAGTGAAGTGAAATGGAGTATGGAAATGGACGCCCTTTGGTTTGGCGATACGGACGGTTCGTTCTTTGAGTTCAACTCCATCTCGAAGAACAGGCGCATTAAATATCCCATGCTGCCGGAGCGCGTTTCTGTCCTCCTTGGCAACAACAAAATCAAAATCCAGCCAAAGCAACTTGGTGAAAAACGAATCTTGTCTGCTGATATTGCGTTGATGTCCAGCAAGAAGCATAACAACGACGCAACGGCTGTGTTCATCAACCAGATGCTTCCGACCAAATCAGGGAGATACACAAGCAACATCATTTATGGTGACTCCTCAGAGGGGCTTCATACAGAAGACCAGGCGTTGGTTATCCGCAAGCTTTACGACGAGTTCGATTGTGACTATATCGTGCTGGACTGCACCGGGCTTGGACTCGGCGTGTATGATGCTTTGGTTCGAGATATGGTTGACCCGGAAAGCGGTGAAATCTATCCTGCTCTGTCCTGTTGTAACAATCAGGAGATGGCAGACAGATGCACGGTAAAGGGCGCAGATAAAGTCATCTGGGCAATCAAGGGCAATCCTGCGCTGAACTCCGAATGTGCCGTCCTGCTGCGTGAGGGTTTCCGAAGCGGCAAGATACGCCTTCTCGTTACGGAGTATGAGGCGGAAAACATCCTGTCTGAAATCAGAGGATACGCCAGCCTTTCACCCGCTGAAAAGGTCAGGCTGCAGATGCCGTATATCCACACGACCTTGTTGGTTGACGAACTGGTCAAACTACAGCATGACGAGTCCGGTGGACGGGTAAAGATTTTTGAACGGGCAGGTATGCGGAAAGACCGCTATTCCAGCCTTAGCTATAACTACTATGTGGCGGCACAGCTTGAGAGTAAGCTTATCCGCACAAAGGCGGCAGAGTTTAACTCCAGTGATTTCTTCATGTTTAAGCCGCCAAAAATAAAATAGAAAGGTGGTGATACCTGAGTGAGCAATTCTGAAAACGGCAAGTCTACCAATATGGAGGGCATGATTGGTATCTCCAGAAAGTTCGCCCTGCTTAATCATCTGATTACAAGGGATTTGAACAACAATACCAATGCGCCTACATTTTCTCTATATAAGAAAGACGACATTTCTACATATCTGACCGACCCGTACCGGTATGAGAAGCAGCTTCGCAAGGCAGTTACTTATATCTATGGGGCGAGTTCCCATTTCCGCAGGCTCATCCAGTATTTCACTGGCCTTTCCGACTTTGCATATGTTGTCTCTCCTTACCACATTGACCCTAAGACCGTCAATATGAAATCAGTCAACCGCAACTACAGAAAGGTTTTGAATACCATGTCTGCAATGAATGTGCGGTCACAGTTTCCTAAGATATTGACGGTGTGTCTGCGCGAGGACACTTTCTACGGAACGCTGTGGGTTACAAGCGACAGCATTACCATCCAGCAACTTCCGGCTGATTACTGCGCCATCTCGACTATTGAGGGGAATGTGCTGAATGTGACATTCGATTTTTCCTATTTTGATGGTCACTCGCAGTATCTGGAGTTTTATCCGACAGAGTTCCAGACCAAGTACAAGGTCTATCAGAAGAACAGACAGCGGAAGTGGCAGGAGCTGGACTCCCCGACCTCATTTGCTATCAAGTGCAACAATGATATTCTGGACTACGCTATTCCTCCGTTCGCAGGCATTCTGCGGGAGGTGTACGACCTCGAAGATTATAAGCAGCTAAAGCTCACCAAGACTACTCTTGAGAACTATGCAATGCTTGTTATGACACTTGGTATCAACGAGGATGGCGAATGGCAGATGGATTTGGACAAGGCCAAAGAGTTTTGGCGCAATCTGGATTCCGTACTGCCGGAGGAAATCGGCAGTGTTCTCTCCCCTATGCCTATCAACAAGATAAGCTTTGAGAAGTCCAATACCGGTGACACGAATACCATCTCTGACGCTGAACAGAATCTTTTTACAGCGGCGGGTGTATCTTCGCTCCTGTTCAACAATGATAAAGCATCCGCAAATGCGTTGCTGCTTTCTATCAAGGCAGACCAAGCGGTTACCTTTGGCATTGTAAAAAGCATTGAGGATATGGTCAACCGCTTCATTCAGTATCAGGGGTACGGAAAGAATTTCAAAATCACATTCCTTGATTGCAGTCCTTTTAACAGGAAAGAACTGGGAGATATGTATCTCAAAGCGTGCCAGTATGGACTTCCCTTTATTTCTATGTATGCAGCATCGCAGGGGTTGTCTCAGAGCGAAGTTGATTGCATGAGTTTTCTTGAAAATGATGTGCTCGGTCTTGCCGAACGGTTTAAGCCGCTGCAGAGTTCTTCTACGCAGAGTTCTTCTGCAAGCACTGCAGCAACCGATGAGGGAGGCGCTCCGCAGAAGGATGCAGGAGACCTGACCGACTCCGGTGAACAGTCCAGAGAAGACTCTGACGACTGGGGATAATCGGAGGTATGTATATGGAGAATTTCATTTATGTGTTTGACGAAAAAACTCGTGACCAGTTGCTGTCCAGAGGATGTGAAATGATGGGGCAAAATAACGAGAAACATATCTTTGTGTTTTTGAATACAGGCAATCTGAATTTTGAAGACGAGGATATTCGATATGTACTGTCAGACACGCTGACATTCTGACCCACGCTTGCATAAAGCGTGGATTTATTTTAGCCAAAGGTGGTGAACTGTGATATGGGCGAGAGAAACATGAGTATCGTGTTCTCTTCCGGGATACGCAATCTTGTTGAACGCAATTCGTCTTTTGACAGCGGCGTTCTCCGTGTAGCGTACACCGGGAAAAACCGCAATAACAGCTTCATCAGCAAGGAAACCTTTGAACGATGTATGCCGAGTATCTATAACTGTCCTATTGTGTGCAACTACGACAGGGAATCAGATACCATCGGGTCACATGATATGGAGCTTGTCTCTGACGATAATGGAATGCGGATTGTGAATATCACGCAGCCGGTAGGTGTGATTCCTGAAAGCGCAAAGTATTGGTGGGAGGAAATTGAAGATGACTCCGGCCTGCACGAATACCTCTGCGTGGATGCGCTTATCTGGAAACGGCAGGAAGCATACCGCAAAATCAAAGACGACGGCATCACGGATGAGTCTATGGAGATTACCGTGAAAGAGGGCGGAATGGTCGATGGCGTATATGTTATCGACCGATTTGAGTTTACTGCCTTCTGCCTCTTGGGTACGGCAAAGCCGTGCTATGAATCAGCATCGCTGGAGATGTTCTCATGTGATGATTTCAAACAGCAGCTTGCAATGATGATGCGAGAATTCAAGGATTCGTTTACTACAGCACAACCCTCGCAAGAGGTTGGCATACACCCACAAAATTATTCGGAAGGAGGAGAAGAGGTATTGGAACAGAAAGTTGCACTGATGGCAGAATTCGGCCTGACTGCCGATATGCTTGACTTCAACATTGAGGAGTTTTCCGTAGAAGAGCTTCGGGCTAAGTTTGAAGAGTTGAAACCCGCCACCGCTGCTCCCACGGCAGAGCCTGAGAAGGGCGCTGAAAACTTTGCCCTGGAGAGCCAGTTCCGTCAGGAGTTGTTTGGCGCGTTGGAAGCAGAAAAGGTTGAGACCTGCTGGGGCATGGATTCTCACTATTGGTTCTGGGACTATGACCGGGATGCGTCTGAAGTGTACGCAACCGATGTCACGGACTGGAATCTTTACGGTTTTCCTTACTCAATGGATGGCGACCATGTGGTCATTGATTTTGCCGGTAAGAAACGCATGAAGCTTGCACTTGTCCCGTTTGACGAGGGCGGGCAGGCTGACCCCGTCAGCGGTATGTTTGCAAAGGTTACTGAGAAGTACACCGCAAATGATGCTCAGTGGGCGGAGAAGTACCAGACCGCCTCCGACACGATTTCGTCTATGGAGAACGAGCTTGGCACTTTGCGCCAGTTTAAGACAGACACCGAGAACGCCATTGCCAAGGGCGAGCGGGATGAAGTCTTCGCTCAGTTTGAAGACTTGGTCGGCGTCGAGGCATTTGAAAATCTGCGTGAGCACTGCATGGACTATACAGCCGAGGACTTGGAGGAGAAATGCTACGCAATCCGTGGCAGAAGCGGCGTGACCGCAAAGTTCTCTTATGAACCCAAAGCCCCCAAACTGCCCATCCAGCGAACAGACCCGACGCAGGAGCCTTATGGCGGTGCGTTTGCTGAGTATGGCTTTTCCAAGCCCAATCAGCACAATTAAATAAATAACAAGGAGGAGTCGATTATGGCTTATACAGTTATCCGTACCGATTTGATGAGCGGTACCAAACAGCCTGCTGACCTTGTTTCTCTGCGCTTTTATGGTGCGGACGGTCAGCCCGCCGAGGTTGAAAACGGCGTTATCGTCAAGCTTCAGGGCTATGAAGACGGTGAGCGTGAGGTGATGAAGGCTGTTGCCGCTACTGCGGACGATGACCTGAACGAGTGCGCTATCGTTGCTGGCGTTGAGGTCATGTACGATGAGCGCAAGAAGAACCTTGACGAGTACATCAACGAGGCTGGCAAAGCTGTGCGTGGTTATATCCCCCGCAGCCGCAACATTTTCTCTGTGACCAAAGAGGGCTTTGTGGGCGGCACCGTCCCCACCAAGGGTGCGGAAGTCGGCATTGGCACCGGCGGCAAGATTAACGCTGCTGGCACCGGTCTTGGTGCCTGCGTTGATGTTGAAGTCGCTGGTCGTTACACCTACTATGTCATCAAGCTTGGTAAGACCGAGACCGTTGGCGGTTAATTTGAAGGGAGGAGAATAACTATGGCTGAAATGAAAGATATCATCAAGATTGCCGTCGATGCTTATCACGGCAATGTTGAGCAGTATTCCGTTGGTCAGTCTATGGAGCTTTTGCAGAAGGCTCTGATTGAGGCCAATGGCGGCAGCACAACTTTGAGTTACAAGAACATCCGTGACGGCAAGTGCAGCGGTCTGTTCACCCTGATTGAGGAAGTCCTCAGTCGCACCGTCGTGGAAGGCCTGCAGGGCGATGAGTATTTCAACGCACTGGTTGACTTCCGCAATGTTGCCGAGGGAGATAAGAACCTCTTTGAGGTGGAGGACAGCACCCTGTTCATCGTATCCGAGGCAGCGGACGGCACTCAGGGCATCCGTCGTCAGCGTCTTGGCGGCTTCAGCGAAGTGTCTATTCCCACTTCACTGAAGGTTGTGAAGATTTACGAAGAACTCAACCGTGTGCTTTCCGGTCGTGTTGACTTTAACCACTTTATCAACAAGGTGGCTGAGTCCTTCCGTCAAAAGCTGCTCAACGATGTGTATGCTCTGTGGAGCAATGCATCTGCGCAGGACTTTGGCGGCGTGACCTATTTCCCCGCTGCCGGTGCTTACGATGAGGACGAGCTGCTCGACCTGATTGCTCATGTCGAGGCTGCTGCCGGCGGCAAGGCTGCTACCATTATCGGCACCAAGAAGGCCATCCGCAACCTGGATGTCACTCCTATGGGTGACAAGGCTAAGGAAGACCTGTACAACATGGGCTATGCCGGTAAGTTCTACGGCACTCCTGTCGTGGTGGCACCCCAGCGTCATAAGGTCGGCTCTACCGACTTCGTGCTGGCAGACGATATGCTGACCATTATCGCCGGTGACGACAAGCCCATCAAGTGCGTGTACGAAGGCGACCCCATTGTTATCATGGGTGAGCCTACCGCTAACGGTGACCTGACTCAGGAGTACTTGTATGGCGAGAAGTACGGCATGGGTATCGTCCTTGCTGGCGGCAACGCCGGTATTGGTCGTTACGAAATCGCCTAACGGACAAACAGCAGACAAAAGCGGGGCTCCTTGTGAGCCCCGCATTATGTATGAAAGGGAGATATTATGTCTAACGAAACAGTAAGTAAGCCCAGAACACGCCGCAGTCCGGCAGAGGGCACAAGCACCGCCGCAGAGCGGCCTGCTGCGGAAGTCTCTGAAACCACAAAAAAGCCTGTGGTGCCGAAGGAGATTGACCCCAATCAGATTATCACTGTTCGCAATGGCTTCCAGGGGCGACTTGTCTATAAGAGCAAGCGCACCGGCGAGCGTTGGAGCTGGGAGTCTTTTGGAGCAGAGCAGGATATGGAGTTGAGCGAACTGAAAAATGCAAGGAACTCCAACAAGAAATATTTCATCAACAACTGGTTCATGTTTGATGAAGACTGGGTTATCGACTATCTCGGCATGAGACAGTATTACAAAAACTCCTTGAACATTCAGGATTTCGACCAGTTGTTCAAGAAGCCCGTTGGCGAGATTGAGGATATTATTTCCAAGCTCTCGGAGGGGCAGCGGAAGTCTGTGGCATATCGCGCCAAGCAGCTTATCGCAGAGGAGGAAATCGATTCAAACCGGGTGATTAACACATTGGAGAAATGTCTTGGTGTTGAGCTGGTGGAACGATAAAGGAGCGTGACGGCGGATGAGTGTTTCTTATGATGTGTTCACGGGTGCGTTCCTCTCTAAAGTATCAGAATTCGATTTCGTCAATATGCGTGTATTTGAGCGCAACTCATTGATTGACGGTTACATGAAGCGAGCCATCGCAGCTTTCAGAAAAATCTGCAAGTACGACCTTTCGACTACTGGCGATGATGTCATTCGTGAGTTTGATATCGACATTGCCGACGGGGATTTGGATGAGCTGGCGGATATTATTTCCGAAGGTATGCTGGTACAGTGGATGAAACCTTTTACATACAGGCAGGAAAGTCTTGAAAGCGTTTTGAACACAAGAGACTTTACCACCTATTCCCCCGCCGAACTGCTGATGCGGATTGGAAACGCATACAAAGCAGCTCAAAAGGATTTTACGAATATGATGAGGGAGTATTCGTACAACCACGGGGATTTGACGGACTTGCATATATGATGATTCAGACCACGGTAGGCGTGCCGATGGACGCCACGATGCTGAACAACTATTTCCGCACCCTCGTAAATCTTTTCTTTAAGATTCTTCCTATTAAGGAAAGCGGAGAAAGTTCATTGGAAGTTTATATGAGAAGTCTCCAGGCGGAACTGCTTGGGTGTAGGGAGCTTATCGAAGCAATTCACGACGACCCGCTTCTTCTGTCATTGATTGCAATTTTGCAATACCTGATTGATACGCCCGAATGCGAAGTAAGCGTTGTAAAGCGAGAGGTATTTCGCGCCATTTCGATTTGCAACAAGCTGAAAGCGAGGTATGCCGTACAGCAGGAGGTGTCGTAATGAATCCCTGGAGTACTTATCAGGCCAGAATGGCAGCGAACGGCACAAACAAAAGGGATGCCGTAAAGCGTAGAGAGTGTGCCTTTTTGAACGCAAAGCTTCCTTCGAGTTTGTCCTACCACAAGCTGACTATCAATGGGCGGCCACGAGAGTTAGCAGTTATCAATTCGGACAATCTGAATATGAAAACGCTGTGTACAATGCCGGGAGAGGATTTGCCGCACGGCGGCCTTGTGCATTGGATGGACAACTATTGGCTTATCACAGAAAAGGATGCTAACAACGAACTGTACGCCAAAGGCACTATGCAGCAGTGCAATTATCTGTTGCGTTGGGTAGCAGCGGATGGAACGATTGTTGAACGATGGTGTATCATCACCGATGGAACAAAATATCTGACCGGTGAATACGGAGACAACGAATACATTGTCGTTCGTGGTGATTCCAGAGTATCCTTGACGATTGCGAAGGATGAGTACTCCATTCAGTTGAACCGCGAAAGTCGGTTCTTGATTGATGACTACGACACTCATGACATTCTTGCCTATCGTCTGACAAAGCCGTTTAAGCTCGGCGGGAGCTTCAATGGGAGCGGTGTCTTAAATTATGTTCTGACCGAATGCAATACCGAGGACACCGATAACTTTGAACTGCACATTGCCAACTATTACAAGTACTTCCCGAGAGACGGGCAGGACAGTACGCCTGATGAACCCGGCAAAGACGGCGGAGAAACACCGGGCGGTGATACCACTGGCGGAAAGAAGGTGTGGTTCTGATGCAGCTTGAAGAGTTTTACGACTATAAGAACCAGCTGATGGATGACCTGTTGACAAACGCAGAAATCATTCGTCTTCTGGACGACAACTACAAAGACAGCGACCAACCGGAGAGGTTTGTATATTCACAGGTATTCCCCTTTGAATATGTACCGGACACCATTGAGCATGGTCAGACCTTTATCTGCTGTGATGTGGATGTACAAAAGTCGCTGAACAAAACCTTTTTAATTCCTGTCCTGTATGTTTGGGTCTTTACCCATAAAAGCAAGATGAAGCTGCCAAAGGGCGGCGTCAGAGTGGATAGGCTGTGTTCTGAAATCGCCAAAGCGGTAAACGGAAGCAGATACTACGGGCTTGGCGAGATGGATTTATACGCAGTAAAAAGGTTCGCTCCGGTGACGGATTATCAGGGAAAGGTTATGACATTCCAGGCAAAGGATTTCAATCGGGTATCGCCCACAGGCAAGCCCGTTCCATCCAACAGGAAGACCGGATAAATGCGTACAAGAAATATGCTTTATCGGCGTGAGTACGACATCAATGATGCTATTCACATCAAGATTCCAACGGTTGGAGAAATCCTGGAATGTGAAGACGGATACTACAGCATTGTAGCGATGCTGACGGCTATGCCGATTGATATGATGGTTCAGCTTGATGATATCGGAATCGACTTTACCACCATTGATGAATATGACCTTTTCCTTCTTTTGGTCGGCACCCTGAAAGAACAAGATACCTCTCTTGTTTTTGCAGACCTTGATTTGAAGCGATTCCAGACTGCCGTAAACGAGCAGAACGGAAACATTGTGTTGGTCGATGAAGGCTCAGGGGTAGTTATCGACCGGGCTATTCACGCACAGATTGCTGGTGCGCTCAGGAAAATTCACCATCTTGAGAAGGACAATCGTAAACCAGCTAACGGTGAAGCCAAAGAATACATGATTGAACGCGCACGCAAAAAAATGCGCAGACAGCGCAACCGAGAAAACGCTTCTCAACTTGAAGAGCTGATTGTTGCGCTCGTCAATACGGAACAGTATCACTATGGATTTGAGGGGACACGAGAACTCTCAATCTATCAGTTCAATGAAAGCGTGCGACAGATTATCAAGAAAATCGACTATGACAACAAGATGCACGGCATCTATGCTGGCACAGTCAGCGCAAAAGACCTAAGCCAAGACGATTGGAATTGGCTAACCCATAAATAGGAGGAATGTCTATATGAATATCAATGATATCACTATCACCAGCCTTGAGACCATCAATGCTTTTGATATCGTGACAGGCGCCTACAAGTTCACTCTGGATGAGCTGCAGAATGCGACCATTGCACAGACTCAGGAGAAGACCGACATTACCGGTAAGCAGGGGCGCAAGTTGAACTCTCTGAAAAAGAACAAGGCTGTTACCGTCAGCGGCACCAACGGTCTTGTGTCCGGTGGCCTGCTTGAGCTGCAGGTCGGTAGCGAGTTTGAAAATAAGAAGACCACTGTGAAGTGGACGGATTATCTCACTGTCGCCAGCAACGCAGCTGCCACACAGTACAAGGCTGTTGGTACGACCGGCAACGAGATTGAGTCTGTTTATGTTAAGAATGCTGACGGCACTCTTGGCAAGACGCTGACTCAGGGCACCGAAGTCGCTGAGGGTGTGTTCACTTACAATCCTACCAGCAAGGCGCTTGCCTTTAACGAGGGTGAGATTGCCGATGGCACTGAAATTGTCGTGTTCTATATGCGTCAGATTCAGGCCGATGTTCTGGAGAACCTGAGCGACCACTACTCTGGCAAGTGTGCTCTGTACATTGACGCTTTCGCTGAGGATAAGTGTGCCAATGTGTTCCGTATCCAGTTTTATATCCCCAAGGCTGACTTCAACGGCGAGTTCAGCTTCGAGATGGGCGATAACCAGACTGTTCATGCGTTTGAGGCAGAGTCTTTGTCCGGCGCCTGCGGCACCAGCGGTGCTCTGTGGACTTATACCATCTTCGGTGCGAACGCTGAGGATGTTGCCTAAGAAAGTTGGTGACACAGATGGCTTCTGCGGTCAAGAAATGCCGGGTGTGCGGTAAGGAATATGAAGCCTGCCGTAGTGCCAATCGAGCCGCAGGTGTCTTTCGCTGGCAGGAAGTAGCTTGCTCGCCTGAGTGCGGTGCAATCTATCTGCAAAAGATTAACGAATCTCGTGGGATTGTTAATCCGCAGAAGAAGACCAAGCGCAAGAAGTGCGCAGAACCTGTCGTTGAACAGGTGGTCGTTGATGCTGAGCCTATCGGCGAGAAACCTGTGGAAGAGGAATAAGCAACCGGGAGGGTGGAGCAATCCGCCCTCCCTTTTTCTATTAGGAGAGATATGGCGAGAACAAAATTCAATGTTGACAAAGATAAGGACAAACGAACATTCGCAGGAATTGTGTTCGACAGTCAGCTTGAGATGAAATACTTTCGTGATGTGCTTTGTCCCGGAGTGGAAAGCGGTGAGGTAGTTCGATTTGAACTACAGAAAAAATATGAACTGCAACCAAAGTTCACACACGATGGAAAGACGGTGCTGCCAATTACCTATGTGGCAGATTTCTACATAGAGTATGCCGACGGGCATACAGAGGTGATTGATACCAAAGGCTGTCCAGACAGTGTTGCCAAAATCAAACGGAAGCTGTTTTGGCACACATATCCTGATGTGCGCTACCGTTGGATTACCTATGTGAAAAAATGGGGCGGCTGGCTGGACTATGAAACCGTACAGACTTTGCGCAAGGAGCAAAAGCGCAGCAAGAACAAAAAGGAGGACACTGACAATGGCTAATAAAGAGAAGAAGATTTCGATTGCATCTTTTGATAAAGTACTGAAGGAACAGACAGTTCCCGATACAACAGAACACTGGTTTGGTAACGAGGTCGTTATCAAGCACACGATTTCGATTGCACAGATGCTGGCATTTGTGGACAATGTTGTGTCCAGTTGTTTTCATGACGAGGGATATATGCCGGAGGTCAAAGACCTGCTGATTAAAAGCAACCTCTTGACCCGATATGCAAACTTCACGCTCCCTGAAAACCTGGAGCATCAATATTCGCTTATTTACAACACGGATGCCGTAGCGATGGTGAGCCAGCATATCAGTTCTGCTCAGTTTGATGAAATCCTTCGGGCGATTGATGAGAAAATCGACTACATCTGCAACACCAATATCATGGCGATTGAGAAGCAGATGCAGCAGCTTGCGGCGTCCTTTGAGGATGTTTCCAAAAAGACTTCAGAGATGTTCGCCGGTGTAAACGGCAGCGATGTTGCGAAGCTGATTGGCGCTATTGATAAGGGCGGTGTGGATGAGCAGAAGCTTGTACAGGCCTTTCTTGAACAAAGAGAGGATTATAAGGAATGAGCTTGTCAAGCAAGCTGAATGCATGGATTAAGTCTCCGCAGGGGCAAGCCCGTTTGCAGGAGAAGATGGCGGAATACACCAGAGACGGTGTGGAAAAGACTGCCGCCGGAGATTCTATCGTTCCGGAAAAGCGTGGCTGGGAAGCTGCCGCAAAGTTCATACAGGTTCTTCAGATGACGGCTAAAAGCTATGACCTGCCTGAATCTGTGATGAAGCACATTGACGAGATGGACAGCGGAAGCATCATTCGTATTGGAGACGGCTTTGAGGTTCCGTTATATTTTGGCGGCGACCTGCATCGTGATTCTCTTGAGAACGATGCTACGAGTTATGGCGGAATCGACAACATTGTGGCTTTGTTTAATAACGGATACCACGCATCCAACTATGTATATGGTTGGTGGAATGGTCACTCGCCATCCGGAGAGGCTATTGGTCGTGCGCTGCATAATGAAGACTTTGCATGGGTGCGCAGCAAAAAAGAGCGTGAGGCTCTGAAGTTTATCCAGCAGGCAATCAGTGACTTTAACGGGAACTATGGTTCCGACTACAATGTAACTGCGGTTGCCGCAGAGATATATGAACAATAAATTTTGAAAGGCTTGGCTTTGTGCCAAGCCTTTTCTTCGTAAAGGACGGTGATGACGATGGCAATGGATGCAGATGTACGGTTACTAATCGGCGTGGCTCGCGGTGGTGCAGACGGTGACAGTGAAGCTCTGATTCGCAAAGAGCTTGCTGAAATCATGAAGAACATCAAGGCTACCGTGACAGTTGACACCAAAACATTTGGTGAGCAGCTGCGTAAGGAACTGGATGCCATTAGCAACAGCGGCAAATTCTATGTCAATTTGTCGAAGATTAAAATCGGTGCCGGTGCCATTACTGATTTCAGGAAACAGTTAAGCGCCGTCATTAACACAATCAACCTTGATAAGGGGACAAGCGTCACCCTTACCGCCGAAAACATCGGCGAAGTCAAGTCAAAACTGAAGGACGCAGGCGACGCAGCAGACGAGGCCGCCCGTAAGGTTGCAGCGTTCAAAGTGCAGATGGAAGCGCTTGGACACCAGAAAACTGTTGTACAGAGAAGTTTGAACGGTCTGGTTGACAGCGGTGTGTCTGAGGGCGAGAGCCAGCGTGTAGCATCGTTGGTGGAACAGTATCGCCTGTGGGCGATGAGCGTAGAAACGGTTCGTGCTTCTAAAGAGGCTACAAGCGATGAGTACAGGCTGAGCCTGGAGGCAGAAGGCGCAGCCATCTTGGAGAACATCAACCGGATTTACGCCGAGCGTCAGGCTGCGGAAGAAGCTGCGGCGGCAGAGGCTGCTGCGGCAAGGAGTGCAGAGGCCGCCAACAAAGAGAAGATGGCGACCATTAACGAGGTCATCAGCGCCTATAAGAAAGTTAGCACTTACATTGATAAGAATCCTCGCATTGACGGCACGGAGCTGGAACAGCTCACGCTAATGCGGGAGCAGTTGCTTGGCGTGTGGAACGACAGTAAGAATGCTGCCGATGGTATGACGAGCATGAGCAAGACAGACTTGCGAAAGCTGCTGTCTGACTTTGCCGCACTGGATACCTCTATTACGGAGTCCGGCAAGAAGGGCAATACACTCGTCGGAATCATCTCATCCGCTTATAAGAAGTTCGGCGGATGGATGCTGGTGACGAGAAGCCTGATGGTCATGGTCAACAACTTCAAGCAGATGGTGACCAATGTACGGGCGCTGGATGCGGCCATGACCGAGTTGAAGAAAGTCACCGATGAGACCAGAGCGACCTATGCTCAGTTCTTCAACGAGGCGGCTGTGCGTGCCAAGAGTCTCGGCGCAACGCTGACCGATACGATTACAGCAACAGCGGATTTTGCGAGACTGGGCTACTCCATTAGCGAAGCGGCAGAGTTAGCAGATGCTGCGCTGGTCTACAAGAATGTTGGCGATGGCATCAATGATATTTCCGAGGCATCGGAAAGCGTCATCTCCACTATGAAAGCGTTCGGTATCGAAGCCGCCAATGTGATGACCATTGTTGATAAATTCAACGAGGTTGGCAACCGGTTTGCTATTTCCTCAAAGGGCGTTGGTGACGCATTGGTGCGTTCTGCCTCTGCTCTTGCAGCTGCCGGTAACAGTCTGGATGAGAGTATTGCTCTTGTAACGGCGGCAAACAATGTTGTGCAAGACCCTGAAAAGGTCGGTACAACAATGAAGACCGTTTCTATGTATCTTCGTGCTGCAAAGACTGAGGCGGAAGAAGCCGGTGAAAGCACAGAAGGTATGGCGGAAAGTGTCTCCAAGCTGAGAAAAGAAATCCTTGCGCTGACCAGCGGGCGAGTCGATATCCAGCTGGATGAAGATACTTTCAAAAGCACCTATCAGATTTTGAAGGAACTCTCCGAGGTTTGGGGAGACCTTACTGATATTACCAAAGCCAACATCATGGAGATGATTGGCGGCAAGCGAAACAGCAATGTGGTGGCTTCGCTGCTGAACAACTTCGCAGATGCAGAAGCTGTTCTTAAAGTAGCTGTGGACTCTGCCGGTTCTGCCCTCAATGAAAACGAGAAGTATCTCGACTCTATCAATGGCAAAATTGCTCAGTTCCAGGCAGCCTTTGAAAAGCTCTCCGCCTCCTTTGTAAGCTCCGGGCTTGTTAAAGGCGTTGTAGATGGCGGCACAGCCATTCTTGAAACGCTGACCGCAATCATCGATAAGCTGGGCTCATTCCCTGCTTTGATTTCCACAATCACCGCAGCTGTAACTGCGTATAGCGGTGCCAAAGGGAAGAACCTTGGAATCTTTGATGTTGTCGATGGAAAGGTGGGGCTTTCTGGCGGCGCTGCAGACTGGACTGCTTCCGTTAAAAGTATAGCCGAATACAATAAGGCTTTGGGTTCTTCCATACAGGTACAAGAAGCGTTTATCAAGAATCTTGATGGCACTGACGATGCTCTGTCGGGGTATCTGAAGTCGCTGAACGGCGGCAAAGCCTCCATGTCTGGCTACAAGGCATACTGCAAACAGGCTGGTGTGGAGACGAAGGCGTTTGGAGCAAGTTCAAAAGCAGCGGCGATTGGCGTCACTGCGCTTAACACAGCCATCAATATGCTCATCTCGTTGGGAATTGGATTGGTGATTCAGGGAATCATCACAGGTATTACACATCTGATTAACGCCAGCGATGAAGCGATTGAAAAAGCGAACGAACTGACCAATGCGTTCAATGAGTTCCGCCAGACAAACTCTGATAACATCGACAAACTGCAGTCGCTGAAGGAAGAGTTTGAGACACTCTCAGTTGGTGTTTCCCGTTACGGCGAAAATATTTCGTTGACTGCCGATGAGTATGACCGATACAAGCAAATCGTTCAGACGATTGTGGATATCTCTCCTGCTTTGTCAGAGGGGTATAGCATTGAAAATGGTTATCTTGCGGACAAGAACGAACTGATTGAGCGTGCCATTGAGCTGCAGGAGCAGCAGTATAAGAGCGAACTCCGGCAGATGACAACCACAGAAAAGCTTTCTGAGGTTATCAAGGGGTATGCAGCATCTTATGACAAGCTGAAAAACGGCGACATTCTGACCACAGATACGGATTTGTCCAACAATATGTGGCGGATGTTCCGTGTCAATGACAGAGATGTGACGCCCGAGTTCGTTGGAAACTCCGGAGACAATAAGAGCCGGTATTTGTCTGAGCAGATTATGAAGGCTCTGGGCGTAACCGATATTGGCAAGGAGCTGGAGAAGTACACAAACGAGTACGGCTATTACCAGTGGGGCGATTTCTGGGATGACTATGCAGACCAGGTCTCTCACAATATCGGAAAGATTGCGGCCTCTATCGACTATACGGAAGTGGGCTTCGAGTCTCTCTCTGATTTTGAAGCTGCTGTTGAAAAGACAAAGAACGCTGCCGTTCGTTATGGCGAAGCGCGAGATGGGCTTGAAAAGGCTAATCAGGATGTTGCTGACCAGCTGAAGCTTGTTGCGCAGAACAATGCCGCTTATGACGATTTAAGCACAGAGGCACAAAATATTGTTTCCAATTTCATCGACCGCTTTGGTGTTGATGATGTCACAAAGAAAAACTTCTGGGGAAAGATTGTCCCCGATGAAGATGCTATTACCGATATTAAGGTTCAGATAAACGACTTCATCGACAAGTTGACACCGGAAGTACAGAATGCAATGTCCGGTTTGTTCGACCTGAAGGGGCTGTTCGATGCCGGTGACATCAATGTCGATGAATTCCAGGAAACTGTCAATGCGATTATCAGCGACCTTGAAGCAGCTGGGTTTGATGATGACACCATCAAATACCTCAAGCTCTCATTGGAAACAGATACCGTCGAGCGGCAGCTTGCCGCTGTCAAAGAAGCTATTGGCGGCGTTGGCGGCAAGTATGATGCGCTGTTAGGCGAAATGTCTGCACAGGAGCTGGAAATCGCTTATAACATTATCTCCGAAGAAGGCTCCATGACCTTCGAGGAATTGCAGGAGAAAATCGAATGGCTGAAATATGCCAACGCCGATATGGTGAACACCCTCGATTTCTCCGACATGATATCTGGTTTGGATAGTGCGAAGGATGGCCTTGACAGCATTATCTCTGCGATGGACAGACTGAACTCCGGTACTGCCATGACAAAGCAGCAGCTTGCCAACCTTGCTTTGCAGTACCCCAAGCTTCTGGAGCAGGCAGACCTGTTTGTTGATGGGTCTATCGATGGTCAGAGACAGTTGCTGAACAGCGTTCTTGAGATGAACGAGGCAGAGTATGATGCGCAGCTGGATACCAAGATTGCTGAGCTGAAAGCAACCGAGCAGGTCATCAATGACCAGCTCGCTCTGGAAACCGAAAAGGCTAACATAATTGCCGACATAAAGAACCTGAGCGTCAATGGTCAGGTTCAGCAGGAGGAAGCTCTCCTTCAAAAGATGAATGAGCTGAATGACCTGCAGGGCAGAAACTATGTGGCCGAGAAGAATGGCGAACTGACCGTAAACGAAGAAGCACTGAACAAGAAGTTGGGCGCAGAGGTTGAATATGGCCAGCAGGCAACGGAGAACATCTGGGAACCGTATGCCAATACCATTAAGAGCGCACATACGCAGGGCTTCTCCAAGTCGCTTGAAGCGACCAACAACTACGGTACCAGCCTGTTTAGCAAGATTCGCAATATTGCTTCCAGCGTCTGGGGCGCACTGAGTCAGGCTGTTAAGGACGCTACGACTGGTAACTGGCAGGGCATCTCTCACTATTTCCAGTCAGCAGTATCCGGTGCGGTAGGCGGCACTTCGATTGATGCCGGAGATGTCACCGTCACTTTCGACGGTGCAAATACCTATGTCGGCACAGATACACTGGACAACTGGATTTCAAAGCAGGAACAGGCGTCTGCACAGCGTATTGCTGCATTGGAGGATTTCAAGCAGCGGACGGTCAACGCCTACAAAAACCTTGAGGCGTTGCGCGGGCTTGACCTGACGAGTATTTATGGTTCTGCTGGTAGTTCTTATGGTAGCAGAAGCGACAGCAGCAGTGGAGGCAGCTCTGATGGTGACAGTGATACCAAAGACAAGATTAAAACAGTCGAAGAATATATCGCTGACATCGATGCCTATTACGAAGCTGAGAAGCGGCTACAGGCCGCACAGGAACGGGCAAACTCTCTGGCGAAAAAGCTGAAGTATGCAGAAGACCCGGCTGAGAAAATTAAGCTGTCCAGCGATTTGATTGATGCCTATAAAGAAGAGATGGCCGCCGAAAAAGATTTGATGGAGCTGAAAAAGAGCACCATCGCATCCAATGTCGGTGCTCTTCGGGCGCTTGGGTTTGAGGTTGAGTATAACAGCGAAACAAATGAGCTGTACATTAAGAACCTTGAACATCTGAATGAGCTTACGGCATCGTCTGCCGGAGAGTACGATACGCTGCAGGAAGCGACAAATGCCCTCCGTAAGGAAACGGAAGACCTGATAGATGTGACGGAACAGCTCAACGATGACAACATCGATGCTGCGGGCTCCATCGAGGATTTGGGTTATCAGGTTCAGGAGACGAAGAACAATATCATCGACTACATCGAGGAGGTCTATAAGAAACAGATAGATGCCTATCAAAAGATTATAGACCTGAGAAAAGAGATGATTGAGTCCGCTAAGGACGAGTTCGACTATGAAGCTGATATTGCCGATAAGGTCAAAGAGATAGCAGACCTGCAGGCCAGAATCGACCAGCTTGCTCTGGATGATAGCAGAAGCGCACAGGCAGAGCGGAATACGCTAATGCAGGAGCTGGAGGAAAAGCAGAAAGACCTTGCAGACACACAGAGAGACCACTCTGTCGAGGCTCAGACCAATGCCTTGGACAAGATGGGCGAAGACTACGAGTCTGATAAAGAGGCGGAATTAGAGCTGCTCAGAAGTACCGTCAATTCTTCCGAAGAACTCTGGACGGCATTTTACCAGACACTTCTTGGGCAGAGCGTATCTGTTGGCGCATCTATCGATGCGGAGATTTCTTCTGCATGGATACGGGCTGCGGAAGCTGTAAGACAATACAGCGATGCAGTGAGCGGCGTAAGCGGCGTTGGCACCGTGGTAAGCAATGTCCCCAAATACCATGATGGCGGCGTTGTTGATGAAGCAAACCTCAGCAAGGATGAAGCTCTTGCTATTTTGCAAAAAGGCGAAGTCGTGCTGAATGATGCTAAGCAGAAGAGCCTGTATCGTATCATCGATTTCCAGGCGGAACTGTCAAAGCGCCTTGGCGTGGTTATCGGTACGCTACCGACAATCTCGGCTCCGTCATCAAGCATCAGAGACACCATGAGTGGATTGACGCAAGACATTATCGGCAGTGCCGCACAGAGTCTCGTGTTTGAACCGCACTTCGAGGTCAACATTACCCATAGTGGTGAAATGGCCGACACGGACGCAAAAGCCTATGGCGAACGGATTGCCGATGTGGCAATTGACAAACTTTACAGCGCATTTGAGCGGCGCGGCATCAACAGTACGCGAGGCTCAAGGCTGAAACCATAAGTAACCCAACGGGGAGATACGGGCAACTGTATCTCCCCTATTTCAGAAAGGAGGTTTTCTCAAAGTATGGTAGTTGATTTCTCAAAGATAGACCTGCGGGAACCGCCAATGCTGATTCTTAAAAATACGACCGATGTACCGATTGGCGTGCTGGGCTATGCCATGAATATCACTGCTGATATTAAATATGATGAAGCCTCTGTGATTGAGTTTAATCTTCCGGCACAGGTGGATGGCGAACCAACCCCGTACTATGATGCGGTCATTGGTATGCGCATTGTTGAACTGCAGAATATCGGCCAGTTTATCCTTGTGAATCCCAAAGAGACCGGCGATGGCGTGAAGAAGATAAAGGCGTGCAAGGGGTATTCCCTTGAGTACGAATTTACTTTCAAAAAGCTTTCACTGGCAAACGCCACCTATAATTTTTGGAACCCTGTTACACCGGACAGTACTCTGCTCGGTATTATCCTTGAGCTGATGCCATCGTGGAGTGTCGGGAGTATTGACAACAATCTTGTTGGAAAATATCGTACCTTTGAAGTTTCTGACGAAAACCTTTATAACTTTATCAAGGGTACGATACAGACTTCATATAACTGCATTTTTGACTTTGATACCTATCATCGCAGAATCAATGTTAAGGATGCTTCTTCTGCGGTTCCGACCAATCCAATTTACATCTCTAACGCCAATCTTGCAAAAGAGATTACGGTCGAAGAGAATACGGAGAGCATCGTCACCCGGTTGGATGTCAACGGTGCCGACGGCGTAAACATTCGTGATGTGAACCCCAGCGGAACCAATCAAATTATCAATCTGGATTACTTCATGAATGCCGACAACTTTAATCAGGCATTGATTGATAAATACTATGCGTGGAAAGAAAGCTACGCAAACTATCAGCTCCCTTACTACAATCTGTCTGTGGAATATGTTCTGCAAATTATGCGTAAAACCACAGAACAGACGGCGTTGGTTGAGTTGGAAAGCGAACGGACGATTTTGGAAAATGAACAGGCAATCATCATCCAGGGTATTGCACGCGACCTTGTTCCACAAAGCAAATTGGATGATGTAAACACCAGAATTGCCGCAAAGCAAGCTGAAATTAACGCCAAGAACGAGGAAATCAAAAGCATCGAAGCGCAGGCCGCATCCATATACAGTGAACTGGTCACGATAAACAAAGCGGCCAATTTCAAATCCTACTTCACGCAGGAAGAGTATTTGCAGCTTGACCGATACTTGAAGGATGATGCCGTATCAGAGAGCAGCTTTGTCGCACAAACAACTGGTTCCTATACCGACGAGGACACAGGCAACCATATTGCCGACAAGTTGATTGGTGTTAGCAACGCCAACATTACTTATGTAACCAATACACGCAATAAGGAAATCTATGATGTCAAGGGCGGCAGAATCAAAGCCGACTTTATTGACGCAGAGGTTATCAGTGCGGCATTTGAAAAAGCGCCAAACAACAGTTTTGTGATGACGGCGTATCTCGGTGCAGGCACAACTGGCAACCGGTCTTTTCCAAAGGGGTGCATCTCTTTGACGGGGACTGTGTCTTTCGTTGCACATGATGTGAAAGCGGACACCGAAATCCCAGACCTATTGGTCGGCTCGAAGCTGGATATTACGGTCAGTGAGGGGTATCTATACTTCACACTGAACACCAGCGAGTATGAAAAGCGTGCTGTCGCATGGGATTTGTTTGAATATGGCAACGAGATTCTAACCAAAATATCGCAGCCATCCTACACATTCGGCGTGACGGGAGCAAACTTCTTATGCCTTGATGATTTCGTGAAGTTTAAGAATAAGCTGCGCCACGGTGAAAAGCTCTATGTCGGTATCAGCGAAGATGAAACGCTGGCGCCTATCTGCGTAGGTGTGAAGGTAAACTTTGATTCCCCTAACGACCTGACGCTGGAGTTCAGCGACACCTATACTTCTGGTGATAGTTCATTTTTGTTGGCTGATTTGTTGGAGCAAAGCGTCTCAATGGGCAAGAGCGTAGACCTGAACAAATACACCTATTCTGCGTTCATGGACAGCGGTGCCTCTACAAAGGTCAAAGATTTTATGAAGACGGCACTGGATGTATCCAAGAACGCCATCATGTCTTCTAAGGAGCAGGCTATTTCGTGGGGCGATTCCGGCATTCGACTGCGCAAATGGAGCGATGAGGCACACACAGAGTACGAACCGAAGCAGGTGTGGCTGAACAACAACAGCATTCTGATGACCAGCAACAACTGGTCAACGGCAGAACTGGCTATCGGTAACTTCTATGATGAGAACCTCGGAGATTGCTGGGGCATCGTCGCCCCCAACATTGTTGGCACCCTGCTCGCTGGCAGCAACCTTGTTATCGAGAGTGCAAAGCAGGACGGCGGCGTATCGGTGTTTAAGGTAGATGCCGAGGGGTGTGTGCTGCACAACAGTAACTTCAGCATTACCAACGAGAAGAGCAACTCGCATATTCTCTTAGACCCGATGCATGGCCTGATGATTGGTAAGTATCCGCTTATCAACAATCAGGGCGTTGTAGATGACAGCAAGAAGCTTTTCTATGCAGACACCAACGGGAACCTGACACTGAAAGGCACTATCTATGCTACAGCTGGTTCTTTTAGTGGTGAGGTTACTGCGTTGAGTGGTTACATCGGCCAGCCATCACAGGGTTGGACTATTATCAGTGATGCGATGTACAATGGGAAGCCTTCATTTTCAAGCACCGCTTCCGGTATTTATATCGGAACGGACGGCATTTCTCTTGGAACGGCAAGTAACTATATCCGCGCCAATAAGAACGGCTACCTGCTTGCAAACAATGTGAGCATTTCTGGCAAGGTTGAGGCAACCAGTGGTATTATTGGAGGCTGTGAAATCTCCAATGGAACGCTGCAGGTCAGTAATGCAAATATTGTCAGTATCAATGCCAGCAAGATTACGGCAGGCACTATGTCAGCCGATAGAATCAGCGGCGGTACGATTGATGCGACCGATGTGACCATCAAGAATCTGAACGCCAGTAATATTACATCGGGCACTATCAACGGTAATGTCATCAAGGTGACGAATCTGAGCGCAAGCAATATCACTTCTGGCACGCTGAATTGTACCAATGTTACTGTTACCAACCTTCGGGCAGATAGCATTACTGTTGGCAAGCTGACGGCAAGCCAAATATCGGGACTGCCTGCGAGCCAAATTACCTCTGGTCAGTTTAACACGCAGAGAATCCCGGAGCTTAATTGCAGCAAGATTACTTCCGGTACTTTTGACCCGGTGCGTATTCCGAACCTGTCTGCAGATAAGATTACAACGGGCACGCTTTCCGCAAATAGAATCAGAGGCGGCGCCTTATCTGGATGTTCCATCAGCATCGGGAGTTTTAGTGTCAATTCTTCCGGGCAAGTGTCATTGGGCTATGTAAGAGATATGTCCATTTATGGGTATTGCCGCACACGAGGCTGGGCTACATATACTGGTATCTCTGACTCAATTCCGTACATGAACAATACGATTGACCAGTGGTTATTGTATGTTGTCAAAGGCATTGTTGTTGGATATTCAAACAATTAAGGAGAGCGATTATGAAAGCAGCCGATTTAATTAAGGAAGTGCGCAGTAGCACACAGCTACTGTGGGATTCCCATATGCGTTATATCGAGTCTGGCGGAGAGGTGGGGATGCCTTGTTTTACGCCAGACATATTGAAGCAAAAGTTAGACCGTACTGACAGAGACATCATTAAACAGGGGTTGGCAAAAGGCGTTTATATTGAGGATGCTGAAGAATATCTTGCCAAACTTGGCTGATTTGTCTCAGTGTGTAAGAAAGGAAAAGAGTATGATTCAAGAAAAGATTAACAGAGCCTATGAGTCTCTGATGAAACTGAACAACTTCAAGTTGCCTGTTAAAAAGGCGTATGCGGTATATAAGCTGGTTCAGGCAGCTGACAGTGCCTATCAGTTTGCGCTCACGGAGGAGCGCAAGTATCTGGACGAGTTCCACGGAACGCTGAATGAGGACGGGAATATCACATTCCTGACTCCCAGCGACTGCACCGCATTCAAAGCAAAGCTGAATGAGCTGTGCAATATGGAAGTGGACATTGCAATCGAGGTTGTTAAGCTGGACGAAAAAGACCTGGGTGAGCAAACGCTTTCGCCTGCGGACATTTTCAATTTGGAGGGCTTTGTTGACTTTACATAATCGCAAGGAGGTGGACTATGGCGTTTTGGGGAACCGAGTTCATTTTTGATGATATTCCCTGCTCCGAGTTCGGACTCATGGTTTACCACTTCGGTTCAAGCGGACAGGACGATGTGAATTTCCAGAACGGAGAAGTCGTTGAGGATAGGATTCCGGGAAGATACGATGCGCTTACCTATGGGTTAGTGCAGAATCAGTCGTTGGAATATACGCTGGTTTTCGGGGCGAACATGGAGTCTCTTGATGCAAACGCAAATCTGGACAGGTTTGAAGTCGAGGTGATTGCCGCATGGCTCACTGGGCACAGTACAAGAAAATGGCTTGTGATTGTGCAGGATGATATGGAACCGTTTCGGTATAAGTGTACAATTTCAGAACTGAAGCTGATAACCTACGGCGATTTGCCGTGGGCTTTTTCATGCAAGGTAAGCTGCGATTCTCCGTTCGCCTATACTCTACCGGACGAGTACACCTATGCGGTCAGCGGTCAGTCACAGGTTCGCCTGTTTAACCGGAGCAGCTACAACGGCTTCTATAGGCCGAAGCTGGAGATAACCATGTATGGTGGAGACAACATCTCCATCCAGAATCTCTCGGACAACAACCGAACATTTCAATTCAAAGGGCTGCCGGGAGGCCGCTCTTTGACCATATATGTAGACAACAAAAATCAGGTCATCACAAACAGCTTGGATTTGAACCTGTATCCATACTTCAACATGAAGTTCATGCGGCTCGTCAAGGGCGATAACCTGTTGAAGATAACCGGAAATGCCGAGGTGAAATTCATTTGTGAGTTCCCTGTGAACATTGGAGGGTAATGATGATTAACAATGTTTACAGTTTGCCGGAGCTTGACTTTGTCGGCGGCTCTTCTGAGGACTTGGTGTTTCATGTGTATTATGGTAAGACCAATCCGAAGCCGTTTGGATTGACGGGTTGTACGGCAAACTTTTCTATTGTCAACTTTGTGAACAAGAACGGTGCGCCCGTGGTCTCAAAGACTATGGCCGTTCGTATGGACGAGGCGGAGACCTTTTACAATATCCTGTTCGTATCACTTGAACCGGATGACACCGTTGATTTGTTTGGAAAGTTTGTGTACCAAATCACGATTAAGGATATTGACAACAATGTGGATATTCCCCAGCAGGGCGTTATCTACATTCATAACAATATCAACAAGGACTTTGCACGAAAATAATCTTTGTTCTTAATCAGAAAACAGGAGGATAACCAGTTATGAATACAACTTACTTCTTAAACCTGGCAGCGGGCAATCTTTTCGGAACCAAAACGACCCCTGAGATTCCCGGTAACTACTACATTGGCCTGAGCACTTCTGCGCCTAATGTCAACGGCACAAATGTGAATGAGCCTTCTACCTCTGCCGGTTATGCCAGAGTGCAGCTGACTACTCTGAGCGAACCTGCATCTGGTGTTGTGACCAACACGCAGGCAATCAACTTCAACGAGAGTACTGCAGGCTGGGGCACTATTACTCATTTCGTAATCTACGATTCCGACACTGTCGGCAGCGGCAACCTTCTGATGTACGGCGTGTTGTCTACGCCCAGAAGCGTTGAGGCAGCGACTATCATGACCATTAAGGAAGGATATTTGAGCCTGTCTGCCCAGAATCCTGCGTGACAAGGAGCTGATGCAATATGGCAAAGGAGTTTGATATTTATCTGAAAAGGCGCATCACAGAATGTGACCTTATCGTCTACTCCCTTCCATATCGTGACGGTCTCACGGCTACCAACCGTATTATTCTGGAAAGCTGCCTTGAAAGCTATACCTTACAAAAGTTTGTAGCAATGCAGCTCGGCTCTGAGTTGGTCTCACACATCGACAAGATGATTAAGACCTGCTATGAGAGACTGAACTGGGGCACGACAATCGATGCCAGCGCAGCGTTTCAAACGCTCTACACTATGAACCCGGAATCCAGTGTTGTGGAACTGGCCGTTGAAGATATTCCTGCTTTGGAAACGATGTTCGCAGAGGCGGAAAGCCGCATGGTTTTGAATGCGGCTCCGCTTCTTGCGAATATTGCCAAGTCTCTTGGCTATGGACAGACCACCATTGCGTTTGACGGCGGTGTTCGTGACACTTTGAAATGGGGACTGATGTCCCCAAGAGATCGTGTCATACTGGATGCGGCTGTATCTGGAACGCAGGCAGTTGATTACCTCAAGGTGGATGCGCCGATGGTACTGGGAGCAAAAATGGTAAACCTTTGCTACCGTATAACGAGCGCAGCCAGTACGGCCATGGAAATCGCCGCCCTTGTTCTTGGTACAGAGCTGCACTTCTCCTTTGGCCGAGCGTATGGCGGTATGGCCTTTGGTGCAAAAGTGTCCGGTGAGCATATGCAGAAATACGAAATCGCAGAAAACAACCTTCGTATTCTGGCGGATGTTACAGAGTCCATTAGGCAGTTTGTTGGCACAGAAGGAAGTACGGTTTACCTTACCGTGAATGCAAGCACTATTTTGAAGCGTCATAGGTTGCTTGCCGAAATGGATGCAGACGAGCTTTCAGAGTATGACGACATGACGCTGGACGAAGTTGACTTTGTCATTCTATAGCAATGGAGGTGATATGAGTGATTTATATCAAACTGGACGAGAGTATGAATCTCGTTATGACAGTGAATGAGCCGATTTACCGGGGTGACAATCTGAATCAGAAAATCACCTATCTGATTCCACTGCAGGTTGGTGAAGCGGATATGCTGACTGCCACTCCGTATTTGAGCTACATTCGTGCGGACGGTGTGGCTGATATTGTTCGGTTGGAACGAACGGATGAAAAGTACAAAGAAACCTATTACCAGTATGTCTTTCCTGTGTCCTGCCGGTTGAGCAAGTATCCGGGTGAGGTATGCACATGGCTGCAGATTTTTTCCGGAACTCCCTCTAACCCGACAATTGCCAAGAGCAGTGAATGCCTGCTGTATGTGGAAGATTCTAAAAACATGGACGACTATATCTGCGACCATCAGCTTTCCGCTATCTACGCCTTGCAGAAACAGACGGAAATGACAGAAAGCGGCGTGGAGACCATCCGTGTGGAAATGGAGAAAAAGGGCGACAACCTTGTTTACGATTCCGAAAAGAAGGTCTTGCAGATGTCTTCTAACGGCAAGCCGGTCGGCGACCCCATCGATATGAGCGAGATGGTCAATGATGACGAGACAATTCATTTCGGAGAGGAAGACAGCGACCCGTCGGCAGATGCAGATGCGGTCATTTATTTTGGCTAATGGGAGGTGAGATGAGATGGGTGTGAGAGTTGCATACGGCAAGCGGTCAAAGATTACTGATGCGATTGCTGCGGGTGTGATACCAAAGGATAGTTTGATTATCACAAATGACGCAGAGGAATCTGAACTGTATTTCTATGACGCTGCCGGAAAGATGAAACGCATCTCAGAGCGTAAACAGTTCGAGACCATTAGCGAGGCGCAGGCATGGGTAAAGACTTACGACTGCGTGGGACATATTATTTCTGTGCATAACGGCTCTGACTGGGTGCCTTACATTGTTTCTGACGAAGGTGCATTAACCCCTGTTGGTTCCGGTGAAATCAGCGTTGAGGATATTAAAACCATTGACGGCGGAACGGCACAGGGTACTGAATAAGACCATTCTGCAAAATAATTTGAAGGAGGATAGTTATGCCTAACAAAACAATGAAGACCAAGATTCAGGTTCGGCGTGACACCACGGCGAATTGGCTGACCAACAAAGATGTTGTGCCTGCCGCAGGCGAGCCCTGTTTTGACCTGGAACTGGGCACGCTCAAGATTGGCGATGGCGTCACCAGCTATGAGAATCTGAAGGAAATCAGCGGCGGACAGGCCGCACATTATGAGGGCGTAAAGGGTGACGGCGAGAGCGACACCGATGTTATCAGTCGCGTGTTGACAGCCGCTGGTGCCGAGGCTCAGAAGGACGATATCTTCGTCGTCAAGGCGCTGATTGCCGGTGGCAAGTATTCCTATACTGCCTATGTCTATGATGGCAGCGTGTGGGCTGCTATGGATGGCAACTATAGCGCAGAGAATGTGTACTTCGCCGACGACCTGACCTACACCGCAGCTATCGGTGTTCTGACCGTACCCAGCTCCGGCTCTGGTACGATTGCCGCCTCCGGTAAGAATGTCAAGGATGTGCTGGCTTCTATTCTGGCGAAGGAAAAGAACCCTACCGCTACCCAGCCTGCCGTGACGATTACCTGCAAGCAGATTGCTGCGTATGAGGTTGGTTCCAAAGTAACTCCCGCATACACTGCCTCTTTGAGTGCAGGTAGCTATACATACGGCCCCGCAACCGGCATCACTGCTACCGCATGGAGCGTAACGGATGGCGCTGCCACCAAGGATACTGCATCCGGTTCCTTCGATGAGCTGACGGTTGGTGATGCTACCAGCTATGCGATTACCGCTACGGCGACTCACGGTGAGGGCGCTGTTCCTGTGACGAACCTCGGTAATGCGTATGCAGCCGGTAAGATTGCCGCCGGTAACAAGAGCAAGGCAACGGGCAAAATCACCGGTTATCGCAATAGCTTCTACGGTACGCTGGAGGCGAAGGACGGTGAGGTGAACTCCGCGCTGGTTCGTGGTCTGAGCGGCAAGAGCGGTAAGGCTCTGGCGGCTGGCAACAGCTTCAACCTTGCGATTCCTGTCGGTGCAATCCGCGTTGTGTTTGCTTATCCCGCCACGCTGCGTGATGTCAGCTCTGTGCAGGATGTGAACGGCATGAATGCCGAAGTCAAGACCGCTTTCACCAAGAGCGTTGTCTCTGTCGAGGGTGCGAATGGCTATCAGGCGATTGACTACAAGGTGTATGTGATGGATATGGCAAACGCCAATGATACCGCCAACACCTACAAGGTCACAATTTAACATGGAGGTGACGCATAATGGCTGATTTCGGTAAACTGAATTTTGCGGTTTCATTTAATCCGCAGACTGCGTTCCCTCTGGACGCACGGTATTACTTCTCTACCCTGAGTGCTGCTCAGGCTGCCGCCGCTGCCGCTGTTGAAGTCGGCAGTTCGGACGGCGTTTATTTTTATGGTGAGAATGTCTGCGTTGTGACAGATTCTGCCGCAGACCTGTATATCATCCAACCGGATAAGACGCTGAAAGCTGTCGGTACCGTTGTGCTGGGCGATGACAAGTCCATCGAAATTGTTGATGGCAAGGTCACGCTGAAGGGTTTCAACTCTGCTACAGCCGGTCAGCAGCCCCGCATCAATGCGGCAGGCACTGCGCTGGAATGGTACACGCCTGACACCAGCACCGTTTCCGGGTTGGCTGACACGGTTGCAGGCCATACGCAGGACATTCAGAATCTTCAGACCGGTAAGGCCGACAAGGCCACCACGCTGGAAGGTTACGGCATCACGGACGCTATGACCGCCACCGCAATCGCAGAGGCAATCCAGACGGCCATCGCCGCTACCGGCCACGCCAGTTTCAAGAAAGTCAGTGCTGTTCCCACAGCGGCTGAAGCGCAGGATAATGTTCTCTATCTTGTGATGAACGCTGACACCGGCTTCTATGACATCTATGCCAAAGTGGAAAATGAAGTCGTTCGTCTGGACGATGTGAGCGTCAATCTTGATGACTACTCCACCACCGAGCAGATGAACGAGGCGATTGCCACTGCCATTGCCAACAAGGTTGACAAGGTGGATGGCAAGGGTCTTTCCACTGAGGACTTTACGACTGCGCTGAAAGAGAAGCTGGTTGCTCTCCCTGATGACGCAGAAGCGAATTTCGTCAAGAGTGTTTCTGACGAGTTCGCCGTTTCTCAGGAGGGCAAGCTTACTCTCGAAGCCATTGCGCAGAGCAAGGTCACCGGTCTGCCGGATGCGCTGGCGGGCAAGGTCGATAAGGTCGAGGGCAAGGGGCTGAGCACCAATGACTTCACCGATGAAGCGAAGGCCAAGCTCGACGGTGTGGAGGCTGGTGCAAACCAGAACCTGATTGAAATCGTCAAGCTGAACGGTGCTGCTCTGGACATTTCTGAAAAGGCTGTCAACATCCCGGTCGCAGGTGCGACTGCAGGCGTTGTTACCAGCTCCGCTGAGGAGAATAAGGTCGCTGTTGCGGAAGATGGCAGCATGGAGGTCAACAGCTTGAACATGAGTAAGCTGGTGCAGTCCGAGGGCGATACACTGATTCTCGACGGCGGCAACGCTTCTGTGTAATCAAGCACATCGTTAAGGGCGGGAGTTATACGCTCCCGCCCTATCTCTAAAACAATAAAGAAGGGTGAATGATATATATGGCTACAACTACTTTCAATACTCGTATTTCCCTGAAGTATGATACCTATGCCAACTGGGTCGAAAAAGACCCTGTGTTGCTGGCAGGTGAGCTTGCGGTTGTCGTCGTACCTGCTGCTACCGGCGCTGTGGCAAAGGAGCCTGCCATCCTGTTTAAGGCTGGTGACGGTTCCTCTAAGTTCAGCCAGCTGCAGTTCGCCGCCGGTCTGGCTGCCGATGTGTACGACTGGGCAAAGGCTGAGAATAAGCCGACTTATTCCGCCAATGAGATTACCGGCTTGTCTGACTACATCTCCGGCGAGATTCAGGACACTGACACCCAGTACAAGCTGGAAGTCGATGCGGACAATGCCCGCAAATTCCACCTGTATTCTCAGGCAAAGGGCAGCGCTACATGGTCTCTGGCGAGCACTATCACCATCCCCGATGAGACTGTTTACACGCTGGTTGAGGGTGGCGCTAACGGTACTGTTAAGTTCAACGGTGCCGATGTGAAGGTGCATGGTCTGGGCACCGCTGCTTATAAGGATGAGGGCGCTTTCGATGCTGCCGGTGCGGCGAGTACGGCGCTGCAGTCTGCCAAGACCTATGCCGACGGTAAGGACGATGCCATTGCTGCGGCCAAGAAGGCCGGTACGGACGCTCAGGCAGATGTGGATGCACTGGAAGAACTGGTTGGTTCTCTGCCCGCCGGTGCGACTGCCACTACCGTTGTGGGCTATGTGGATGAGAAGGTCGGTGCTATTCCTGCGCAGACCGACTACACCGTGACTGTGACTGCTTCCACACCCGAAGGCGTCGCAAAGCGTTACAACATCAAGCAGACTGCAACCAGTCTGGATGTAAACATCGACATTCCGAAGGATATGGTCGTGAAGTCCGGCACTGTGGAGACCAAGGATGCGGCTGGCGCATGGGGCGAGGCTGGCACCTACCTGCATCTGGTTCTTGCCAATGCGACCGAGGATGACATCTACATCAATGTTGACAGCCTGATTGAGTATGTCACTTCTGGTTCCAAAGTGGGCGACCAGATTGTGATTGATGTCAGCGCTGACCATAAGGTGACCGCTACTCTGACAGAAGGCTCCGTGACTCTGTCTCAGCTTCACGCTGATGTGCAGACCGCCATTGGCAAGGCGCACACCCATATGAATAAGACCGAACTGGACAAGATTGCCACCGGCGACAAGGCCAAGTGGGATGGCGCTGTCGAGAAGCAGCATGAGCATTCCAACAAGACCATCCTCGACGGTATCTCTCAGGCGAAGGTCGATGCGTGGGATGGTGCTGTTGAGAAGCAGCACGAACACGCCAATAAAACCGTTCTCGATGGCATCACTGCTGCAAAGGTTTCTGACTGGGACAGCAAGGCCGCTGGCAACCATGAGCATGACATTACCGAGTTGAAGCAGGCTTCCGGTTATATCATCTTCAACTGCGGCAGCGCCACTTTGAACATCTGAGACCCGATAAAATAAGAGCAACCCCGTCGTGTGTCATGCACGGCGGGGATTTTGCTTAAAAGGAGGCTACCTATATGGCTGAATTTAACACACGAATCAGACTCAAACGAGATACGAGCGCAAACTGGACGAACAGCAACCCTGTCATTCTGGATGGGGAAATCATCATTGTTGATACGGCCAGCGGTAGCGTTCGCAGGAAGATTGGCGATGGGACAAAGACCTACTCACAACTCCCGTTTGATGATGAAGACATCTACAATGCGCTTGCAGGGAAGTGTGACGCAAGCGTATTTATCAATACGACATTGACAGCAAGCAATTGGTCAAACAAACAGCAGACACTGGCCGTTGCTGGTCTTGGCACAGAGCAGAATGGTGTGATTGGTATTTCGCAGAGCATTACTGACGAGCAGTTCACCGCTGCTGCGGATGCCTGCCTGTATGTCTGTGCGCAAGGCGCGGGCTCCATTACGGTTGCGGCAAAAGGAACAGTGCCAGAATGTGACATTCCCGTTACTGTGATTCTGCTGTCTTGATGAGAGGAGGCTTTTATGAACACAACAAACTATAACCTCTATCTCGAAGACGACAGTACGACCCGCTTCCTTGACTGGCGGCAGAAGATGAATGGCAGCGATAATTCCAACATGGTAAAAATCGATAATGCCCTTGCCGAGAAGGCGGCTCTCAGCCGTGCGATTACGGCAACGCTTCTTGCAAATCAGTGGAACACGGATGGTGCGGTGTCTACCCAGACCATTACCATTGATGGATTGACGCCCGAGCAAAACGGCGTAATCGGTACGGCGCAGAATCTTACCGGGCTGCAGATTGAAACCGTCCGTGCGGCTGGGCTTTATATCAGCAACCAGGGTGACGGCTTTTTGACGATTGCTTCTGACGGGGAAACGCCGTCGTGTGATATTCCCGTTCTCATTATCTTATTGGGCTAAAGGAGGTCAATTTATATGCCTATTATTTCCAACTTCCCGGGCGGAACTGGCTCCGGCGGTGGCTTGACGCTTGGTGCAGTTTCCGATATCAATGTGCTTGTTGCTTCCGGCAAGACATATGTAAAGTGGACTGACCCCTCTGACATTGTGGTGTCAGGCGCTGCACTTGCAGCATGGGGCGGCACTCAGCTTGTTCGTAAGGCTGGCTCTGCCCCCAAGAGCCGCCGGGACGGCACGGTCGTGCTGGACAGCAAAACACGAGATGCCTACAAGACTTCGTATTTTTGCGACAGCGGTCTTTCCAACGGCGTGACCTATTACTATAAGTTTTTCCCCTACACTACAGCCGGTGCTTACACGGACAGCGAAGAGAATGTATTTAATGCAACTCCCACTGTTCAAGTCACAGGTATTTCAAGCTGGAATGTAACCGGTATGACAGCATCCCAAGAGGCCGGTAATGGGAAGATGACCGTTAAGTGGACTGACCCCGCAGCAACTATCACATCCGATGGCGTTACACTGGCTACCTGGGCGAGTACTACCATCGTGGTAAAGGCTGGCAGTTATGCAACGAGCAAGGATGATGAAGGCGCAGCATATACACTGAAGGTCACCACCCGCAACCAGTACGCTTCCACGCCTTTGTCCATTACAGGGTTGACAAACGGAACGACATACTACATCAGTTTCTATCCCGAGACTACAGATGGTGGCATCAATACTTCTACATCTCAGCGGACTACCGGTAAGGCAAACCGTATTACCATTTCAGCAATCCCTTCACAAAGCGGCACATTGACCTATAACGGCAACAGCCAGTCTCCCACTTGGAGCAACTACAGTGCTACCAAGACTACCATCGGAGGCACCACATCAGGAACGAACGCTGGTAATTACAATGCCACATTTACTCCTACTGCGGATTATCGTTGGTCGGATGGGAGCACCACGGCAAAAACAGTTGTGTGGTCAATCGGCAAGGCTACTGGCTCTTTAAGCATTAGCCCTACCTCCATTACGCTGAATGCCTCCAATAGGTCAAAAACGATTACCGTTACGCGGGCTGGTAACGGTGTTGTCAGTGCGAGTTCCAACAATACGGGTGTGGCAAAGGTGACCGTTTCCGGCACGACTGTTACAGTTTCCAGCGTGAATGACACGACTGGCAATGCGACTATTACCATCAGTGTTGCGGCTGGCACAAACCATACCGCACCTGCCAGCAAGACCTGCGCTGTGACTGCATCCTTCAAACCTACGGCTTCCACTGCGGCTACTTCTGGCGTGAATTATACATCCGGTCTTTCTGGCGTAGCAGCATCGGATGTAACGCTGTTTGCTGAGGCAATCTCTAACAATAGTAGCATCACAAATGCGACATCCACGGTGTACATTGATTTCGGCAGCGTTCATCGTAAGGTCAGTGTTGGCGACCAGGTGACGCTTTCTTTGAATGGTACGAATTATGCCTTTGATGTGATTGGCTTTAACCATGATGCACTGACAACATCTACCGCGTATGGCTCTGCTACCAAGACCGGAAAAGCGGGTATCACATTCCAGATGCATGACCTGTTTGCGACGACTTATCAGATGAACAGTAGTAGCACCAACAGCGGCGGCTGGAAGAGCAGTGCTATGCGTACATCGACGATGGCAACCATGAAGGGATATATGCCTGCAGCATGGCAGACGGCCATCAAGCCGGTCAATAAAGTTTCCGGCACTGGCGGCGGTTCTTCAAGCGGTACAGAAACAGTCTCCGACAACTGCTTCCTGCTGGCGGAAATCGAAATCTTTGGTTCCACCACCTATTCCGTCTCCGGCGAAGGAACGCAGTACGCCTATTACAAGGCGGGCAACTCGAAGGTGAAGAACAAAGGTGGCTCCGCTGACGGCTGGTGGGAGCGTTCTCCTTATTCTGGCGGCAGCAGTTATTTCTGTTTTGTCAACAGCAACGGCAGCGCCAACGGTACCTACGCCAACTTCAGTTATGGCGTCGCTTTCGGCTTCTGCGTCTAACCTCTCCACCCCGCCGCATTCGCTTTGACGCAGAATGCCCAGTGCGCAAACAAGGGCAGCTCGCTCTCCCCGGTCAGGGGAGACGGCTGCCCGTATGCCGCATTGTGTCAAGGGTACACCCCTTGCGGTTAGAGGTGTGGGAGTCCCATTCGCATAAGTAAACGGAAGAAAAGGAGGAAGGAATGTCCGTATATAAATCAAAGCGCAGTACAAGTGCAATCCAGTATGTCGAGAACGCACGGCAGTTACAGGTGTTTACCATCAAGAATTGCGTGAAGTTCCCAAAACGATATACCTATATTGTCGTTCAGAAAATTGCGAACCTTGTGGAAGACATTGACACCCATGTGCGTGTGGCAGAATCAATGATGCCGACCAATCTGCATGAAGCGCAGCTAAAGCGTGATGAGCTCACTTACACTTTCGGCTTGCTCAATAGCTTAGATGATAAGCTTCAGCTGATGTATGACATCGTTTCGGACAACCCGAATTTCAAGACGGAATTTAAGTGGTTACCTAACGCCATGCTTGAATGGGGTCGGCTAATCCAGAAGGAACGCGACCTTATTACGGGCGTCAAGAAAGCAGACCGGAAACGGTTCAAGGAAAAATTCAAGGAATACGAAGACAACAGTATTCCGGCAGATTAAGTTACTCTAAGGTCAAGTCTCGTCTTGTTGTGTTCTGTGGGCTTTTGGGCTGCTGTGGTGGCTCCGCTAACAACTGGTGGGAGCGTTCTCCTAATTCTGGCAACAGCAATAATTTCTGTAATGTCAACAGCAACGGCAACGCCAACAATAACAACGCCAACAACAGTAATGGCGTCGCTTTCGGATTCTGTAGGTCTATAGGTCAATCAAAGTAACCCTCGTGGCGAAATTTGTACTTCTGCAGAAGGGAGGCTTGTTCCTGTAGCATAGTCAAATATGCTCGAAACAGTGTGTCGATGATATGCACCGGATGACGCTTCTTGCATGGCCGATGAATACGGGAATAGTCGGTTTCATGGTGCGGACTACGCAGTTAGAACTCCCGCCTACAATAAGACTGTACGGCACACCCAATTTTCTTGTATATAAGGGATGAGGTATGAACAGTAAGGAAAGACACGAAATCAGATATCAGCGCAGAGTGGCGGCTCGTCAGGCGAAAAGGATTGCCTACAGCGAAAGCTTTGGCCGCTATGAAGATGTATTTTCCTATGAGCATCTTTATCAGGCAGGCAAGAACTGCTGCAAAGGGGTTATGTGGAAGAACAGTACACAAAGCTATATGAGCCGCATTACCACGAACACCGCCAGCACGCATGACGCATTGTTGCGCAGAGAGTTCAGGAGCCGTGGCTTCCATGACTTTGACCTAATTGAGCGCGGAAAACTACGGCATATTCGGAGCGTTCATATCTCCGAGCGCGTAGTGCAGAGATGTCTTTGCGACAATACACTTGTCCCTGTATTTTCTCACTCATTTGTTTTTGATAACGCCGCAAGCTTGAAAGGCAAAGGCGTTGACTTTGCCATGGACAGATTGGACAGACATCTGCATAGATTCTATCGAAAGTTTGGCGTCGAAGGTGTAGAATCTGGCGGTGTTCTCACAGGCGATTTTTCCGATTTCTTCAACAGTGCGCCGCACGCTATTATCTACAGGGAAGCGGAGCGCAGGATACACGACGATGATGTGCGCCGTATAGCCTGTCAGTTCATGGAAGACTTCGGAGATGTTGGTTTTGGACTTGGCAGTCAGGTGTCACAGATTGACGCTCTGATGGTTGCCAGCCCGCTTGACCACTTCATAAAGGAACAGCTACACATCAAATACTATGGAAGATATATGGATGACTTCTATCTGATACATGAGAACAGAGAATATCTGAAATACTGCATGGAAGAAATCAGAAAGAAGTGCAAGGAATACGGATTTGTTTTGAACGAGAAGAAGACAAAGATAGCGCCGCTGCGCAAGGGAGTCAAATTCTTGAAAACGAAGTTCTTCCTGAATGAAACCGGCGCAGTCATTCGCAAGATGAACCGAAAGTCACCGGTTAAGATGCGGAAGAAACTCAGAATATTCCGAAGGTGGATAGATGAAGGAAGGTTCACTATCACAGATGTAGAGACAGCCTATCAGAGCTGGCGTGGACATATGATTCGTGGAAACAGCACGCTTGTTTTGCGGAAGATGGACGCTTTCTACAACAGTTTATTCAAGAATAAGGAGGATTCAGGACATGGTAAAGTTTCTGAAGAACGGCAGTTTGCTCGCGCTTGTTGAGCAGCCGAACTGGGTCTACCTACAGGAGAACGGCGCCTATGGCCTGTGTGATTATGAAAATGCACAGGGCGTCGCTATCAATGGTATCGTCTATAACCTTGCTGGAAACCTCATCAGTGAGAACGGCGAAGTCGATTTCAAGGATATTCCCAGCGGTGAATATATGATGCAGCAGGATAAAGTTGCCGCGCAGAATGCAGCAAATGTGGACTACCTTTCCATGATGACAGGCTATGATTTGCCTATGGAAGAGCAAGCTGAGGCACAGGCGGTGAGCGTAGGCGACATTGAGGGTGAAGCTGCCTACGATGACACAGTGGATGACCCGACCTATGTTGCTGCGGAAGAGGAGGAAAACGCCAATGAATGAGCATAGTGCAAGATTTGAAAAAGTCAAAGGTTATTATGAGCGTGGACTTTGGAACCGGCAGATGGTGATGAATGCCGTTGGCAAATGGATTACAGCTGAGGAAGCAGAAGAAATCCTGAGCGGTGGAAATGCGTAAGAAATAAAAAGTGGGAGCCATGCTACACCAGCAGGCTCCCACAATGCATTTATGGCGTATGAAACCGAAGTTTTATACAAGGAGGTGGTTCGTATGGGGATGTCCAAACATGACTATCAGGTAAAACTATCTAAGATTCGCAAAGAAAATATCCAGAAGCAGTACAAGCAGTCCCTTCGCGCAGAGAAGCAGAAGTACAGCACCAAGCATATCGAGACAAGCAAGCTGCTTGCCATTTACCTTTTTGTGCTTTTCAATGTCGTGTTGATTTATGCAATGGTCGCCATGTGGGTGATGCATGATTTGACATACCTCGGCGTTCTGATTTCCGATATTGTTGCGCAGGTTCTTACCTATGCGATTTATTGCATGAAAGCATATTGTGCAAAAAGGCAGAGCGAGAATTTGAAGTTCCGCCGTGAACGCTACATACAAGAGCAGGCAGATAACACTGATGACGGAACCGTGGACGACATACTTGCCGCCGGTTCGGAAAGTGTGGAACCTGTCGTTCTTGCCAATGGTACGACCGTTGAGCCATTCAACTACAGTACTGACGACTGTGCCATCTGAGAATATAGACAAGGGGTGATATGCGATGGCTTTTAAGATGCGAACCGGTAAGCCGGAAGCTGGAAACAAATATTACATCACCAAAGCAAACGGTGGTTATTCTGACGCAATCAAGGGAAGCCCCACAGACAAGGACTGTGATGTTCTTTCCAACTGTGTCGGGTATGCTTATGGACGATTCAATGAAATTGGCGGATATGGGTACTGTAAGTACCTCCGTCCTGTAAACGCTGAGAACTTCATCCAATACAAAGGTACTGCATTGAAGACTGGTCAGACACCGAAGCTTGGCGCCTGTATGGTCTGGCAGAAAGGTGCTACGCTGAACGGTTCTGACGGAGCGGGTCATGTCGCCATTGTTGAGAAGGTCGTCAGCGACACGGAGGTATATACCTCCGAAAGCGGTTGGGGAAGTTCCACTCCGTTTTGGAACAAGACAAGGACAAAAGGGAGACCATCCCAAATTTTGTGTAAACCTCCGATGTGGTGTAGAATAGAAGCACCACATCGGAGGTTTTACATATGGCCA